CATGTTTCCGGATGTAATTTAAGTGATTCCAACACCCTATCGACATGTTTGGCATTAGGAAGATGTGACCATTCACTCATCATTCAACTCCGAAGTGTTTTTTAATCATAAACTTCATAAAATCTAGGTCACTGTCTTTGGCATATGAAAGACATTCTCGGATAATCAACTCGGCGAACTTTTCCAAGTCACGATTAGCACTCACAGGAAAGTCAATTGGGTTATTGGTATTGGTATAATGTGGAGGTTGTGCTTTCCACTTTAATCCAGCCTCAAAAGCAAGTTCTTTAATTCGTTCATTCATTCTTCAACTCCGAAATGTTCACAGATCAGCCGATCACACGGTCCGGCGATCAAAAATGTATCTTCAGTGTTGATTGCCGCACGACAATCTCGGATGATCAACTTGGCGAACTTTTCCTTGTCAAATTCCTCACGGGAAGTCCAAGTAGAACCTTCAGATTGCGAGGTGCATTGCTTGATCAATTCCTTGATACGCTCATTCATTCTTCAACTCCGAAATGTTCTCTAATATTGTCACGTATGCTATAGGCAATATCCCTACCATCTTTATCCTGATATCCAGCAAGATGCACCCCGAGATCATCAGCGACCCAAGCACATTCCCGAACAATCAACTCGGCGAACTTGTCGCGCAATCGCATCAACTGAACCGGGTTCAGTGTAGTCCATGTCTCGGAAACAGCCGCATCAAGCGCCTGTTCAAATAAGTTTTCAATTCGTTTGTTCATACGTTGCTATCTGAGTAAGTATGTATTATAGCAGATTTTGGTATTATTGTCAATAGCACCCAAAACGACGATTTAGCACCTTGCTGTCCTCGTCGCCCCTGCTATCCATTTTGAGCGAGGTGCTCTTTCCATAGCACACATATTTGTTGTCCTGAATGTAGCAGAATCCGGCACCAAGTACCGTTCCGCCGATTGCGCGGGCAACGTCATTGTGATTCAGTGTTTCAGAGAAAACGATGGGTTCAGGGAACCCTAGATCAGTGACGATATATTTGCATTGGGGCATATTAAGCTGCCAGCCGATCTGCGAGTTGTTTGTGGTTAATGTTCATTTCCTCGTTGGAAATGTAGAAGTCAGAGCGAGGATCGTAATAGCGGCCTTCTTTGTTGTCATAATACAACACACGACCAGAGAACGAGAACGGGCCCTCAAGACCTTTGCGCGGCCCGTAGTTGTCGCGCATGTTATCCATGACGCTCAAAACTTTATAACCCATTTATTGCTCCGTGTTGCGAGTTGATAAGTGTATTATATACCCAAACTGATTTATTGTCAACCGTATTTAGATGGCGCTCGTTGAACTGTTGGTCAGGTAATCTTCGATTTTAATGTTATGTCTAATCAGGCACTCTTTTTTATCAACCGTTGATATCTCGTCCCATTGTCTCATTTTTGTATTAAAATATTTATGGGGGTCGGGCACATCGTCAATACAATTTGGTCTTGTTATAGCCGCCCATGCCCAAGAAAGATTACATGCATTAATTCCTTCTGATTCGCATATTTGTTGTAATTCAACATGCGGACCGAATTCTGCAAGTAATATATATCGTTGACTTATTATATCATGCACCTCGTTGGTCATCATAAAAAAGTGATCACCTAACCCTATGTGAAATTCGCTACTAAGGTCATATAGCATTTTTCGTTGGTTGTTAAAGTTAGTGGTATATAATGATCTGGGTTCCGGAGGTATTACCTCAAATCTTGCGTATGGTAAAATATCTGGACGAGTGTCGAACACTGCATCATACTTGATGTTGGCTTGTTTTTCTCTTTGTTTTTTATATGGAATAAGCAGATAATTGAAAAGGCCGGGCCCTATCCATCCGTTGTAATTAGTTTCGGTAACCGGCAATGTTAACATTTTAATAAGATTTCGCCCGTTGAAATCTTGCACCACTGATTGTATAACGCCGGGGTTATAAGTGGCCCAGGTTGCAAAGTAATAATCTACATTATCTGCAATTGAATCAAAAAAATCAAATGTTACCTGTTTAGTGAAGTTCCAAGTTCGAAGGTGACCTCTGATAATAACAGCGATGTGTCTCATAGTAATTTATTTTCCAGACAATACTTACCCATATATTCTCCCCAAATCGCATGGCCATGGGCATTGGGATGCCATGAGCCTATTACCGAGAGTGTGTTTCCGCCTGCGGCGGCCACCATGAAGTTATGTGATGTTCCTATTTTTGATTGTGTCGCTTCCATAAATCGTATTGGATCAATACTCTGTAATAAGATTTTATCGCCGGGTGTTATCTCATTAATATAATCAGAGGTATATTTATTGTCATCCCACTGATGCGGATAATATCCGGAATAACTGTGATCATAAAACGCCTGATGCATAACATATTTTATATTAAATTTTTTCAATAACATTTCTGTTTGATAAATTTGAAATAGCCACTTATGAATAAACCCACCGGTGTTCAAAAAATACTTAAAGTATAATTTCATAAACTTGCTTACTTCACTGTTCTCATAAACCGCGGCGTTTGTAGACCAAGACCCAAATGGTAACCATGCCCCATCTACTCCTCCATACTCTTTGTTATAAAACTCCACTCGCTCCGGAGAAGTCCATCCTATACTTACGAACAAGTCAGATGTGTCCCTGCCCGTAGTATATCCCTCCACTAGTAGCCATTCAGTAAGTCTGCGGATTATTGCTTCATTTGATATGCTGCACTGACTTAAATCTACTATTTCATCTGCTTGCACCATGTCAGCAAATACTTGGATATATTTATGCTTTAAACGATAATGTTCGTGGAACGGGACGAAGTGTAGATGATGATTATCGGCGCCCTCTGTCCAAAAGGGCTCTTTTTTAGGATCTATTAATTCGGCTCCCCAGCACCAACTATCTCCGCATGCTACTATTTTCATTTCTTTCCTTTATTTTGTTTATAAAGTCACTGCATATTGCATAGCACTTTACACTGCGTATATTTTCTAGTGTATGATCAGAATATTCAGGCATTACCATAATACTGCGGGGAGTTAATTCCTGCCCGGGATATGTCCAAATATATCCGTTACTAGTAAGAGTAAACCGATCATTCTCATGCCAGAAAAAAGTATGGTTTGTAGAAGTTAACCACATAAGAGCTTCGATATTCTTTGCATGGATCCATAATTTATCATTGAGCCAAGATTCATCAATACTATACTGAGCGCGATCATGCCCTAATTTAAGGCCGTGGTCTACCCATAGATCAACTTCACATTCATATCCGAGAGTGATAGCCTCTTCGATTTGTCTAGGGTTGTTTTCTAATGATGAATCCGGCCCATCGAATAGCCCGCGGTGTGCTATGTATTTCATAGTAATCTAAGAATGTTCCAGGTATCTTGAAACCCGTTAACCTCATATACCTTGTCCTGACCAAAACTACATGCACTTGCCAGAGGCTGATCGATCTGACCTTCTCCGCATTTGTCCCCGAAAAAGTATACTGATTCTGGCCCGGGGTATGGAATTAAACCGCGGCATTGTCCTTTATTCGCACCACGCAAGCATATATCGATGCTAGTATTACCTCCTATATATGCGTCAAATCGAGGAAACTTATTAAGAAATTCCAGACGAATTTGCTCACGCTCTTGGTGAATATCATCCCATTGTTTATATTCTGCTCGTTGCTCTATCGAGGCATTCCTACCCAATGTTGAAAAGTTTATGCTGCCGGGTCGTAGATCGAGGTGAAATCCCGTCTTGGCCGACCATGCACTATTTCGTAGGACGTTATCTAACCAATCTCGTTCATCCGAGTGTAGAGCTATTTGATTTATCCGCGTCTCTTTACCATACATCCAAATACTATTACCCAGACAATTAAAGCTTACGCAGGCCATGTCAACAATTTCTTGACCTATTTGCTGGATTGTTTTTGCTCGTTGGCTGCCGGTAGCAAGGTATATTATTTTGCCCTGGCCCCATTCAATAAACCATTCTTTAAACTCCGGAGTGATGCTGCATCCTGTATCGCACAAAACTCCATCAACATCGAACATCCAACCTATCATGATTCAACCAAGTATTTGTCACCGGAAATTCCGGGCACTTTGACGCACAGAATGGTGCAATCTTCGTGGAAAGCAGGTTCAGCAATTTCGCCGGGTGCAATGATGAAGGTGTCACCGGCCACCAATTCTTCCCCGCATACATTCATGCTACCTGATATCAGCAAATTGTATTCGGTGGCCACGCGGTGATAATGCGCCGGCCATATCTGCCCCTTTGGATGATGTAATACAGCAACCTCAAACAATTCAGTTTTCAAAAGCGAAGGTTCAAAGTTTCCCATCATCCATCCGCGGGTCATTTCTGAAATCTTACCTACTTTCATATGCCTCCAGGTCACCCGGTGTGCCGATCGGGTAATATTCTTTGTCAGCGACCATGTATATTCCTATTCGTTTCTTCATATAGTTATAAGTGGGTGCAATGTAGAATTCGTTTCTTGTTCGATTGTTTTCCGCAATCATCTGATCAGCAGATAAAATAAAATCTTGACCGTTTCCCCAATAATGGATTCCGGTTAATGCCGTGTTACTGATTACTTTCTTTTCAGCGAACTCCTCTGCAAGTCCTTCCCCGTTTACTCTGACATAACTATGTTTCGGATCACTGCTATTTATTGTTACAACAGCACCATCATATTTACGCATCTCAGTCAGCGCCTTTTCACTGTCCCAATTCATGATTTGGTCACAGTTAGCAATGATAAGTTCATCGTCATTGATATGTTCTCGTAGCAATAATGCAGACGATGCCGGGCCGGCAGTGAGGTGATCAATTTTTACTATTATCGGATCGACACATTGTTCAATCGCCCATGTTGTCTGCGCCAGATATTCATCGTCCCTAACAACAAAATGATATACTCCGTCGAAGCCTAAACTTTCAACCGCTCGTTGTATCATCAATCGGCCGTCGACTGGTATTAGAGGCTTTGGCATTGAATGAGTTTTACTGAATCTGCTGCCGGCACCTGCCAATGGTATTATGATGTTCATCAAGTATTTATCTAGGGTAGGATTTAGCCGCGGAAAAAGGCTCCGAAGAGCCTTTTCGTTCAATTCGACTTACTTAGTCGGGAAGGGCCACGCGCTTTGTGGAGTCAGCTTCACTGCCGGGGCAGCGTTGCCAAAACGATAGCGTTCATCAGCACCGTTTTGCGAATCATCTGCGCCCTTATCAAAGCCTTCGTTGTATGCATCGCGCTCTTGCCAAGACAAGCCCGGCGCATTAAACTCATCACCGGCGAATCCATCAGTGTAACCACGATAGAAAGCAGACGAACCCAACTTCGGACCTACCGGAGTCACAACATACGCCTGACGCGCTGCTGCCATAATCGCCTCGTTTGTACGGGTCCGACGATCCTGTTCACTGACCTCAGCGTCAGCACGATCATTGCTCATGCCTTGAACCGCGTCAGTGAATGCCTTGTCAGGGTCCACGTTCAGTTCGCCGATCACCTCGTAGCGACAAGTGCGACCCTTCGCATCATTGTAGTCGGATGGGATCGAAACCACATCACGCGGGTTGATCTTCACGATCACCGTGCGCTCACCGCCGAAATGATTCAGGTAGCTCATAGAACAGAAGTGCAGACCGGTAGAACAAGTTTGATCCTTGTTGTCGTCCACTTCGTTGCGTTCCATTTCCAGAACTTGACCGACAGAGTTATCCATCGTGCCACTGTGACAATCTAGATAGTTGTCGCGTACCTTCTTGTAAGCCAAGAAATGACCATCGGGCGTGATCGGCAGATTGCTCTTTTCCAGAAAGCCGTATAGCTCCTGGACACTCCGCTTGCTTGGGTTGCTCATGAGATTTTCCATAAACAGAACCATCGGCTCAATCGGGAAGCCCTCTTGAAGCATTTGGATCATGCGAATTGCCAGTCCGGTGTTCAGTTCCTTGCCCTTCCAGAACAGGGTTTCACCTTCGATGCTGACGTTGCCCTTGCCGTAGCTGAGGACGACCTTCTTGGGTTCGATTGTATCGCGGACTGCATCCCAATCACCAGCCTTGATAGCGTCCAGAACCTTTTGATAGGTGATGTGCGTTCGGCTGATGGTGTGCGACTTGTTGCCAATTACGACAACAACGTTTGCGCCTTGGATTAGATACGGGTGGCTCATTTGATTTCCTTTTTCGATGCGTTGATTAAATTGATGTATTCCGCTACACCTGCGTTGTTTTGTCCATACGACAAATTCTTGAAAAGAGGGTACGAATCGTACACCACTTGACATTCTTTCACTGTCGCTGCCTTGAGTGCCTGTGTGCTAATTTTAGCATTCGGGGCAAACTTTTGGCAGAGCCTGTTCAGATTGTATTCTGAATATGAAACCTCTTTCACATCCTTAAATTTCAGTGCAAACTTCACATATGGACTTTCTTTATCAGTGATTTCTTTTTCTAAAGATACATTATAACGTACCATGTCGAACCTGTCAAGCTCCGACATGACCAAACCCATCAAAAACGAGTCATCAATTTTGGCGAGTTTACCCACAATGAACGTTTCGATGTTGATCCAGTTCTTTTGAGTCTTGATAAACTCAATGTCACCCTTACGAACACCGTACACAACCACATCCGCGATGCCCGGGACGCCTGACTTGGACATGTCTTCATGCAATGTCTTTGCGTCTTGGTAACCGACAGTGCTTTCCATAGTGTAGCCGCTCAGAGGCATGTAGTAATACGTTGTCTTTTTGTCAAACGCATCGGCTTTGCCTGCATCACGCCACACCATGTCCTCGCCACCGTAGCGACGACGATAGCTGCGGGCATTGTCCTTGCGCTCCATACGCATGATGGTCACGTTCTTTGCGCGGTCAGTCACTGCCCGTTCTTTCTGGAGCATAGTAGATGCCAACATCGAACGATTTGCAGGAGGACTTGCGATAGCCTTCAGAAAAGCCGCGATATTCATCGCCATTTTCTTGTCAGCCTTTTCCATAACATGCACTTCTTCCGAGTATGCCTGAGAACGGGTGCTGTGCTTCCAGTGATACTTTGCACGAACCAGTGCGCCGACCTTTGTATCATTCTCAATAAAGAACGTATTCTCACCGACACTGAAACTCCACACAGGGGTAACAGTCTCTTTGCCGGCTGCATCACGACCATATTCATTATGCGGCTTGCGATTTGACGCCGCCGAATAACTACGGTGCTTGGTGAACGCCCGCATGTTGATGTTGTACTTTGATGCCATGTCCTTTTCAGAGATGACAAAATTCTTCAGGCGCAGCCGACCACCATCCATCACCATCAACGGGAATTTCGTGTCAGTCACATACTTGGTGACAGCAGCAGACCACAGTGATGAATCCTTTTTAGTGTTCAGGAAGAGTGCGCGATCCCACAGATTTGCGATCTTGTCAGCGTCAACTGCCAGACGAATCGGCAGCGCACCAGTAAGCACTTCCAACTTTTTCCTGATCGCCACAACAGTTTCGGGAATGTAGCTCAGACCTTCCCGGCTTGCTTGAAAGTCAAGCTCACCGATATCGAAGTGCATTTCCAGACCGCAGTTGAGCATATTGCGGTACTCGCCAATATTTGTGTCACTAGAAGGAATGTCAATCGGGTAAGCAATGTTGCCCATGATTGCGATTGAGCGGTTATTGCCACCGGTCGAGTGAACACCGGGAACGATGTCCTTGTCAGAGTATTTCAGATCAACAAATTGAAAACCAGACGAACCAGACACCACAGGGCGCAGCTTGAAATAAGTGTACACTGTGCGGGCTTCCGACTTGAACTTGTCAAAGTCATACCGATCATTCACAGAGAACTTGACCTCGACACCAGACGGATCAGTAGATTCCTCTTCCATCATCAGAGCGATGCTCGGCACACCTTGCTCATTGATGAAAGCAGAGTAGATGCCGCGATGACCATTCTTGATTGCGGTCACAGTGAAGTTGTCAGTGTACGAGAACGGAGACTTGGAGCCGAGACCCAGAGCACCAATGAAAGCATTGGAGTCGGTTTTTGTACTCTCAAAATAAGTTGTGTAGATATTGGTGACCTGCTCATGCGTCAGTCCAGTACCATAGTCACGGATGCTGAACCAAGGTTCCAGTGAGTTGGGTAGGTGAATGTCGAATGGAGTCTTGTCGTTGCCGGCGTCGATGTGACTGTCAACTGCATTTGTCGATAGCTCCCTAATGATGGCACGAATTTTATTCGCGTATAACCCACTTGACAAGATGTTGAAGGCTTTTGCTGAATTGCGAATACGAAATTCGCCAACAGCACTTACATTAGACAAAATGGCTTCATTTGAAGGAGCAGAATTTATGATCATTTAAACCTCTTAGTCATTGTTGAATAAATAGCATTATAACATATTTCTGAATTAAAGTCAAATGCCGCAACCTTACGTCTATTTAATAACAAATTTCCTTACCGGTGAATTCTACTATGGATTGAGAGCCAAAAATGTTCAATTGGCAAGAACCCCTGAGGAAGATTTTTGGATTCACTATGAAACGTCATCAAAAAGAGTAAAGCAACTAATTCACCAATATGGAAAGGATTCCTTTGACTTTGAAATCGTATTCCGGAATGATTCGTTCGACGCATGTTACCAAAAAGAACAGGAACTTATAGGGGCACATCTCAGTGATGAAAAATGCCTAAATATGTATTGTAGAGAAACCGGCAAATTCTCTACATATGGCAACAAACAATCTGATGCCACAAAAGAGAAAATCCGAGCCAAGGCTCTTGGCAGAGTTGTGTCACCTGATACGATAGCCAAAATAAAGCTATCGACAACTGGTGTTAAGAAGTCTTCCGAGTGGGTTTCTAACGCGGCGGCAGGGCGTACTGGCAAAAAGAATAAAAACCCTGCATGGAATAAAGGTCTCACTGGCCAACCAGGCCACCCGAACGCCCTTAAGGGCACCACTGGATTACGCCCACACACTGAACAGTCAAGATCAGCCATTGGCAACGCTCTTCGGGGAATGAAACATGAGATTGTTACTTGTCCACATTGTGGCCAAACTGGTGGAAAACCCGCAATGCGTCAATGGCATTTTGATCATTGTAAATTCAAGAATTCCCAAAGGTGAACTCACGGACCCATTCAAACATCGTGGTCGCCGGAACCCATTTTACATGTTGTTGGCGACGTTTCATTTGTTCAAAATCAGTGCAAACACAGACCCACCCGCGCACATCCGAGAAGCCAACTCGGTCGGCATATCGGACGATTTCAACGATTTTCCCGTTCATCTTTCCTACTACCATCATTGCTGACTCCTTACCTTATTGAAGTCATATTATAGCAGATTTCGGGTTTATTGTCAATGAAAAGTTTGATTGTGCAAAGTTTGGGCAGCAGATTTTTGTTTGCGAGGGTTGGGCAGCCTGCTAGTGCCCAGTTCAGCGTGGGAGTAGAACCCGTATAGTTTAAATACCCTAGGATTTGAACCACTTAAAGTATAAACAAGACTGATATCCTGCGTCATCTTAGCATGACAGTATCCGCGAAAATGTCCTTCATTGGAAAAGGGATAGTCGCTATTACCAAATTTGGCCAGTGGATTTTCTAGTTTGCTTTTTCTGAATTCTTTAAGGATGGCGCCGCATTCGGGATGGTTTCCTAATGTTGTTTTGAATCCACTTCCCTCTAAGAAAACGGCATTCATTGGGAATTAGTGATGGAATCGATGTACGCATTGAATGCGTCAGTATCATCTGGCATTTTCTTCCAGTGCCCTTGATCAGCGCGGACAATCTCGACTAGGTCCTCAGTGAGGAATCCAGTATCGTTGTCCTTGTCCAGCCTCTCGAAAAGGGCTTTAGAAGATTCGGTGAGTATTTCTTTGATTTGCATGATGTATTTATCTCAATTAAAAGCATTATACACCCGAATCCATTTATTGTCAACCTAGCGTTTGGTCATCACCTTGTCAGCCAGACCGTATTCCACGGCTTTCGCAGCAGACATAAAGTTGTCTCGCTCCATATCAGCGGCGAGTTCCTCGAAGCTCTTTCCGGCAGAATTGTGATCAACATAGATTTGGGTCAGAACCTTCTTCATCTCCAGAATCTCGTTGACTTGAATCAGCATATCAGTTGCCTTACCTTGTGCGCCACCACTGGGTTGGTGAATCATATGACGGGCATTGGGCAGAATGAATCGCTTACCCTTCGCTCCTGCTTGAGCCAGAAGCGAACCCATTGAACATGCCTGACCCATAACGATTGTGGATACATCTGGGCCGATAAACTGTATGGCATCGTAGATTGCCATACCGGCAGTGACAGAACCGCCGGGCGAGTTAATGTAAACAGAGATATCCTTTTTGTCATCTTCGGACTCAAGGAATAGAAGTTGGGCAACGACAAGGTTAGCCATTTGGTCGTGGACTTCACCCTCAAGGAGAATGACCCTATCTTTGAGGAGCCTACTATAAATATCCAGGACCCGCTCTCCGCGACTCGACTGTTCTAATACCATTGGAACTAAATTCATAATACTCGCTTTCTTAATGTTAGTGTTGTAGATAAATAAGTATAACATAAGGAGAATACTATGTCAAATGTTTCCGGAGTATATCAGATAACTTTAATTGAAGATGGGCGAATCTATATCGGCAGTGCGGCCAATATTACTCATCGATGGAAATGGCATCGAAATAGTCAGGTACAATTAATAGGCAAAATGATTAAGAAATATGGTAAGGAAGCGTTCTCCTTCAAAGTATTGGAGGAAGTAGAGCCCATTAAAGAACGACTAGAAGAAAGAGAACAATACTATTTGGATATGTTGCAACCGTTTCCCTGGAATAATAACAGAGGGTTCAATCTTGCGCCCGTTGCATATACTCCTCTGGGCATAAAACGGTCAGAAGAAACTAGACAAAAAATGAGGGACAGTTGGCATAAAAATCGTGGGGAAGCGTATTACAAACAATTAAGTGAGCGATCTACCGGCGATACTAATCCTGCCAAGAGGCCCGAGGTTAGGGAGAAGATATCAAAGGCCAGGACCGGTCAGACCTGGAAAGAAGATGCTGACAGAGTTATTCGTCATAAAGAAGCTCGGCTAGGAAAATCTTTTTCCGCTGCGGCAAAGTTAAATATGTCAGTGGCACAGCAGAAGAACAATACTCGCTCACCAGAAGCCAAAGAAGCATTTTATTTGGCGCAGCGAAAGTTATATGAAATTACTGCACCTGATGGAGAGGTATTTCAAATATATAGTAGAGAATTAAAGTTATTCTGCAAGGAAAAGAAGCTAACCTATTCAAATTTAATTAGCTCCAACGGAAAACCGTATAAAGGTGGATGGTTAGCGCGAAAAATCGGTTAAGTCACCGTTTACGCATCGACCTGCCGACGCCCGCAGTCGGTTCAGCCGTGGCCTGCCGCGTGGCTGGTTTAGCTTTGCGAGGTGCGCTACCTGTTGCAATTTCTTCAGCGCCAGCTGCGAAATCTTCTTCAGATTCTACATCATCTACCTCAGCAACCCCTGGATCACTGCTGACACTTCCGTCTGTCCGACCAAGTTTGAAGCACAATCCTCCCGCTTTAGGATCAACTGCACTGCACTTATTCTCACATGAAATATGTCCATCTAACTTAGCCGGCCATTGTGTTGCGAAATATAATACTCCTCCCTTATAATCAGTGTATTGTTGGATGAAGTTCATTTCCAGAATCTCCAGAACTGCTTCTTGGAAACCGGGGATGGCTTCATTTTCATTAATTGCATTCGCCACATCCTTCTTGACAAGATAGACTAGCTTCCCGCCGTCGCTTGCATCCTTGCTGGAGATTTCACTGACCAGACTTTGAAATACTTTAGGCAACGCAGATGGAAATCCGCCCTTCTTATTGCTGATGCTGTCATCACACATCTTTGCTATGTCAGGATAGTTGTCTGCCCACGGTAGAAATTTCAGATACTTCTTCGGCAGCACGGTTGGTTGGTTCTGAAATATCAGGTCCATAGCCTCGAATCCTTGTACGATTGTACCTGGCACGCCGCCCTTCGGTTTTGGCTTCTTACAAATATCAATGAACTCAACGATCACTTCGTATTCGGGATCTGTCAACATCCTGTCAGGAACCTTCAAACCTGATATAGCGGGCGCAGCGCCGCCGCCGGTACCCTTGCTGGAGATATTTAATGTATGGTTGGTTGTTCCGTTAGTGATACTTGCGTAACTGTCTGCAATATTGTTGTTTGATCCTTCGGGGAAATTGATAACTAATTCACCAATATCAGCACCTAGCCATTCAGTAAATTTTGCTTTGGCAGGAAACCGAGTCTGATTGTACAACAAGGCCAACACTCCGAGATACTCCCCGGCGTAGTCAACGATAGCTTTGCGTACTTTTTCTTTCTTCTGATACTCTTCCGGAAGCATAACAATTTCGCCGGCCCTGATGTATTCAGCTAGCTGGATAACTACTTTGCCATATTCTGTGCTGTTCAACACAGGGTTGCTGACAATTTCATCATATAGTTCATGTGCTGCAATATTTCGGTTAACAATCTGAATATCTTTGGGCTTAACTACAAGTGCTTCTTTGCCGGCAGTGTCGGCTCCAGCGCCTGCTGTTATTGCACTGCCGCCGAAGTCAGAAGTCTTTGCAAACTTACTAAGCGGAATTTCAAGATCATCAGTTGTTCTGGCAGCAAGATTACCCTTGAAGTTGTTTGCAATTTTAAGATCCGTGAAGCGTTTAGCCTCGCGAGGATCGATGGTAACTTCTCCGCCATCTAGCAGTGTAAAGGGTTGACGAGCCTTGATCTTTTCGATGAACTTTTCAAAGCGGCCCGGGCGACTATTGATTTCGCCGGCTGACAGTTTTCCCGGGGCTTCCGTGAGGGTTTGTATTAGATTGAGTAAATTTCGCATCATGTATTTATCTGAAACTCTGTGTTCTGAACCATTTATTCCTTCGATGCCACTTCTTCAACGAGATACCGTGTTCCGCTAGCTTATCTCTGTACTCAAAGAAGGACGGTCCATGTGTCATGATCCGGTCTTTACCTTGTTCCAGTCGTTTGACTCCGTCTAAATCCCATTGTGCTTGGTGGCACATTTCATGGGCAAGTATTGTGATGAACCACTGTTTACAATAGAACTTGTCCATCAGTTCAATCCAGCATAGAGTTTTGCGATACTTGATCTTCTCATGCTCACCGTGACACATTCCCCAATACTTACGACGATGTGACTTTACTATTATCTCTGGAAGAGACAGAGCATTGTCGAAAACTTCTTCATTGATTATTTTGAATATCTTTATTGCTTCGGATTTAGTAGTTCTGTATGCAAGTCTTTTCTGATGTGATAACGGGGGCAGCGGTTCCTGCATCAAATTCCAAAGTTTAGATTCGTTCATCATCTATTTAGTAAAAAGTTTTTAGATTGTTCCGACGATAAATATAGTATTAGGAGACATTAATATGTGGGATTTTTTAAAACGTTTTATAGGTTATCCAACCCAAGCTCAACCAGTTGCACCGTACAAGGTTGAGGCAACCGTCGTTGAGGCAACCAAGTGTGGTTGCGGCCGCAGCCCTTCGGGTTACTGCACCGGACTGCACAAGTTAAGCGATGCAGAGTGGGAAGCAAAGCAGACTGCCGATAACCCAATGACGCGCCTTGCGCCTGAAGTTGAAGCAAGAGTAATCGCGGCCGCAGGTCCTGCTCCTAAGGTCAAGAAGGTCGTTAAGGCTAAGCCAGCAGCAATGAAAGTTGCGAAACCAAAAGCACCAAAAGCTAAGTAAGTTATGGAGGGAATCGGATTCGATGTAATAAGTGATCTTCACCTTACACCGACCGATCCATTTAGCTGGGAAGGCAAAGCAACCAGTCTGTATTGCATTGTGGCAGGCAACATCGGCAGCGATATACGAACTATATATCAGGTGCTGGATATATTGTCACATTTCTACCAAGGGGTATTCTATGTTCCCGGTTCTGCCGAGTACAAAGATGCGCCGAACATAGCATTACGCACACAGGAAATCACCGCGATATGTAAGCGTATCCGCAACGTGGCCCTGCTTCACAACAACGTTGTTATCATCGACGGAGTCGCAATCATGGGAGCGAATGGTTGGTATGGTCAACCTTTACCTGACAGTGAATTAAATGCAGTCAGACAGTTTGAAGATATTTCGTATCTTGGACAGAGTCTGGAGAAACTTCAATTGCACCAGGATGTGAAGAAGATTGTCATAGTGACTAATTCCGTGCCAGACCCCGGGCTATACTTCGGTGAAGAAGATGATGAGATATACAATCAGTTGCCACCGAGTATCTGTCTTAGCAACGACACAGAGAAAAAAGTATCACACTGGGTGTTCGGCCATTATGGAAAAGTAGTTGACACCATGATAAATGATATCAACTACATTAACAATTCCTACTATAATCGCAACCCTTATTGGGCAAAGCGTATTTCTGTTTAGGGGATAAATAGTAGGGTCAACAATGGAGAAAGGAATGGTAGAATCAATAAAGAAACTACAATTCCAATCGGATGGGTGCCTGGCAGAATTAAACGTCAGCCTCTACCCTAACTTGTAGTGGGAAACTTTGTGCCCGCGCTGAAATAGTAACTTCAATACCACGCTGTTCTGCGATTTCATACGGCAGAATAGCAACTACAGCACTGCCAGTTTCGTGAATACTCTTGGTAATCCCTGCGGCAGTGTCTTCGTTGTAGTTGAAGTAATCAATTAATGTTTCAACCACGAAGTTCATGGTCGTGACTTCATCATTAACGTAGATAACTTTGAACAGAGGCGGTTCAGCCAATGCCAGATTAGGTTTGATTTTTGTTTTGATTTCTGTTTTAGCCATGATGTTTCCTTAGTTAAAAATGTGAGCGACAGTGTTGCCGCTCACATCATTATACTATTTAGTGTAGGTAATAGCAATACTCTTGGGCTTACTCTCTTCCGGAATCACACGTTCAAGACTGATTGTGAGAATACCGGCTTCGGTTGCAGCACCGCTGACTGAAACATGTTCAGCAAGAGTGAATGTACGCTCAAACGAACGGGAACTGATTCCGTGAACTAAGTACACTGTTTCAGAATCTAAATCGCTGATTGTTTTTGCTTTGTTACCCTTAACGGATAGTTGATTTTTCTCAAGCACTACTTCGATATCGCCTTCTTTGAATCCGGCCACAGCCAATTCAATGCTAAAACTATTCTCGTTGTGTTTGACCACGTTGTATGGTGGATAAGAAGTGTTAGATTGAAGATCGTGTGATCGCATTAATTCATCGAACATGGAATCGAAACCGATACCGAATTTGTGAATTGAGGGAATGTCGAGGGACCTGAGGGATAAAGTGCGTGTCATGTTATTTCTCCTATTAAGCAAGTTATGACTTGAGCAACCCGACTATCGGCATTGCTCATAAGTATTTATTATAACAGAACCGTCTAAAATATTCTACTATTTAGGGCAAATAGATAAATAAAAGTGAGAGCCACGGAAGTGAGATTCCCGCCCTCTCTAATACTACACAGGAGTATCAGCATGATTATTTATCTATACAAAAAGACCCACTCTATTACTGGGCTAAGTTATTTGGGGAAAACAACTCGGGACCCAATGAAGTACAAAGGATCAGGTACTTATTGGTTACGACATTTAAAAACCCACGGTAATACCGTAACTACCGAGATACTGAGAGAATGTTCCACTACAGACGAGGTTACTAAATGGGGAATTTATTATAGTAATCTGTGGGAAGTAGTATCCTCAAGTAGTTGGGCAAACCTAAAACCAGAGTCCGGTGATGGTGGTAGTGCTGGTGGTGTTAACAAAAAAATAGAAACAAAACGTAAAATCTCTAAGTCTATGTTAGGTCGCACTGCCCATAACAAAGGAGAGAAACAGCCACATCGCCCTCACTCACCGCGCAGTGACCGCGGGGTATGTCGTGGTCCTAAACCAGTAAAACAATGCCCACATTGTGGCCGAATTATTGATGTTGCGAACTATTCTCGTTATCACGGAGATAAGTGTAAATAGTAGACTACTTAGGGTAAACCAACCACTTTAGGATTCAACACCTGATCACGATTGATGTTTAGTTCGGTGACATTGTTGTCCCGATATTTCTTTGTGTGATACATATGGGTCATCAGCACCTTCTCAATCTCAGTGTGAAGACCTCGGGCACCTGTGTTCAGCTTGATTGTGTTGTCAGCAAGTTGTTCAATCGCATCTGGAGTGAATGTCAGTGCAATGTTATCAACGCCTAGCAGGTATGTGTATTGCTCAATGTAGTTGTTCTTGACCTTTGTCAGAACTTCAATCAATTCTTCTTTGTTCAGGTTAGATACACTTGTTGTTGTGGTGAATCGTCCGATGAACTCTGGAATCATTCCGAACTTTGTCAGATCGTCAGGGGTCACCTGGGTAAGATCACCTTCTTTATGTTTGTCTTTGATCATAGCACCGAATCCGATGCTGGTGCCGTTCAATCTGCTGTCAACAATCTCCTTGAGTCCGACAAAAGCGCCGCCGCCGATAAAGAGAATGTTCTTTGTGTTGACTTCAACCATGTCACCGCCGGGATGCTTACGACCCCCCGTAGCTGGTACACGACACACTGTTCCTTCGACAAGTTTCAACAGTGCTTGCTGAACGCCTTCACCTGATACATCGCGGGTGATGCTTGAACTTTCACTCTTACGTGCAATCTTATCGATTTCGTCAACGAAGACAATGCCGCGTTCAGCTAGGGCTTTGTCACCACCTGCTGCGTTCAACAACATGCTGATCATCGATTCAACATCATCACCGACATAACCTGCTTCGGTCAATGACGTAGCATCAGTGACAACGAATGGAACCTTCAGATATTTTGCAACTGTCTTGGCCAGTAGAGTCTTGCCAGAACCAGTAGGGCCGATCAGCAGCACATTACCTTTGGTGATATCAAGATGCTTCGGTGGGTGATTCACTCGCTTGTAGTGATTAGCAATCGCCACGCTTAGAACCATCTTGGCGTTGTCTTGCCCGATGATGTGATCGTCAAGAAACGACTTGATCGATTCCGGATCGTATCGGACCTCTTCTTTGTCTGTAGATTCGACTGAGGTGTCGTCCAGGATAAGAGAATCGCATAGTTCGACACAATCGCTACAGATAGCGACGGACTCACCTACGATTAATTTTTTAACGGAATCTTTATGATTGCCGCAGAATGAACAATGACTGATTTTGTCTGACATGATATTACTTATCTCGGTTATTGTGCTGTTTATATTTTAACATAACTTCGATTTAATATCAAGTGTTTTGGTTCGTCAGATATTCTTCTATTTGTTGCTTTTCATTTGCTGAAAGCAGTTGGACATCGTATTCGCCTTGATCGATTTTTGCGACGAGGTACTTGATGTATTCCTGATCGTAAAGATAAGTCGTAGTCTGATCCTTGTTCACCATGATCCACTTGTCACCGTTGAACTTGTACACGCGATTAGGCAGCACATCAACACGGACAAATACATCACCTGGACGAGCGACTTCGGGGAAGTGTGTGCCGAAGTTAGTGGAACTCTTTCTGTCGCCGTCAACTTGCAGGAATAAGTCTGGTCTAAGGTCTCGCAGCACATCTCTGTTCATTTGTTTGCCATGATACGATACATACCCGCTAGACAGTTCTTTATACTCAGCTTCCTTAGTGACACCTTCAGTTTCGATAGGATGATCATCTAATACAACAAGCTCGGGTAACGGTTCGATTTCTGCCGGTTTCTCTACTTCAATTAACTCTAATTCCGGTTCAGGTTCAGGAGCCGGCCGGTGATAGACTTGAGGTGGCACCGTGCTGGTAGCAGTGCGGTCAGGAACCACATTTAAATACGGGTGAAGTTCAGCAAGTGTTTTCTGAAAAGCTTCCTCTTCGGGATCGGGCCTGTATAGCTCCATTGGAATAACAGATTCCTTGATTTGCTCAACTTGATCATCGGTGAGCGGGCCGTCATCTGGCTCGTATACTGTGCGTTCAATAGGTCCGGGTTCATCGGACTCAGGTTGTTCCAGGTCCCAATCCTTACTCTGATTAGCAGCAAGGATCAATGCGATAGCCAGAGGATCAAACACCAGAACCAGTAGAATGATAACCCAGCGCACAGCTTTTTCCAGAATGTTCTGATCAGGATTGTCACCATAGATCATTGCAGCGATATACTTAATCGGGCCCACTTCCGCTTCAACTTTACGCAACTGACTGGCAATCGGTGCCCGTTCTTCGTTCAGCTTACCTATGTTCGTGTTAGCCGCTTCGATTTCTTTTTGAAGCTTGCCGCGTTCTGATGCCTGTTGGCGCCTGATTTGGACACTTCGTGCAGCACTCGTTTCTGTGTCACCCTTGATCATCACATTGTTAACTTGGAGATCCATTTGCGCCAGGGCTTCTCTGGACGACTTGATATTCTCTCGTTGCGTTTTTACCTTTTCGTCAATAAGCGCAACCTTAGCAGAAACATCACCGGTGCCAATGCCTTGATCCAAGTGACTCTTACTAAGGAACCCGAAGATACCCATGCTAGTAATAAGTGCCAGAATGATAACGGACGGAACCAGATAGGATTTCATCAACAGACTACATCGTGCCCAGTATGTGCGAAGCCAGACAGTTGTGGTGATCTTTGAAATCTCCAGAATGATACCCATCACGACGATTGGGATCACTGCACCAGCAAAGATAGCGGTCAGCCCGATGATACTATAATAGGCAGCAACGGCGGATAGCGCCAAGGCAACTATCAGTGTAAGATTGGGGAGAGAAAGGAATTTAGGGCGCATCTAGTATTTAGTCTTTTTCCTTCTTGGGTCTGAATAAATGTCCGAATGTGGACACAAACTCAACCATGGTCATGACTAACTTACGCGGAATACCCGGCCCTTGTTGTACATGATAGGTGACGAGTTGTTCACCCTCGTCCCTATCTTTGATCTGCATGACAGCTATTGAACTGCCATCTTCAAATACATGAATCTTGCCTACGAGGTTATCCATATGCACCTGACATGTCGTAAACTTCATTGATTTTCATATTGTTTCTCATTATTCTCATTTGTCAGAATGAGATACTATTTATCGTCACGGAAGCGAACGAACCGCGGGAAACGCAGCGAGTACGAACCGTCTTCGGCTTGTGTCACAGCATCAGCCATCACCTCAGCAATTTGACCGATGACCTTCGTGCCGTTGACCCAATAGTCATCCCGTTGTTCATCGCTCATACCAGAGCCACAGTTCACTCGGATGAACTTGCCATCGTCAGTGCCCTCGCAGACAAGCGCACCAGTGCGACCCAGATTGCGGCCGGTGCCTTCTTCAATGTCAACCACTTTCAGATCAAAAGTCTTTGTCGGCTTCCACTTCATCCAGAACAGAGTGCGCTTACATTCGTAAGGCGCATCATAATCCTTGATCATAATGCCTTCGAACTTTGCTTTGATCATGTCCTGAGCATATCGATCCATTTGATTGCGACCTGCAGCGGTGTCAAGATCAACGTCGAGGTGTGTAAGATATTCAACATTCGCCAGTTGATCAATGACGAAACGCAGCTTCTCCAGAAGAGCCAAACGCCTTGTCAGCTTCGCATTCCAATGGCCTTCTTCAAACTCTGCCAGAGGGATAATGTCAAACACATTGAACACGGCATCCAGTGCATCAGCCTTCGTTTTACGACGAGCTTGTTTCATCAGTTCTTGGAACGATGCGCTTGTCACTTCGCCGTCGAGAACGAACCCATCTTTCAATTCACTCATTGCCAGAAAGAAGCGGGCCTGTGCTGCGATTTGTTCTTCAATGTGACCGAAGTTTTCGTAAATCTTGCCGTTGCGACTAAACGCAATTGTCACTCCTTGAGCAGTGCAGACCAGCAACATTCGGACACCGTCAAGCTTTGGTTCCAGACGTTTCTTGCCCTTCATTTCAGGGCGTCCCTCGCTATTCGTGGCAAGCTGACAGGTGAACTTGGGAATCTGATAGACTGTCTTTTTACAGACTTTGTTGATTGTTGTCTCGCTGAATCCAGCGCGAAGATCACGCCGCAGAACAGCGGCGCAGAATGTGTCCCATTCATCAGTGGTGAATCGCTTGCTCATGGCGATAATTTGATCACGCGCAGCATGACCTGAATACTTACGAGTGGAAAGATCCTCAAGCAGAGTGTTGAACTCTTGCCAAGGATTTTCTGCGGTGAGAATGTTGCCCGGAGAATGTGGAATCTGACGCACACCGAATGTCACATAAGGATTGTAACAGGCTTTCGCCAGACCCAAAAACATCTGTGCGTTGATGCTGCCAAGAACGGCTGCTGCCAGGGCTTGCTTAACAACCTCCTCTTTATGGAGTTTGCTGTTCGATTCGTTTGCTTTATGAATCCAAGATGCGGTCATTTATTTCTTTCAGTAATTAGTTATTTTAACACAGGTCTGAATAGTAATCAAGCCTTAAGGGTTTTGATAATGTATTCTTTTTCCTTTTTGTCAGAGAACTGGGTCCGACGCTTTTCAACATCACGACACCAATTTTCAACAGCTTCATAACTGCCCCAGGATCCGTGTGGAGCCGAGTGTTGAATCCAATTTGCGATTCCCTGCATCCCCGGACCGTTTGCCTGATCACCGCTTGATGCAGCCCTGAATAGATCACCTGCTAACATCGCAGACATAAAGCCACCCGGGTGGTAACCAAACATCAAATAGTTTTCAATGGATTCTTGGGCGTGTTCTGGAACGTGGTCTCGGCTGTATTCATAATCAGTGTCGAAGTCGATAAACTTACTCATGTCAATAATACTTCCATCATATATTCTTTGCTGCTGATACATGGTCGCTTAGGTTCCGTAAACCCGTATTTCATGGTAGTCTGCGTCGATTGACGATTTGCCGCTTGAGCGCAAGGAAAGCAAACCCAACGACCTTCGGTCGTGTTGAAGTGAGTTGCCTTGGGCTTTAGTTTGCTGTACGAGCACCGAAGTGTGGTACACACTTCCTCATACTTGCCAGCACCCGATGAGTGATGATACATCAGACCACCTTCACACGGTTGAGTTGCGTTTGATTGTCGCGGTGTGCTTTCACAGTGCCGAGAATGTCAACAGTGACATTATCAGCAGGCTTGTTTTTCATGGAGAAGAACAGGGCTTGATCGTCCGCGGTAATCGCAGTCACATAATAGACTGACCATTGCTGCGAGTAGAAGGAGCGAAGCACCTCGACTGTCAGCTTGACCTTGTCACCGATTTGACCGATGAATCCACCTGCGGCGAACTTCACGCGATTGTCAACGGTGTCACGTGCCTTGCCGCGCAGAAAGCTTGACGGGAAACTGCACACCACTGCCAATTCATAGTTGGTGCTAAGTTCCTCACGATGGCTCAGGGACATAGCGTTACTGTCAAATTCAGACAGAACCTTGCCGGACAGAACCTTGAAAGTCAGTGCTTGAAAGTAGCGACGAACCTCACGACCTTGTTCCAGATCGGCTTCGTCAAGTGGCGCACTGTCAGGAGACAGGAGTTGCGTCATCAGTTGACGATTGCTGGTCTTTGTCTCCGGAGTACGCACATCGGGCCACTGAACGCCTTTGACGTATTCGCCATTGATACGTTGAGCAGCACAAGCAGCACCAAAAACCAGTTCAGCAGGGTAGTTCATTCTTTATCCGTTTTGCGAGTTTATAGTGTATTATATACCCAAACCGATTTAATGTCAACCGACAAATAAACCAACCGCGTAGATGCCCAGAAGTACCCCATTAACAGCGACCAGATTCCACTCCTTAATCCGGAGCGCCCAGATCAAATAGAGAGCAGCACCCAGATTCAGGAACCAGATATTCATCGGATCAATCCGGAAACTGGTGAACAAAGCACCGGCGATAACAGACACCATTCCAGTCCATTTGAGTAATTTATTCAGCATACAAGTATTATATACCCAAAGCGATTTAATGTCAACCTTTGGGTTTGGTCGGCGCCTTGACGAGTCCAAGAACCTTTCGTTCCTCGACAGTCAGACGTTCCCACGCAGCCATTTTGATCTGGTAGATGCGTTTCTTTTCTTCGAGGAGGTAGATTGCCTTTTGAGCAGTGGTGATCATCTTGTCCCACCATTTGGAAACAACATCGTCGCGCAACAGCAGAAAGTCGGCTCGTCCTGCTTTGACCAATTCAATCATCACTGTCTTGGCGATCTTGTTGTCCACTGCGCCATATCCGTATGTGTTCTCACCCATTGAATGGGTCTCAATGTATTTTAGGATTTCTGGGTTCATTTTTTGTTCCCGTTCTTGTGAAGACCAAACGCAGCGAGTTCCTCGTCAGTGAGTTTAGACGCGGCATCCTTTTTCGCTTTCGCCAGCGCCAACTTCTTTTCTTTGTCTTTTACGATCTTTAGAGCCTCTTTTGCGTCAGCCTTTTTGTGTTCCTCCCACCAATCAGCGACTTCCTTATCCTTAAGGAGTTCGGCAATCGGCATACCTGCTTCGTATGCTTTCATCACTGTACTAGCAATCCGGGCCAGACGATCTGCCTGACGTTTGAGAAGCATAGAAACGTCGGACGTTATTCTACCTGCGTAGTCATCGCTTTCATAATCTCTACAGGGCATATCAGGACTCCTTAACGACCGCGTTTCAACATCATCCCATGACGAGACAGACGACCAAGAAAGTCGCCACCGTCTGGGCACTTACCATCAACCACAGCGTCAACACCCATCTTGCCGACATTCTCGACAGATTCAGATGCCATAGTGACGAAGCGCATTCCGTTGTTTCGCAGTTTATGCGCCATAGACAGAGCCTCGTTCATATCCGAGAGCGGAGGGGAGGCGTGTGCCCCGCCGGGAACGTCTGTCCAATAGACGATGTATTCAGTTTTGTTCATACAAGTATTATATACCCATATGGATTAAATGTCAACCGAAGAGAGGGACAAGTATTATTGCGGTAAAGGTCGGACCCAGCATACCGTTTCTGTGCTGGCCTTATCCGGATGCAGTTCATACTTGCCTGAGAGGTTGTCAAGGTCGCCGGACCATACTTTCAAGATGGCATAACCAAGCTTACGAGGTGATTCGGGAGTTTCTGGAATTGGCTCATGCTGAACCGCCATCATCAGTTGATATTCACCTTGGTGAGAGGCAGTTTCCTTGATAAGCCTTTCCAGTCTATCTTCGTGATCAGCGTCAGTCATCAGCCGCAACCGTTCAGGGGAGCCAGGCTCCTGGGCATAGAATTTAGCATTGTCAATCCATTCTTGACGAGTTTTGCCACCCATAGAGAATTCACCTGTATGCGGAACCAGGCTTAATGCGGTTATTTGTTTAAGTAGTGTTTGTTTCATTTTTTAAGTATATCAGCAATATAAGTCGGAGTCAATCTCTTTGGTTAATGTCAACTAAAAAGAGGATTGGATATCGGTTCTTTAACGGGTTTTGTCTTTTTAACTTTAGGTACTTTGGGCGAGCCAAGACCAGTGAACCCTTGAGCCTGCCAGGCTAGTTCCTTATCGTCTATTACTTTAATGATCCGGTCCGACTGGTCATTATTATATCGATACTTGGTCCAATCTTGGTAGGTAATTTCATTTTTTATGAATTTTAAAAAATCAGACCATATTATGTTGTGTTTTAAACTACGAACATCAAGCCCGGTAAATTCGGACAACCGATCTAACATTTCTTCCACGTTATCCTTCATATATTCGCAGATATATAGCTGATGTTGTAATATGTGGGCCCAGTCGTTCCGGCCGCAGTCCCTCATTTTACGCAATATAGACAATACTAACTGGCCGTTTCCGGCCGCCGGCTCTAAAATTTTCATTGAAGGATCTGTGAAAATTTTAATATCCATTCTATCGATAAGTCTATCTGCTAATTCATCGCAAGTAAATATCTCAGCAGTTTGCCTGACTCTAGATTTGGACCTATCAGTTATCGTAACTAGAGTTTGTATGGTTTTTTTAGATTTTTTATTTGCCTTAAAATTTACCACATATGCGATCTCCTCGGCGGTCAATGAGAAATATTTAAAAATTTCGCTGTCAGTCATCCTTGTAAGTGGAATCACCGGTAAATTTTTAAAAACTAATTCATTACCGAACCCTGACCACTTCGCAGTATCAAAAATATACTTTATCAAAATTGAATTTAGATTGTGTGAAAGTGCCAAGCCTGATTGGTCGTCCGGTACCGACACATAATAACCCATATCAGTTGTACCATATACACCGTCATCATAGAAGGGTTTTGTATAGCCACTCCTGGTCCACATTACTTTTTTATCTCCGGCAAATGATTGTCTAATGCTGCTATACCAAATTTGGGGATTTGTATGGAAAATAGGAAATTGGTGCGCCGATGTCATAGTGCGCGAAATAGTAGAGTTAGCGTCCTTTAAAAGGACATTATGGCAGGTCACATAGTCGAACTTTACATTAAGTTTTGAGATATTAGGATTAAACATTACCTTTTTGTGTATGCTGGCAGCGATTGCACAAAAATCTGACGGCAGATAATAAATCGATTTATCTAGAAATAGCGAAGATAAACTTCCATCGCGCTCAATGAACGTGGTATTGATTCCGGATTTTCCTTTTTTAATTACATAATCTGCAAACGTGCTATTAACGTTAAAAAACTTTTCCGTATCCAGTCCCAAATATTTTGTGTCATTATTTAATAGATATGGCAATATTTTAGAGCTAGGGCTTAAAAAGCTATTGGGACTGATCTGACCCATTTCGCCGCCGACCTTTAACACCCGAAATATTTCGTGAGTAAAATCAATCCACAATTTGTGAGGAGTTTTCTTTCTGTTTGTAATATCCTCAAAAGGAGGATTGGATATGCTTGCGTCGAACTCTATCATTATTTAATTGCCTCTTTCAGGTATACATATGTGTTGATAGATGTATTTAGTTCTTTACATTTCTTGGGTCGCCGCTGATTATGCTGCACTATCATTTTATCTTTAGATTTATATTCCGGTGCGCCATCATGCCAGGCTCCGTTTTTATTTAAAGTGAATGGCACCATTACTTTTAAAATAATCCCTTCATCCTCAGCAGTCATACAAATACTTTTACCAGATGCTGAGAATTTAACCTGCATATTATCATTTTGTAATCGTTCGACCAGTTTTTTAAATTTCAAGTTTGTTATGCTATCAACAACCTGATCAGGGAATAAACATAGCAATTCCCCTCCGTCAGAATCCATACCGGTCATTTTTAAAAAACGTTGTTTAATAACACTCGCCGGAAATGAACTCATCGCATCAATAGTGAGGGCAATCTGGTTATTACCATGGCTCTCGCAATCAGTTTTCCATTGATTTTCCACATCATCGGTGAACCACTCGGCGTAAGGTCCGACGGTGTATTTGATTTTTACATCATCATTTATTTGTTTCGCCGATACAAACGCATTGACTAATTTAGTTTCGGAAATATTTTTATCTTTTGCCCACTCAGTGATGAACCTAATGCACTGGTCAGCTTTTTTAGTGCTGAATACCGTGCTGTTATATTCGCATTTACTGATGCTATGACTATCAAAGAGTAGATTTAATAAAAACGTTGTAAATGTGCCGGAACACACCTGTATATTTGCAAAGTCCTTGGAATAATTTTTCAACGAAATTTCTTTTTTACTGCCACCTGATAGTAAGAGTTCTATATCGCCCTTTTTTCGAGCAGCCCTACCCGCGACGGTCATATCGTATAAATCGAACGTTTGACCTGGATACTCCCTTGACCAACCCTCAATGATTGACTTGGCGTGTTTTTCCAGATTATTGTAATAAGGGCCGCTTTCCTTAAAGGTCTCGAAAGATGCAGGAATATTATTTAAATAGCGCAGAAAATCACTTTTTAAGATATTCGAACGTCCTGTAGTTGTTGCTACATTTAGCTTTTCTGCTTCTTCCTGAAACCGATATGTTGCATATAGTTCGGCCGCAATTTGCGCCTTTTTTTGATTTAATTCTTTAGCCATTACGCGCTTTTTAATGAGGTTAATAATTTGGTTAGTATAACACAATACGGATTTATTGTCAAATCCGATTAGGCATCGTAATCGGCGCCGTCCATCTGGTCGTCCCAGAATTCCTGTGCTTCGGCTTCGTTGTCGAATGTTTCCAGAACGTTCATTCCGCCCAGAGGGTACGGGAACCAAACGAGCCATTCGTCACGATCCTCGTCGTAAGTACAAAATAGTTCAACTGGTTCGCTCATACAGCCACCTTTGCCAGTTTTTCCCGGAGCGACTTGATATGGTCTTTGGCTTCGTGCAGCGCGTCTCCGATGCAGTCTTCCGCTGTGCCGTCAGTGAGTACCTCTTCGGCGTCCTCGTAGAGACAGCCGCCGAGATAGTGACTGCCCATTTCGTGACCGTCGAACATCACGCGCACTCGGAGCATGAACCAATCGTACTTGCACGATTCAATATCCGCGTACAGTTGTTTTTGGTCGTCAAAACATTCAGAAAGTTGGTACCACGGGTCACTGTCCTCGTAGGTCTTGTCAACGATGACCTGAAAGCCATCGCGCTCATATTGGGCAAGTTTTTCGTAATACATCCGAGTCCTTTTCGATTCAATACAGTATTATAACACAATGACGATTTAATGTCAACCGTAGGAAATCCGTCAAAAGACGGATTCGAATCCCCGATTAAGGGGCTTTTGTTTACTTCTTGGAAGTCGATTGATTTACAAAAGCGTACATCTTTTCCGCAGTCTCAAGAATCTTTTCCAGACCTGGAAACTCGGGCATTGCTACAGTGGTAACAAGCTGTCCGTTTTTGTCTTTGGCAGCAGTCAATTCCCATCCTGCAAACTTTGCTTCAAAGTCTTTGGTAACGAGGCTCTTTGCCATGTCGAGGATTTCAGTGCGGATTTCGTATCCGTTTCGGTTGAATTTTACTTCTGGTAGTTTTGGTGTGTTCATAATTTTCCTGTGTGTGAATTGTACATTTATTTCAAAATGTTATCAAGCGTTTTGGACGCTAATGTCCAGGGCAGTTTTGCTCGTTTGCCCATGTAATCAAATGCCCCTAGGTTCTGTGACAGACTTTCATTAAAGTAAGTGTCGATACCAGGGGAGTCTAACTCAATGTCACCTAGTGTTTCGCCGTCTTCGGTGTGAATGTGTATCCCGTTCTTGATGCACAGACGCTTGATTGCTTTGTTATGAGCCAAGCAAACCATGCATCCTTTCAGAATCTTTCTGGTGCGACAATACTGAATACATCTTTTCATCAACTTGTTTCCGAGACCACGATGCTGATATTCCTTCAGCACAGAGAACGCCAGTTCCATTTCATCACCTTTGGCAACATGGCCAATTGCAATGAAGTTTAACTCGTAATCCTCGATACAGAATAGAACATGCTGCTTCGGGTTCTTTTCAAAACCTTCACATAGTCTAAGCAAAGTTTCATCTTTGACGTTGAAGCCGAATCGGAGATACCGGCTGTCTTCGTCAAGTGCAAGCAAGTGCTTGGTATACTTGGGATACTCGTTGGGCAGAACCCGACGAACTACGAATGTCATAACTGTGTAGGTTTGTACGTGCTAGGATTAACAAGTACCTCGGAGAATGAAGTGAGAGTGTCGATTGACAACGCCATTGCTGCTTTTGTATATTCAGCTTGGGTGTCAACAAATGTGTTCATAATCGTAGCGATTGGTTCATTCTTGACGAATGTTGATACGAATTTCTTTTTGCCTTCTTGAACTTGGTCAATGGCGATGTTTGCGAATGTTTTAATCATAAATTTTCCTGTGTGTGTGATTTGAGGGTTTTGCAGTTCCCTCAACTGTTGTATATTTATCGCGACCGAAATCGGATAATAGTATACTTTACTGTCCGCCAGGTGTCGGGCAACCGTCAGCCTTTGGATTTGCTTTGCAAGCAGCCAAGAAAGCAGCAAGTTCAGCACTGACTTCGGCGCGAGTTTTCGCAGTTCCGACAACCGGAAGCTTGTCGGCCGCATCGCTGCACCCCATAAGCTTAGGATCGGCCTTGCAAACAGCCTTGAACGCTGCAAGTTCGGCTAACACTTCGGCACGGGTTTTTGCAGGCCCATACGCGGTCACCGCTGGTACATCAGCTTCATTTTTTACGCCGGTGTTGTTGGCTTTATCGCCACATGCCGATAAAGCAACGATTGCTGCCACTACTAATAGTAATTTTTTCATATATTTTCCTTTATTAATGCAGGGTGTCCTGCTAAATGTATTTATCCCCATACTTCCGAATACTTATTTAAAGCGGCTAATCTAGCCATTTTCAATCGCATCTGTACGTAAGGAGATAATTGATGTTCTAGCTTGGGACGATTATATCCAACGTGAAAATCTGTGTCAACATCGTCAAATACATCGTCATCTGCCTCGAAATTACTTTGCCGGTGTTGCGACCGGAGCAGCAGGCGCTGCGACCTTGACATCAGCACTTTTGACAGGCTTAACTGCCTTAGCCTTCTTAGCAGCGGGAGCAGCTTCTGCCTTAGCAGGTGCAGCAACTACAGCAGCGGGTGCTGCAACTGGCTTAACTGTGTCGGCTGCGAAAGCGGAGACCATGCCGAGAGCGGCGATTAAAGAGAGAACTAGTTTCATTTGTGTTTCCTTATAAGTAAAAATGAATGACTTTTTAATGTCATATACTAATAACGCCGTAGCCAGTGTTTCCGTTGACATGTTTCGGGACTATCGGCGTTTAACTGTGATTGATTCTAAATACTCTTGTAGATTGCCATATATGGTAAGCATCATGGCGATCTTACTGTCGTAAATGCGAATGTAGGGTTCGCGCTTTTCTTCTTTAGTTGAGCCCAGATAATACGGGCATTTCATTTTTTTGTTTAACTCAATAAGAAAGTTATACCAACTACCCGGCGGAAGCTTATCAGCAGGGCAGTTGAAGAACTCAATCTCTGCTAATCTAAATGCTGTGTCTCCCATTGCAGTAAGACGCAGACCATCTTGGCGGCCGGTCATCCACCATTGGAAGATGATATCATCTACTGTAGAATCTTGCTCAGGCAGTTGGGCCAGCACCGCCTCAGTTATCAGTCGTTTAGCTGATTTTCGTTCAGGCATCGGGATAGACTTGAGTTCCGCCGGACATGAAGACCACGGTGAACTTGTCTGTTTTAAACTGGACATTTAATTTCCTACAGAGGTTGCGGGCATGTCCTGGATTGGAGAAGCTGGTCTTCTTATATTTAGGTGTGTCCTCGGAGTCCAAGTAGTGTTGTGACTTCAGGTTGAAGGCAGCACCTTCATAGAACACTGCCCAGATACCCGAAGCTTCAACTATTTGATCACACTTATACGAAACTTTATCTACTATTTCAAGTAGAACTTTTGGTTGTGTCCTGCTCAAAATTTACCACCTATTATTTCAACCTGGATCGTTTGTTCTTGAGCCGGGGTGTTTAATTTACCTGACAACAGTTCATTATTATCTGCCAGCAACTTACTCAATTCATCGCGGAGTCCGCGCGCCTCGGCGACCGGCAAAACAACGTCCTTCCCTTGCCGGCCCTCGATGTGTGACACCTTGTCGATGAATCGCTTAATATGAATCATCTGTTATTTATCGTGTGTTGCCTCAGCCTCTGTTTTATATGGGCCGGCGAAATCGTATCGTAGCACGAAAATATATTTGGGACAAAAGATTGACTCAACTGTTGCTCCCTGCTTGATGTTAAACCATCCTGCTGCATAGAAGCATTTACTCTTCGCCGTCTTGGTGAACAGGTGTAGCTTACGCTTGATATCAATCACAGAGTTGTGAACTTTGCCTGTAGTAGGGTACGCCACATACGGCAAGTCGATCTTGGCTCTTGTCTTCTTAACAGGCTGAAATTCAATTTGAACTTGTCGTTTGATTTTACTGGTGTTCTCAAAGTGTGAGACGGCACCGTTAATCTTCACTTCATATCCGGATCCAGTCGCCATTACATTGCCGACCTTCTCTTTCCCATTCGTCACTACCCAATACTGATCTTTAATAATAGGTTTAGCTATTAGCATCGTGTTTCCCTTCATATTCTGCTCCATTAACATAGTATATTTAGCCCTACTTTTACCAGTGATTTACCAACTGGCGTAATCTGATATATCAACGCGAACCTGTTCGCTATCAGAGTTGACATAATCTGCGTATAGATTGGGGCCGATGCCTGATTTGCTTTCTTTGTTCAGCATCACTTCTTCTACTTCTTTGTTATCTTTGAAGATTTTTCGAAGTTGCTTCATTTGGTTCCGGTTCAGCAGTATCATGTCCACATTCCATTTCTGATTTTGACAAGACGGATCATCATGTCAGTATCTTCTTTGTCATACTCAGCTTCGATCTTGCCGACAAGTTTGAAAAGTCGGCTTGATTCTTTGCGTTCCGCTGCGGTGCGATCAGAGCGAAACAGTCTACGAGGTTTGTCACCGCGTTTAACATCTTGTGCATCGTTCCAGGCGCTCCACCCGCTAGCTTCGTACGGATCAGGACGAGCAGGACGAGTAATTTTCCACCAAGTGTAGATGTCCAGAATCTCTTGCGCGTGAATAGCTTGCCTAGTAGGTTTGCCGTAGTTTGGTGAATCTTTGTCAACTCCCATATCTTCGTCGCAGACAAGAGATGCAGTCCATTTAAGACGATCTACGCCTGCTTCGGGACAGCGCCATTCTTGCCACCAGAAACGACGAGTAGATTTGTACTTGGAATCATCCTCGCCCCAACCAACTTGCATCCATGCTTCTTCAATCTCAACATAGTCAACTAGTGATTGGAATACACAATGCAGCAGGCGGTGTTCATATTCGTAATATTGGCCCTTTTTCAGTTTGCTGGTCAGGGCATGTGTCTTGCTGACATAACGGTTGGTGATGTAGTTTCGCATATCTCCGACTTTGCGTTTCGGCCAGGTCACAAAGTCTTGCACCTTGCCGAGTCCTTCTTCAACAATCCAATAACGGACAGGATGTGCGCCGGCGGCTTTTTCGTTCCACTCGTCCCATTCTTCTGATGTTCCGGATTTCAGTTTCGTTGTTCCGCGTATCCAATCTCCGAAAGGACTACACGACCAATAATTGCGGTGCTGTGCTATGATAGTTCTCCCTGTGCTTTTATTCCAAATTCCTCAAAGATATCTTTGGCTATTCTTCCATACCATTGAATGGCATCTTCCTCGTAGTCAAAGTGAGGACTGAGTTCAACATTTTCGTCATTGTCATCAACCCATACATATACACCATTCAGTTCATCGTTTAGCAATCTCATTCTTTCACCATTTCTAGTTGTCCGTCGAACACATACCCGACGCCTCGCAGCCATTCTTCAAAGCGTGGCAGCAGTTCGACCCAGGTTTGTTCACCGGTGATCGTATGCTCAATATGTCGAGCAGGTCCGTATTCGTTATTTTCATCGTCAATGGCGATAAACTTATATGTCATCATTTTCGTTTTCCTTTATTTCTGTCACTGTAACAGAACTGGCACTAAAATTTAACTGCTCGTAAATAAACTCTTTGCAGGCAGCAGCCATTTCCTCTTCAGATTCATAACCGTCTAACCACAACTCAACTATGAATTTTGGCATCATTTTGTATCCTTTGTAATATACAAATCAGTTGCGGAATTGCTTTGCGGTCCATATGAAACGCACTATTAAATGGCATCCCCAAGACTTGAAACTTTAATGTAGTATCCGATGCCCACACATCAGCATACCACGCCGGCTCAAACTTTCCCTGATGTGTGGTGTCATACTGAGTGATTGCGAATTTCATCATTCAACTCCGAAATGTTCTTTAATTGTTTCTGATGCTTGAGATAGTCCGGCATCATACCCGTTGTCCCATTCATCGCGACCATGATCACCGGTGGTTACAGAATCAATCTCGTTGATACATTCCTTCACGATGAGTTCGGCAAAGCGTTTGTTATACAGTTGAAACCAAGTATGGTTGAATGTATACCAATCTGCTACACCCTCTGAGGAAATAGCATTGATCGGTTCAAATGCTTGCAGGGCAAGTTTGTTAATAAGTTCGCTCATTTTGTGTTCCACAGTTTAGCAAATTTCAACACATTCGGGACCTGATCAGGTTCATACGGCAAGACAACAGCACATGCCTTGTCACCGTTCATTGTATGATTCTCATGCCCAAGATGCACATCAGGGAGTTGCTTAATTTTTTCAAACTCTTTCTTGTTAACCCGAAGGACACACTTGCGAAACGATTCGGTCAGCCACTTTTTATAACGGTCATTGTCGCAGAATACCAAGTGAGCAGCCAATACTGAATGAGCCACTAGTGTGGGTGTCATGTAGTCTGGAAACTCGTCTAGCACAGCAATATACAGTTTCATGGTTCTACTGAGTTGTCCTCATCCTCTTCAAATGTGCCGCGTTCTTTCGCATGTTCCTCGCATAGAGTCCGTAGCCAACCGTTGTTATTAGTCCTACCTGGCTTGCCGCATTCCTCGCAAGTCAGCCCAGACATGCTTTCAGCCATACGCACCATGCCATCAATCATTTCATCACCACCATGATAGTAGAATCTCAGTGTGCCAAACTTTTCCTTAACTTGATCGACCACTACTTGACAGACAGCATCGGGCACTTTGCGAAATTGTGGATTGGCAATTTCTTCTTCTATGCGCTTTAGCGTCCAGGGCGAAGGTCCATTTTCGCCGTAAGTGTTGTACCAGATCAACCCTGCTTTGTCACCGTTTATTGCCCTGCGCAAACAGCGGTTGTATTGAAGGGCTGAGGCTCGCTGTTTGCGAGACCAATCGATATGATGCTGGATGTTGGAGCACAGTGCCCTCAGAATATTACCCCATCCTGGACCGCAGGACAGCCCCCAACACATACAAGTTTGGGTCACTGGCGCGTGGCGATCCCGAAACAGTTTCGGAAACTTTTCGCATAGTTGTTTGTCAAGTTCTACTTTCATTATTCTTCTCCAAAGTGTTTGATAATCAAATTAAGTGCCTCTATTGCCCTAGTATTTTCGGCCACATCTTCCGGGTGCAACCAAATTCCATCTGGATTAGAATCTGTTTTCGGATTCTCTCTCCAAGTTTTAAGTTCTGCTTTGAGATACTTTCGATAATCCTTGAGATTTAGCAATGTAATTTTGTCTGCGGTCTCGCCATCCAATTCAATTTTCTTTGCCATTGTCTACCCCCATACCTAAAGTTTCCGGAGAGTGATCCAGGACCATTCGCCCATCTTCATGCTCATAAAAAGAAGCATCCTTGTCATCAATCTTCACAAAAAGATCGGAATGATAAATGTCATAATCTTTGAATGACCCCTTGCCATACACACGAAAGTAAAACTTACCAGTGCCGTGTTCGTAAATCAAGCAACCCTCTGTGCCGTTTGCGTTTTCAATCTTCATTTAATATCTCCCACATAAATTCATTTTCTTTCACATACGCAACTGGATTAAGCCAACCGCTTGCGATACATTCATTGATGATAAATTTGTATTCTTCTGGGCAACGACGATTAATCTCAAACCCTGCGCGTGGTGTTATCTTGATATTATCGTCACTGATAAACCATTTAGGATCACCTTTGCGTAGCATTTTGATACTACTTTTCTTCGCCAGGAATGCCACGCAATACCCCCTTGTATTCCTGATTTAACCATCTGACATACGTGTCGGCATATTCGGCAAGTTTTGTCAATTCGTATTTACTGGTAAATTTCAAAAAGTGCAGACCAACGTTCGGCACATGTGCTGTTCTGACACCTTCGATGATTGCTGCGTCAACAGCGTCCTTGATGTGCTGAGGCTGTGCTGTCAGGTCAACGAGAGTGACATTGCGCTGATAATCATCTTTGACACGATGTTCCACACCGTCGTGGTCTGACCAGCGTGCCAGCATCAAACAATTCCACGAAAATCCTTGCTTATCACGATCAGCATACGCCTCAGTCAGTCCCACTTTGTTCTTTGTGCCTTTCAGTCGCACACCCGGATACGCCGAGAATACATTGTCAGTGCCGTCGCCCCGCATACACTTCTGGAACAGAATGAATTGCGGATCTTCTAGTAGCTTCGGCTCTTTTGTTTTCTTGTCCACAATCAGATTATATTTGTGGTCGTGATAACCTTCAAGCGTAATGTACTGATCAGTGATTCCATTGTACTGGAACACATTCGGCGCAATGCATTGTAGGTAGTCAGTGTCCGAAGAAATTATGTAGTGGGTGTCATCGGGATGCAGATGAATGAATCTGGCAATCAAGTCGTCCGCTTCGGCGTTCGGCTCACGCAAAACACTAGCGTTGGTCTTGTCTCTAAGGTAGGATACAAGCGACTCAAAAGTTTCCCAAAAGAGCCTCGATTCTTCGCGCTCGGATTCAGTAAGATCCTGATCATTTACTACTCGGTTCTTTTTGTAAGGTGCATAAAAATCTTTGCGCCAACTGCGCCCCTCCAAGAGGAACACCACGTGGATGTCGGGTCCAAAACGTTTCGCGATCTTATTGACTGATGCAAAGACAAGATGCAGCGCGTAGCCGACCTTCTCCCAGCTGTCAGCGTTTTTAGATGCCATATGTCGCATCCGAAAGTAAAGATTAGCAGTGTCGATTAAGGCGTATTTATTCATAATATGCTACTATTATAACACTGATCTACGTTGTTGTCAACGGGTGTTTACCCGTTTTAACTTATTTCAGACCGGCCGTCGCCTAGTGGTTTACGATTGATCACCCGCTCGTCACCAGGTGTCAGTGGTTGCAGGTCGCGCTTCTCCGGATCTGCTTGCTCTTGCTCATACATTTCCATAACTACTCCGCGACAAACTTGCTGAAACCAACGGTCGACCATTTCAGCATCAGTGTCATCGTCTTTGATTTTGTATCCAGACTTGATCAGATTGAGAATGAACTTGTCATTGTAGTCCAGTTCAAACGCACCGTTGTTAATATTGTTTGGGTCAATGTCGATTTTCAAAATAGCAACATATGGTTCTCCTGCTGAGGTTGCTTTCTCTTTATCAGTCAGAACAGTTTCCTTGACCTTCTTCGGGGCAGCGGGTACTCTCTTTGCACGAACTTTGGGCGCGACAACTTCAGGTACCTCAGGGATATTAGGAGCTACTTTCCAGTCAACTTCTGGTTTGGGTTTGAATAGATTTTTGAGTTTATTGAACATAGGTTTATTATAGCATACTATTTAGCACTTGTCAACCTTTAATAACTCTTCCATAGTGTAGAGCTTTTTCATATATAGTGACACCTCCTCAAGCACTGACGAGGGCAGATCACCTGCTCTCCGCGGGCCATATTCAACATCAAAGTCAACGTCATTGACACGCTGAAACAGTCTGACCATCTCTGCTACAGTGTAACCTACCCCGTGTCCCAGACATTCAATCTGTCCGCTGGGTTTCTCTACCGCTGTACGAATCGCATTGCATATCTCCATGACATGGACATAGTCGCGCACACAGGTGCCGTCGTTACTACAGTCATAGTCGTTCCCGAAGATAGTGAACTCTCCTCGTTCCGGAGCCTTCATCAGATTGTACATCAGCCCATCGGGGTTAGTAGGCGCGATGCCATCTGAGCCTATCACATTATAGAATCGAAACATCGTGAATGGCATGCCACGCGATTCGCAGAACTCTCTGGTGCAATCTTCTGCTGCACGTTTACTGACACCATAGGGACTCGCACAACCATCTGCTGCTCCGGTGCTGGCCAGAATGAAGTTCTTTGTGCGGATATTTCGCAGCACATTCATGGTGCCATTCAAGTTGGTGTCGTAATATTCATTAGGACGGAGAACACTTTCACCTACATTGACAAGAGCAGCCAGATGAATGACGGTGTCAAATTCTTCACCGTAGTAGGTAGGTGTCAATCGTCTGATATCCCAGCAGGTGTGATCATGGAGTTGAACCTGAGGTATCACAAGATCAATGCCATGTAGTTCATACTCATCCTTCAGCAACTTAGAAAGATGAGAGCCGATATATCCTGAGTTACCTGTTATCAATATTTTTTTCATAGTCCCTCGAATAATCCTGTTCCTGTGTTATTTTCTTCTGGCTCAAAGTCCGGATCTTTAGTCAGATAAGTATCCGTGTCCGTATAGATAATGCGGAACTTGTGCGCGTTAGTCAACACTGATTTAACATCATCAATACAAACGATTGAACGACCTAGCGCCTCGATGAAGTCACTATACTTCACCGTTTTCTCCAGACAAATCTTTGCGGTGTTGCTGTTAGATTGTTTACAGGTGAATTCACTGAAACATTCATTCCATTTGCGAAACACCTTATTTTCTCGGGCCTGATGATATACCAGCGAACCGCCTTCATACCAAACCCACGCTTGAGTGGCATGTTCATACCTATCCAGAATATCTTTAGCCATGTTCTTCTTGGTAGTGGTAAAGAAATACCCGTGATTGAAGTTTTGCGTCCAGCGTTGATTTTCTAAAGCATAAGTCGGCATCTGAATCATCTGTTCCAGAAACGCAATTCCATAGCTTTCTACAGTGCTAGGATTGAACGCTACACGACAACTGGTGATGAAGTCAACTTTTTCTTGTCCGATGATACTGACAGCTATCTTGTAATCAGCACCCATCTTCTTCAGGCGTTCTTCAAACTTCTTTGCTCCGTTCGCATTAGTCATAACTCGCGCCGGCAACTTAGTCTGTTCAATCAAATCCAGATATAACTCGGGGTTCTTACCTTCTTCCCATCGTCCGATGAACAGCACACCCTCGCGAGGCGCGTGATGTTCTTCTAGCAATCCCTTTTCCGGCAGCGGAATTGGCAGCACATACGCCTTGTCAATCTCCAGCGAGTTAAACTTACTCTGTGTGCCGATATAGATGTTGCTCATTTCCAGTTGCAGGCGCATCATTTCATTGACCCCGGGAAGAAACGGATTCTTTGTGTCTTTGAATATCTGACTTTCCAGATGAGTGTAGGCGATGATCTGAATACAATCATCAAGTCCCATGGTTGATGCTACCTGAATGGTTTCGTATGTATTACATACTAGAGAGTCGTATATGTTCAGGCTAATCGCCTTGATAACTGAGTTGCGAAAGTTTGCCATCCGCTCGTAGCAAAAACTATCGCCGTACATGAAAATATTGCTATGTTCAGTATACGGCAACGATTCATCAGGATATATAATAGTAGCATTTAATGATTTTACAAACTCGCTATCCTGTGGTTTCTTATCAGTTATGATATCGACCTTGATACCGTTAGCCGTCATCATTTCAATAAAACTCTTGGCGAACTGTCCGATGCCACCGTGTGGCACCAGAGTCTGATAGCTTACCAGAAACCCAATCCGCTTAATGTATGTCCTCATGCCATGCTCACATATAAATGTTGTTGTAAGTTTAACTTAAATCCATGATTTAAGCAATAGTTTCCGGTATACTCATGGTTCGCTTGATTTTCAGCAAGATTGAGTAGACCCGGTTCCCAGAATGAAACTTTTTCGTCAACGGTTGATCGTTCGGCCATGGTGATCTGACCCTTCTCGGCCCGTAATAGTTTGATCTTTTGTGGGAAGTCGTTATACACATTCATCGGCGAACAGTAGATTTCCTTGTTAGGATTATTCGCCTTCCATGTGTGTGCCCATTCAGGTACTGAACTATAAGGACTTTCCTTATTGTTCGACATGACAAATTTCAGACAGTCTGCTCGTTCTAGAATGAACTTAGACGGTGCCAGATACTTGATAGCTTTCCCGTTCTTTTCTGAACACTTTGGAGAGCAAACAACTGTGACACCTGAGGATAGCGTTCGATCTATCGTTCCATTAGTCTCAACTTGCACTGCTTTGAAATGCGGAATCTGATTGTCCAGAAACTTAGACAGATTAGATTGTAGCAGTGGCTCACCGCCTGTTACCACAAGAACAATGTTCGGGTATGGTCCTAGCCGGCCGGCCTCAACTGTACTAGGTAGATTAGGAAGGGCCCAGCGCGGTACCATATCAAACGGGTTCTCCATGTTCCAGTGATTGCAAACAGTATGATACATACTTGATTCAATCTCGGTGTATGTCATCCAATTACCATCATCAAAGAAGGTATCACAGAATGAACAGGCCAGATTGCACTTACCCAGTCTGATAAACATCGCTGGCATACCTGCATATGGTCCCTCACCTTGTAGAGTGAAAAACATCGAGGTCACATACAGCGAATCTGCTGGCGCATCTTTAAAATACTTCTGACCGATTATTTCATTTGTTCCAAACATTAAAATTCCTTATCTTCACGGTGACCTTGACGCATTGCCATATTGCTAGGTGTCTCTCGTACTTCTACTTTGCAACACCAAACTCGTTCTGCTTCTGCTACGCCACAGTTCGGCAAAAATTCATTGTTCACATACCAATATAAAAAGTCAGCAAGACCTTCGCATCCTGTCTTTTCAACTTCAGTGATCTTTGCCAGACCAAGTGTGCCAAGATTCTTGATGACCTCATAATGTGGGTCATCTTGCGCCAACAGCATACAGTGATCAAACTTATCCTCGAGGAAATCTTTCAGAGGTCGCAACCCGCCATAATCAAAACACCAGTTGCGGGCATCAAGTGTGTCACATTCAAATTCAAACTTGAAAGTAAGAGCATAACCGTGAATGAGGTTACAGTGAGAATCTGAGCGCCATTGACGGTACGCAATCGGGGCAAGATGTGAATATTCTTTTGTGCTTATATATTTCATATTAGTCTTTGTATAGATGTGGTTTTTGACTGATACGCAGATTGATACGTTCCTGTACTAGGGCGTTATCGTCTGCTGAGGATTGCCAGTCGTTCCTGAACTCTGGATCAAAATTCCAAAATGCGGTACTACGAAGCACATCAGGTGAGTACCCTCTGCTTTTCATTTCCCTTACAAGGTTATGGAACCTGACGCGCAGAAACTCCTGCTTGTCATAGAAGAATCGCACATGTCCTGTTCCAAGAGTGAACTTTTCGGGAATGCTTGCTAGAATCGCGTCTTTAGTTTTAGTTCGCAGTGCCCGTTTCAGTGCAGCCGGAACCATAGTAATCTCTCGTAGTTCAGCAACCAGATGCCTACGATGTAGCGTAGCTGGATCGATATTGGCGTTAATGCGTGTCATGCGCTATTATAACATGAGTTGATGTTAAAGTCAACAGTTGTTATACCATTTCTTCAATGATACCCAAAATCTCTGCTACCGCAAAAAATATACCTGCTAGGAATAGGGTACCGAATGACAGATTATATGCTGCTATTATGCGTGGCCCGCTTTTGGCAAAGCTGATGTATTTGTGAAGTTTTGGGTCAGGATGTGCGGTTTTCAGCTGGACGTAGCCAACTCCGTCTTCCCATTTCTTGCCTTCTACCGCATCTACTTTGTCCTTCAATGCTTTCATTATCTCTATTTGTTCTTCATATTCTTTCATTTGGTTTCCTTTGATAGTTCTGATTGGTATACACGTTGGCGTAGATTACTGCTGCTGAAACTGTGGTCACGCCCATTAAAGACGATTTCGATGTTGCGGCGCATACAGATATCTCTTCCGGTAAATGGAACGTCTTTATACTCTACACCCAAAATACGAACATCAACTGGCAGAATAAGAAGCAGGTCTTCGAGGTCCTTCTCAGTCTCATAGATAACAACTTCATCCACATTACGATTCGTGCCCAGCTGTATCTGACGCTCAACAATGCTCTGCACCGGCTTGTTTTTAATACCCGGACGATCAATAGTCGGATCAGTTTGTAGTCCAGCGATTAGATAGTCACAGTGATTCTTTGCTTCAGCAAGCATTGCCACGTGACCTGCATGAAAAAGATCCCATGTACTGAAAGTTATTCCTATTATTTTACCTTGCTTTTTTAATTTTTTCATTTCATTTAAAACCATTTTTTTACCTCTTTGCTTAAACACTCTGATTTACCTGACATACATAACTTCGGTATATATTTAAAATCCGTATTCATTTTTAAAATATTTTGTTCTCGTAGGAAACATTCATATAGAGATCCGTTGACTATCCAGCATACTTTACCACCATTATTTTTTATAAAATTATAATACCTGGACCGGAGATTTATCGTAATCCCCACTTTATAAAACTTAGTACCATCTATATCGTTTAGCTCCAGAAAATAAAGTACGGCCGGCTTACTTTTAAGTTCTGGTTGTTTGTCAAACACCTTATCACAATATTTTCCTGGGCCCGAACTGGCAGTACATATCTTACACCCTGCCCCATTTTTATGAAGTTCTGGTTTTTGCCAAAACTCGCCATGCTTAGGACAAAACATCCTCATCTTTATACTGTTACGAATATAAGTTGCATCATCATAAAAATAGTATCCATTATGAGTTTGCAAAAACTGTTCCTTTATATTATCCCACTTACACGCAGCGTTGTCACCTTTGCATTTGGGACATCCGTGTCCTCCTAAATGATCTGATGGCTTCTGTGAAAAATCACCATGTTCAGGGCAAGTTATATTTACCTTTTGTAACATTGCAATGTAAATAACATTTTCATATTCGTATTTTCCGGAATGAATTTTAAAGGCTCGTTTAATAAATTCCTCTTTCGTTGTTCTTTTTGTCACGGTGTTACTCCTTTTCAGTATTTATCACCGCCTGCGTGTTTTATGTCAAAAGTTCTTTACTCTTGTTGAATATCATCTATTATTTCCTCAATGATAGGTCGGTCTTCGATTCCCGAGGTGACGCTATATTTCTTCCCACATATCTGATACTCGTCCGTCCAACTGTGTTGATTGTTACTTGAACTATCAGGTGTTGTCAACTCAAAAACAGTAGTAAGATGCTCATACTCGACACCCAGATATCTGGCGTCGCTCAGGCCCCATTATTGTACGAAGCCATGCACGACTTTGTTCTGGTGTCATCGCTGCATGTTTTTCTCTGATAGATTTCCAGTCAGCCTCATTGAGGTGTCGTGTGTTCATCATCTGTCCCCTTTTTGGTGCAGGTGCATCGGCGACCCTGGTCACAATCATGTGTACACGCAGACTCTCCGGCATACTTGTTTGCGTACCATAGCAATCCCATTACGATAATATAAGACACACCAATGATACAAATTATTTCTGTCATATACTACCTTGTCTGGCTATTTGATAGAACTCTGCCCGGGCAGCGGGATCAGTTTTGAATCCGCCACCAAGCTTGCTGGTCACTGTTGAACTACCGGTATCTTCAACACCGCGGGAAGCAACACATAGATGCTCTGCTTCAATCATAACCGCAATGTCATCTGTTTCCAAAATGAATTGCAGGGCATGATAAATCTGTTCAGTTAGTCGTTCCTGAATCTGAGGGCGCTTACTGAAATATTCAACTACACGATTAATTTTACTCAGTCCAAGTACCTTTTCTTTAGGTACATACGCGACTGTCGCTTTTCCTACGATAGGAAGTATGTGGTGTTCGCAAGTAGAATACACAGCAACTCCGCGTTCGACGACCATTTCATCGTATTTCATTTTGTTCTGGACAGTGGTACATTTAGGGAATGCTTCAAAATCAAGCCCCCATAGCACTTCGTTTACCGCCATTTTAGCCCAGCGCTTTGGAGTTTCGGCGAGGGAATCATCAGTGAGATCCATTCCGAGAACCATCATGATTTCAGTGAAGTATTTTTCAATAACATCAATCTTGTCTTTTCGATCAAACGGTGTTGGCAATGTGGGAGTTTCAACTCCACATTTGACCAGATGTTCGTGAACTTGTTGACCCAATTCTGGATCCGTCTTCTGTTTATTGTATGACATATGTACCTTCCTTTGTGATGGTATGTTTTTGATTTTTGAGACCATTGTGTCTCATACTTATTTATCTGTTGTATCGGCGTTTGTAATTTTTAGCAGTGTATTACTTCGCAGCAATAGTTGTTTAAGGCACACGCAGCCTTCGCCAGCCCTTCTACCTCTCCGACTAATAACTCTGTCAGACAGGATATGTCCTTGTCAAAGTCTTTATCAACCGAAGAGATAACACCGATAACTGGTCGACCCGCTGAATGAAATGCTCTGGCCAGAACAAGACCAGAGTCACTTGTTACATTAACGAGAATGATTGGTTCAATACTTTGATTCACGGGTATACTTCCGATAATCTTTAGTCATTCGCAGGCCTGAGTTGTCGCCTTCAAAAATATCACAGATACGATCAATGGTTTTGTCATTGTAATCGCTGATCTTGCCCATGTTCTCATGCGGGTATGACAGCAGACCATACAGCTTGTTCATCGCATCAGGGATGCTCCAGGGAACATATAGTCGTTCAAAGTCATTGGCGAATGTTTCTGGGAACGAACGATACGCAGGATACAGAACGTTGCAGCCAAGAGTATCACCTTCACTTACGGTGTTGCTGACCCAATCTTGAAGCGCACAGTTGAATACTACGCGGGTATTGTTCAGCAGATCATAGTATTGATTCTTTTCCAAGTCTTCGTATACAGTCAGCATACCACGCGCCTGCATGTCGCGGGTTCGTGCCATGTAAGATTCATTGTTAGACTTCAACTTGCCACCGCTGAACACACAGAACTCAACTTTTGAGTTGGGCAACTCCTGATGCCATGCTTCGATCATGTCCATGTAGAAGTCAGGTTGCTTCTCCTGATCCCATCGTGCTGAGAAAGCTACGCGAGGTAGACGTTCATCAAACGGGATAACTTCTTTCACTCGACTAAGCACTTCTGCCTTGCCGAATGCCAGACCACTGATATTGTAGATAGGCGCTTCCCATCCCGCAATCTTCATATGGGCGACCATTTCTTCGTTGGTCGCAAGTACGCCATCTACAAACGAGTCCAACATCTTTTCATAATGACCCATCCACTTAGACATACCCCATACATGAACAAAATCATCAGGATCAATGGACTGAGCAAGACAGCGAACATAAATCCGAGGGCGCTTTGATTGGTCGACCTGTTGAAGTATATAGGGTAAAGACTCCATGCCCGGTTGAAACATATCCTCAAAGTAGACCACATCATCGCTTGTCACCTCTCCTGCTTTCATCAGTTTGACCAGATTCATCAACTGACTCATGCCGAAATAACTACGACCATGCGCGTCCAGAACTTGTCCCGTTACAATAGCTTGATCGTTACTGAGAGTCTCCCCCGGCACCAGAATATAATCAATGTTACGACTCTTGAATACTGCTTCATTCCAGTCTTGGAGTTGAAAGGTGTATCTACTCTTATATTTTTCGAGTCCCATATATATCAATTTTCGCATAGTTGTTCCTTAAATTCTTTAAACTTATTATACAGCATTTCTACTGTCATGTCACTCTTATTGGACTTCCTTCTATTGTCAATTCCATTAATAAGTCGCAGATTTATCACCGATCCTATAATCTCTGCGGGTATCTTATTCGCCCAGCCGTCAGTTATGGATACAATATGGTCCAAATGAATGTCCTTGTTTCGTTGTTGACCGGCGAAATATTTATTAAAGCTTTGGTTTGTTTCTCGCCACACTGCTTTTCGGTATAACTCATGCTCACCTATCTCACTGGGATCACGACATTGTCCATTCGCTATTTTAGTTAGCCAGGCCTTCTCGTATCCACATGTCCCGCATCCTGTTCCTGATAGTAAAGTGTTAGGTTTAATCATAAATGGTCCATGATCCGGGCATACTACTTCTATTTTCGTATGAGCGTTTTTATATGGAGTTTTAAATTCATATTCAGGAAACAACTGGTGCATTTGTTCTAAAAATTCGTCGGGAGTCTTTTTGAGACTTCCGCCGCATTTGGGACATCCTCCACCCTTCATGTCATTTGGCCATTTAAAGAAATATCCATGCTCACGGCAGCCAACTTCAATTTTAGTAGAACAGTTGACATATTGAACCCGATCCAACAAATACCTATCACCATGATAAGATTGTATTTCTGTGATTATCTGTTCAGTTGTTTTTCTAAATGGCGAAGGACCTTTTTTAACACCTCGGATTTTACTAATTCGTTTTTCAACATGATCCGGTGATTGTTTACTCATATATGCTCCTATATAGTATTTATCACCGGTATTGTTTTTTATATAGTTCTAATACTAAGTAGGCCCCAGCCCCATGTAGAATAGTTTTCTCATTTTCTTTCTATGTCCTCTTCTATACATTCGGTGCCGTATTGAACTTCAAGGATATGAACATTAGTGTCAGTGTTATTCTGACCCTGATGCCATACTTCTTTGCCGATGTTGTAAGTTTCGTTTTCACGAATATTAATACGCTGGAACATATCTAAATATGTTGTACCAATGTCACATTCACCTTTAAGGATGTACCAATGTTCTTCACGCTTAAAGTGACGTTGCATCGACAACATCTTACCAGGTTCAATGACTAACTCTTTTACTTTGTATCCCGGTGCTTCATGTAGCACACGATAGTAACCCCATTGGCGGAATGTTTTAGGGCTTTTCCATTCTTCAAGAATCCAGGACGAACTATTTATTTTGTTCTCACCGCCGATGCCAAACTTGAAGATGATATCCTTAATTCGCATTTCGGGAATGTTCACCGCTGTCCGGTCTCCGCCGTTTGCGAATATGATCGGAAAGCCGGGATAAAATGCTTTGACTTTTTCAAGCAAGTCACACGCCGACCCATCACTATCATCGAATGCCATTACTTCATCAACAGCTTTCATGTTGTTGACAATAGCAGAACGCTCGGACCAAGGCAAAAATGCTCTGCCCTTCTTACGCACCAGCCATTCATCGCTGTTGACTCCGACGATAAGATAGTTGCCGTAAGTCTTTGCAGAGTTAAGCAACAGAATATGTCCAGAGTGAACAGGATCGAACCCCCCAGACACAACTACTATGCAGTCTTTATGGACGAGCATTTTCTACCCAGCAGTCGCGCGGGAACTTGCCAGTCACCGCCTTCTGAAACTGACGATACGCATAATCGCGCATATCATATAGGGTTGCCTCATCATACCGATACCCGAAGTCCTTACAGAACTCCAGATAGTTTTCCAAGTCCTCAAAGATTTGAGCGACACGCGGGTTAGATTGATAAGCGATCTTTGCCATTTTGTTTTCCTTTAAATAGCGAGTTGTTGAATAGGCCGAAACCTGTTATAAAAAATCGTGCTGCCGTTCTCGCCGTCTTCGGAGACTTCGATTTGAACATCACGGTCTGGGTAACGAATAGCGATTTGTTTATATAGATCATCGCTAATCATTTCACAGCTTTTGTAATCCAGTTCAAGTGCTTTTTCGCTGTAGAGCGATTCGCACCAACGTTTAAATTGGATGAATTCTATGTCCCTGTTGGAGTGTTCAACCTGAATGTCCACACGAAAATGAAAAATATGTCGATGTGGGGAGCCAAGAAAACTTACATCAGCAAGGTCGGGGTGAACCGCTGCTAACGGGTAGAAATGAATCCCCTCTTTCTGAAATGTCACAAAGATAGTGCGCGTTGCGGTGTCACTTACCTTGTTTATTTTGTCTACAAGTGCTTGAGTTCGCTGATCCATTAGTAATTCCTTGTTAGTGCAGCCCATGTGAGCCATTGATGGAAAGCATTATAAACATTCTCTGCTTCCCTCGCATCTTGTTCTACTCGGACGCCGCGAACATAAAACCCAGTTTTTGTCACGCGAAGCATCTCACCGGATGCTCCTGTAGTCATTGTTATCAGGTCCTCTTGATTGTCAATTTCCACTACATCGCCCATGTTATTCTCCTAAAGCCTCTGTGATGGCATCATCAGCATCTTCAATAACTTCGTCAATTTCTGGTTCAGCTTCTTCGGTGAACAGAGCGTTGAATTGTGTCAGTGAGTTTACTGTCTTTTTACCGCTGAATCCTTGACCAGCTTTGAACTGCATCCAATACCTGGAATACTTCTCAACTAGATCAAGAGATTTTTGACGATCTTTCTGGGCAAAGACTTCATCGATGATCTTCCCAATTTCAACGTGTTCGAAGGTGTTGTTCATCAACATACTTGGGATGACACCTGAATCATATTGACGATTTGCTTCTTGAACTGCGACCATATGCTGATAAACATTGTGACCCTGAATCAGCGTATAGCTGAGAGTGTCCCAAGATGTTTTTGTTTCTTTACCGTGTTGTCCTAGAAAGCCTTTGCCACGATAGCAAAGATCCTTAAGTAACATTTTATCAGTTATTGGACTGTCTGTAAAGGCTTTATGGATACCTTCAGCCAAAACAGCATCACGAAACTTCCGTGTATCTGTTGAGTAAGCCTTCTTCTCCGCGGTCTTTTCCATGGAGTAGGTCCATTTCTTGTCGTGCTTGAAAGAGTTATTGTTGTAAGCCAGACCCTTAGCAGCACCGAAGAACGGGCTGGCACAGTCGAAGCTGATAGTCAGATCAGGGTTGTGATACTTTCGGACAGCACGTTGAACATCACTGAATAACACAGCGTATTCTACTATGGATGTGCCCAGGCAGTGAATCCAGTCATGCTTACCTTGTTCTAACAATCCATCGTGGATAAAGTTAATCAGCCGGATAAGGAACAGATGAATGTCAATCTTAGTCTGACCTCCCATAGCCCAACCGTTGAAGTGATTATCGGGATAGACCTTTGGGTCACAATACTTCTTCATCTCCTGATACCATGACTCGCTTTGAGTGTGGTTCAGTCCCTGCATCACATTCAGAAACTTACACTTACCCGTTCTGTTTGCGATAAAGTATTCATTGTTGATGTGCGTGGCAGTGATAGCGTCTTGAATAGTCTTGATGCCATGTAGCGAGTTACCGTTCTTATCCTTCATCCCGTATGTGCGAAGCGATTGAGACGGAATATCAAGACACATGCCGTAATCCGCAATATCTTCCATCCAGGCTAATACTTCCCGTCGTTTCTGCATGGCCTTAGGACAGTTAGGATCCTTCCAATCAGCCGGCCATTGCCCCTTAAGGATTTGAAACCCGCCGGAGTCAGCAAGAATAAAAGAACCCGGCTCTCGCTTAACGACAATACTCTCGGAAGGATTTGTTTTGTATGAAGTTAAATCAGCATGGCCTGCACTATACAATGCCCATTTATATGGGAATAATGCCTGTTTACTATTGAGAAAGTTTAGAACTTCCGTATCCGGTATACCAATGGGAAGTCTTGCTTTCTCGAAATAGTTATTGCCCTCACGCTGTTTGCCTAATCCAGATATAAAAAATGAAGATAAGGCCGGCAAAAATAAGGCCCATTCTGGATTTTGTGTTGCGGTTAAGTTTACTTGAGTCATATGAATATTATATAGGATTAATAGAAGATAGTCAACATTATTAGCAAAGCCAACTATTATTTGCCCGCACTGCGGAAAAACAGGGAAAGGTAGCGGAATGATTGCCTATCATTTTGATAAGTGTAGATTCCGCTAATCTCTCGATCATACTTTTACTTCTGGTTTGACCAGTGCCACCACCATGTCTATTTTGTGTTTAATATCGTTTTGCTGATCAAGCAAGTATTTGACTGCGGGATATTCTTTAGACAATCCAAGAATATACGCCTCATTTTCCATCTTCGTAATGGCCCATGTAATCGCTGCCTCAGCATCAGGACTTAATCCGATCATCGGGACGGCGCTGCTCTGTCCGCTCCAGCCAGCGCCGTCAAATACTTCGGTATTCTGATTGCTGGGATTAAACCGCACCATTCCTGTCATCGGATTATTGTTCATAGGGAAATACGGGTAACTAGGGTGCCCGCCGTTAACGATGATAGACCCGGTGCCGCATACAGCCTTGATCATTTTGCTTGTGCTGGTAGTAGATAAGTGTAAACTGCGACACCGCTGTCAACCGTGATTTTCATTGCTCCAGCATCAGCGATATAGACCTTCTTGTCACCGACTAGGTCCATGATGCCAAGAAACTGCTTGACCGGCCACATCCAGGTGCGACTTAGTGATCCCTTAACAGTAGGCTGAAACACGAAGTTACCAGAGTGAGTGCTTGCGTCACCGAAGTAAATCTTCAGATCGCCATTCTCGACTTTGGTGACAAAGTTTGCTTCTTCTGAGTTAGCTGATGCTTGCTTTTTCAGACGCATGATACCAGCGATAGTTGGTTCAAACTCGACGTTCCAGGTTGCACCAGCAAAAGTGACTGCCTTGACCTTTTCGTCAACGATAGACTTCAACATCAGTCGATAATCGTTGATGAAGTCGCCGGTCTTCGTTTCAAAGTGAATACTACTTGGCACATCTGCTCCGTCTTTCTGTACACGGGTGACGTTAACGGTTGATGTATCATCGTAGTCATCAAAGCCCAAAATAGTTTTCAGCTTGCCCAGATTAGGCATGCCAAATACGCCGATAAAATCAGCGACTGGCTTGGCGAATGTTCCGCTGACGATAACAGACTTATCTTCTGCTACGGCGTTGATAGTTGTTTCCTTATCAGTTCCGGTAACCTTGATAAGTTCTACGCAGCCCAGACCGTGCGTGTGTTCGATTAAATCTTTGAGGACATCCTTCATATTTTTTCCTTTATGTTAAACTATTTACATAGCGTTAACGTGTATTATATAGGAATATTTTACACAAGTCAATGACTTAAATGCCCAAGTGATGATAAAGGGATAAATAAAAGTGAGAGCCACGGAACAACGAATTCCTGCCCTCTCTAACGCTACAAAGGAGCAATCAGCATGACTATTTATTATCTCTATGTTAAGACCCATAAAATAACAGGTCTTAAATATCTCGGCTACACAGGAAAAGCAGACCCATATAAATACCTCGGTTCCGGTGAGTATTGGAAAACACATCTCAAAAAACATGGAAAAGAAATCACGACGGAAATATTACATGAATGCCAATCTAAAACAGAAATCAAAGATCGCGGGTTGTATTACAGCGAATTATGGAATGTAGTGGATGCCTGTGATGTCCTGGGCAAAAAGACTTGGGCCAACCTAAAACCTGAAGCCGGGGAAGGTGGTGATTGTGGTCCTAAAGGACGAGCGGAAATTTCACGCAAAGGTAAAGGACGGACACATTCTGATCTAACTAAGCGTAAAATGAGCTATTCACATACTGGTACCATAATGTCTGGCATTACCAAGGAAAAGATAGGACTTAAAAACGCCGGCAAGAAACACACGGATGCCTTCTGTGATTTACATCGAGGGCCCAATAACAAGTTTTTTGGTACAGGCCCGTTTAACGGAAAAACTCACTCCATCGAGACTAAGGAGAAGATTAGTGCCAAAAATACAGGGAGAAAGCACACCGAGGAGGCCCGTCTAAACATAAGCAAAAAGATGGCCGGAATAAAAATGGCTGAAGTGACTTGTCCCCATTGCTCCAAAGTAGGAGCAGGAGGGGCAATGAAACAATGGCACTTTGATAAGTGTAAGTTTAACCGAAGGTGAATAGAGAATCAACTGTAGAGTTGGTGTCTGTATTGGAACGTAAGTCCCAGTTCATAACACCGAGTAAGTTGTCGATCTTTTCATCAACTAACGTCTTTTCCATTAATAGATTGTCGAACGGAAGTTCTTTGAACCATTCTGGCAATCTCATTTCATCAACTGGGTATGCAATGCTGGTGTAACCCAATGGGTTGTTTTTCAGCTTACATACCACAATCTTCATGCCATCCATGATCTTCATTGAGTAGTTGTCGTTATGGACTCGACGCAGCCAGTTCCAGTTGATAGCAGCCCGAACGTGACCAGGCATGTTTGCCCTGCCTGTTCGACTTTTCTCTTCCGCTTCACCATACATCGTCAGCTTGTTAACTGACTTAGGCGAACCCTTTGTCCATCCGTCTTGGTTGCCCAATTCAGTTTTGAACGTCTTGATAACCTCAATGATATCCTGACGATCTTTACCATCAAGGACCATCTCCAACACTCGCATCAGGAACTCTTGAACATACTTAGGTGTGTCAGCGCGTTTCAGATCAAGACCCATAGCCTTGATTTGACCAATGCCGAATCTGACACCGTTCTTCTTAGCCTTGTCCATGTCATACTGATCCAGACGCTTGCCTTCTTTGTCGTAGATGTTCAGAGCATACCGCTTCTTAGTGATAAACAACGACCGATCAGCAACCAGTTCTCGACCTGCTTTGATGATTTCGCCGTTCTTGCGTGGAGCATGAAACGACTTCTCCATAAAGCCAGCGAACCCGTCATTGATCTGATCAGCGATATTGTCGTACAACTGAATAGCAACGTCTTTGCTCCAAGTCATTGTGCTAGCAGCAACTTCATCCTTCATCAGAGGCCATGCAGAGAAATAACAAGAGTCAGTGTCACCGTATACGATTGCTTGCCCGGTGTAGTCATACTCTCCGGTGACGATTTCATTGATGTGTGCGCTCATGTGCTTCACAATCTGCCTGCCTGATAGAGTAACCGATTGACCGATACGCTTATCGTAGAAACGACAGTGTTCATTCAACAGGGCACCGTAAGCTGAGTTCAACAAAATCTTTCTGACCAGTTGTCGCTTGTCCCAATAATCTGTAAATTCCTTTATTTTCTCCTGTGAAGCGACTATCTTCCCATTTTTAATCACAAGGTTATGCAACTTCATATATTGTCGCAATTCCGATACATTTCTGGTTTTTACCAAGTGTTTAATATGTTCTACATCCATTTTTGCATAATCTTTCTGTCAATGATAAATAGTATTTATAGGAGATAATATGGGGTTAAATAAAAAATACAATGAAAGCACTTACTCTGCTGCCGTAAAAAAACTCGGTTACACCGCGTTGGAACCTTATAATGGTATCACCTTTAAAATAAATCATATGTGTCATACCTGTAACAATATTTGGAATACGCAACCCAGGCAAGTCTTGAATGGAATAGGTTGTCGTCATTGTTTCCAGTTGAGAGTTCGCAAACCGATTGACTTGGTAAAGACGAGTTTATTGCCCGGTCAATGGGAAATAGTTGACGATAACGAATACAAAAACTCATATTTACCGCTGCATTTTAAACACCATTGTGGTCATATAGTAAAGTCTTCCCTCGAGGTAATATTACGCACTGACGAACACCGCAAACGTTGTCCGGTTTGCACCCCACATAAAATAAGAGAAGGAACGTGGTCAAAACCAGTCGAACATGATGGCCGTAAATATTCATCAACCTTGGAGGCAACGTGCTGTGAATATCTTATTGGTAAGTTTGGATTATCGGATATCATATTACAAAAAGAATATTCGGTTGATGATAGAAGAACAGCGGATGCATATATTAAAAGTTTGGATACTTATGTAGAAGTTAGCAGTATAGGAAAAGAATGGTATTTAGAAAGGATTTACAGAAAACGGGATCTTGTAAAAAACTTCATCTTCGTGTCATCCCTTTCTCAACTACGGACTATGATTAAGTAAAGCTACCATTTCATCGTCTACATCTATCCCCGCGGCAAGTTCAGAACAGAGTTTCATTTTCCGTTGTTGAGCCTTACGATCACTGTACCACTTACCAAGTAGTCCCGGGATGATACCTTGATTAGCATACGAGAAGATCGTGCCGTTCGCACTGATCATCCATGGATTGTGACTGTCAAAGATCATCTTCCAGATTTCAGCAGCACTTTTCTCCTCAGTGCGTCCATCTTCGTAGTCAATCGTCAGCAGAGTGCCGCGTTCTTGGTTCATGATCGAGGTGTATTCTAACGACCCGAACAAACCTTCCCAGAGGACACTTCCCGTCACATCATCGTCGCCATCTTTGTGGCGTTTCTTCTCACGTGCCAGTCTCATGCCCTTTTCGTGCATGAACTGATCTGTCAGTGTTTGTCTGACCTGAGCAATGATGGTTTCTGGCGCCATGTTAAGCGCCCGGATCGTTGAGGGATAGAGCGAGTTAATGTCAACTGCTCCGACCCATTCGTGAATTCCCTTTTTGGGAGTAGCAACATAGGCACCTGCCGCTTGTTGTTGGATATCATCATTTTCAACCCTTCGTTTTTTATCAGGAACTACCAGACCATGATCATGAGCTTCGTTCATGATCGCCATTTCAACCATTGCCACTGTACCCATGACAACCGGAATCAACACGGTGTTTTCGTGTGCCAGTTGATTTGCCAGTTCAAGAAAGTGAACTTTAGCATGGATCTTATATACCAACTTCGTATCTTGTCTGTTGTATTCAATGAACTTTTTGAAGTCTTTGTTATACAACTGATCCAGAGTACCCTCGTATGAAGTCTTGTTTTCGTGAACTTCTAACTCGCCAATAGCATCTAGTTTGTAGCTGTGGCGACTCTCGTAGTTGTACTTTTTGTAGAGTTGAAGATAGTCAAGATGAATACGACCGATCAAGTCGTAAGTTGTTTCTTCTTTGCCGAAGCGTTCGTATGTGCGAGCCTTAGGTAGCTGACCTAGTAAACAGAACTTTCGTGTGTCGTTCTTGCTCATAACTCGGGTGACACGATTAACCATGTAGGGTATGTCGTATCCTTCAGAGTTCCAACCAGTTAACACATCGGCATCGTCAATCAACTGAAAGAACACATCGAACATGTCCTTCTCACTGGTGAACAGCATGGTGTCCTCGAACGAATCGCAGATTTCTTGTGCTGTCTCCGGCGTCATGTGCTTAGGAGCAATGACAAGAGTGACAAGACGATCAAGCCAGTCAAGATACATTGAGATAGCAGTGATCTTGTTCATCGCTTCTGATGCAGGGGAGAAGCCTTTGTCAGGATCGAAGTCAGTTTCAATGTCGAAGAAGCAAGTGTGAAGTTTGGGAGCATCAATGTTGCGATAGTTCTCACTAAGGCATCTGCCCACAACGCCAATATCACTCTCAAACATTTTCTTGCCGGAGTTTATTCGTCGTTCTTTTTCAAACTCTGTTCGCTTTCGGCAGGAGAATCGACTGACCGGGAGTGCGGTGCCCGCACTCAGCCCGCGATACTTGCCTTTGGGATCCGCGTAGTAAAATGTATAGTTTGCCTGATACTCTTTATACTGACGCTTACCGTCCTTGTCCCGTTCTACAACAACGATCTGCTCAGAGTCTTTATTGTGGATTGCGTCAACAAATGACATTAGAGAGTTTTCCCGACTGCTTCCAGTACGGTATTTAGCGCGTCATGGTCAACATTAGTCTGACCAAGTGAGGCTTTATGAGCGATTTTCATTGCCCGTTTTAATATACTGGGTTTGATTTCTAACTCCTCACCTACTGCTTTGATAGTATCAGTTAATCCCCCGCTGAGAGTTTCGATTTCGGTCATGACCGGAAGACACTCGTTAAAGAGCGCGTTTAACTTTAATTTTTGGTCGCCACTAAAAATTGTATCCATGATAAATTCCTTTAAAGATTCATTATATAACGAATAAATCATAAAAGCAAGTAGTTTGGTATAAATAGATAGTGCGGTTCGCTGGTGATCAGACCCTAACCGCTCTAACGCTTTTGAGGAGCAATCAGCATGACTATTTATTCATACAAAAATCCACCCGATGGATTTTATACATACGCATATTTGCGTGATGATAACACCCCGTATTACATTGGTAAGGGACAGGACAAGCGAGCATGGAAACACGCAAAAACGGAAGTATTCAGAACACCCAAAGATCATTCCAGAATAATTATTTTAGAGGCCAACTTATCAGAGGTCGGCGCGCTTGCTTTAGAAAGATTTTATATTCGTTGGTACGGTCGCAAAAATGAAAACACCGGTATACTTCGCAATAAAACAGCGGGCGGTGAGGGAATTTCTGGTTTTAAACATTCCCAAGACACTAAGGATAAGATCAGAGAAAAACGCCTCGGCTCCATTCCATCATCAGAGGCGCGTCTTAAACAAAGTCGGGCATTGAAGGGTGTAAAGAGGGGACCACATTCCTTGGAACGCAGAGCGGCTATTAGCAAAAGTAGAAAGGGATATACATATTCTACAGATCGTAATGCTAAGGTAGCTGCCGCCCATACAGGAAAGAAGCGAGTTGAGCATGGAATAAATATGACCGGGGCTAATAATCCGTCATTTGGTAAACACTGGTTTAATAACGGGGAAGTTTCTATTTTAACCTTTGATTGCCCCGAGGGGTTTGCACCTGGAATGCTGAGATAACTTTATTTTAGCTTAGGTTTACCGAATACAGTTTCGCGGATAGTCTGTCCGGTCTGTAGTTTGCGCTCGTATAATCTCATTTTCCTGTCCAGACGGCGTATAGTCCGGAGTTATATTCACCACTATATACAGTGCTTAACTTAGTTTTTACAGCGGCTTCTAATTCTTTCCCGGTGTCATTGGGCTGCACATCAAATGCAAAGTATAAGGAACCATACCCGCCCTTACCAATATACTGTCCGCCTAATTGTCCCATGATGATGTCAATCGTCTGATCAGCCTTTTTATTACGTTTTTCATCATACTGTTTATCGCCTCTCCGGGCGTAGGGATCTATTTTTATGGTAGTTAAATTATCATCATGGACAGACACATACCCTTTCATATCCACGCCCGGGATTCCTGATATGCTAACCCAGTTCTTGCGGCCGCCAGGTGTTTGACTTGTCCCGGCTAGTAATGGTAACTTCAATATAGTCAGCACAATGCCGTATAATGCTTTGGCCAGACCTATGCCACGATAGTCCTCGTCAACTGTGATTGTTCCAACTTTAACAGCATTCTTCAGGGGAAAAGATTTTGCCTTATCCACAGTAAGTTCACCGATTAATTGACCCGGTGCTTTTAGTTTTTGTTGTTCTCGTTCCCAGTCGCGTACTCTACCATGGAATCGACGGCGTTGAATAACTGGCTTTGATTCTGCACCTCTTCGTTTAGCCTGAATAAAGTCTTCTCCGTTCGGATCCCAAATTCTAATAGCGGTGCTTCCCCAGTTACCACTCCCTATACTGTACAAAAGACCGCTGCCACCTGGTAAGGCAGATACTTTCTTGCCGGAGTCTGTGCCACCTAAATAGCCCTTACCACCTTCGTAATCGTCAGGTCGTAGTCGTTCAATCCCCTCATTGATAAATTCATTTGCTCTCATTGGAATATCTCCGGATGTTCCTTGCCGTATATCTTGATATACTTTCCGGCCATGGCATCAGCCAGTACTTCGATGGGGCTGCCGGGATAACTGTCGCCGTCTTTGACCATGCCCATCTGATATTGTCTGGTATGGGTGAGTTCGTGGAAAACAGTACGGAGAATGTCAATAAGGTTTCTGTTCCCGACATAAATCCAGATCGTGTTGGCAGCAGGAGTGTTCAATCCAGTGTGGTGACCTTCTCTGGCTGCGTCTGAGTCTTTGCTTAGAGTGATCTTGGGATATGGTTGTTGAATATGCAGCACTTCTATAGCCCACTTGATGAAGTCTCTGGTTTGTTCGTCTGAATTATCATCACCTTCTTCGTGTAGTTTGTCTTTGATCAGATCATGTGGCGACTTAAGGTGCTTTCGTTTGAACATATCATGTAGTGCATCGTCTGTAAGATTATGTCTACGGGCAATTTTGTGCATAAGATTGTCAAGGGCACTGTGACCGTGAGTAAGGTGGCTTGGTAGTTGACGCTCTAGGTCATTTAAAGCTGATTCTGTGATAAATTGATTGGCGCGCATAGTGTATTTATGCTAGGGAGAATAAAGTGTCGCTCTTTAAATAAACCCGGGCACGACTCCATTGTTATTAGGGTGAGCGACGACCCCACACACGCAACTAAGTTGCGGTCCTAAGGTGTGTTCAGGTAAAATACGGATCAACGATAACAATGGTGCCGTCTCGCCGCATCATTGCATTCTCGGTATGAAGGTCCCAACCGAGTCCAGATTTGAGTCCAGCATGATACAACCTGGACATTGTCAAATATAATATTCCGAATTGTTTGCTGACTACCGGGTCAGCGAATCTCTCAGCAATCAACTGAGGCATCTCCTGCCAACTAGGAGGCCAAGTACCCGGCTTCTTCAACATGCTGACTACATTGCTCCAGGGCGCTCTGATCTTTGCTAGATCACTCAGCAACCACACTATGCGTTGCTCAAAGCTTTTGTCTGGAATCGGCAACAGTCGTTCCATTGCGATTTGTCTATACGGCGTCCCGTTAATTTCAAACACAGTAGTTCCTTGCCCACCAATATCAATAAATCGCGGCAGATTAGGTAACTCCGGATGCTTTTTACAGAATTCATAAAAGGTCATAAAGCCTTTTTCAGCATTGGTGACATCACTTGGCAAAGTGCGTCTGGGCATCAGAATCTTGATGACATGATTATCATCCTTCGCCCACACTGTGGCGTCAGCACCGTGACCTAACTTCTTGTATCCGAGCCCTTCTAACTTGGAGAAGATTTGTCTGCTGTTGGGAGTATCACGCTCGTATTCATCTAATTTATCCGGCATAAGTTTAACCACTCGAGGCTTGAACAACTGTATGTCACCTTTATTTGTCCGCAAGGTTGGCTGGTTATGTTTGTCCTTACCGAAGCCTTTAATCTCAGCAGGACTGTTCTTAAATTTTCCCTTCAAAATTTTGTCACCGGTGTGTAGTGTTGGCGGACTATAGGAATCCTCAGCGACGAGATGTTTATCATCACCTGACTTTTGCCATGCGTCCCACATTCCTCTACCCGCTGTAGTTCGTTGAAAACTAGGTCTTATATCATTGCCCAACATCTTCGCATACGCATACATAGTGGATGCTACACCTTTATTTCTATATTTTGGATCAACTTCAGTGCCGCCACTTTCCATGTATCCATCGTTCGTATCATCTTCCCAGTCAAATATTTGAAACAATATTTGACCTATTTCTTTATTACCATCATATGCTTTAATGTTCAACAATGGTTCATCCATAAATATCTCAACTGACGCTTTGTAAGTATAATCACCAATCTCTTGAGTATGATTGAATTTTTTATTAAGAATATCAGGATTTATTGTTTCGTCTAACTTCTTTGACGCATACGCCACGGGAACTGTCTTCATTCCGGCGAGCCAGAACGCAACCATACGATGGCGACCTTCCATGACGAATAGATCAGGATCGCCCTGCTCCACATACATTGGCATCGGAGTGGCACCTTGTTTCAACAGACGAAGAATCTTGTTTGTTCGCCGTTCGTCTTTGGGAAACTCATTGAAGGTTCCGTGCATCTCTTTGATCTGACCCAGGAACTTGTCAATAGGTTCATGCTTGATATGAACTTCAATCTGATCAGGTTCGGCGTGTAGCCATTGAGCCACGCTGACCAGATCCTCTCTTGTAGGATCTATTGTTTCGTATAGAAATATATGGGCTCTCATTGTAGTTCTGATAGATCAATGTATTTAATCGAAGTGCCTTTATATGCTGCTGCCAACGCACGATGATTGCCGTCGATGATCCTATGCTCAGATATCACAATAACTTTGTCAGCTAATGTTGGATCATTCATGTAGCGTTCAAGAATTTCTTTCTGATCCGGGGCCATCATGTCAACAATTTCATCAAGGTGCTCGACCCGGTATTGACCAAGCAACATGATTTCTATTTTGTATCGGGGCATCGTATGAATCATCAACGGCGTGTCAAGATCCATTGTTCCTATCTCATCCCATAGAGATTCATCGCGCCCCGGAAGATCACTGTCGTATAAATCATTCAGCGTTGTTTGCTGACTCTCGGATAGAAACTCTGTGGCTCTCATATTAGTCTGCCGGTTGAACGATGAGTTCCCGTCGTTGCTCCGGTGTTAGTCCCATTTGATTTACTATCTCAATCGCTCGGTCATATGCGCCGGCGTTTACGGCGCCCGGTGGCGCCATAAATGGTTCGCCAATGTGTTCACCGGTATTACGATTAACAAGCGCCCACGGGACCATACCAGGCGTAGTGCCGGGTTGAGTTGTTTCAGGTTCCCAATCTTGATTAGGAGTCAGATAACCGGAGCGTGTTCTGATGCTAGCAGCCGGCGCTGCTACTTCGGGGCCCTGTTTCTTAATATTTCTTTGTAGCTGTACCTGCTTGATGAAGCTTTTTAGGGCGGCTGCTGGCATATCACCGGCGACATACTTGGCGAAGATACCAATCGGATCGCCTTCACCCTTTGGGGCCAGGATCTTGTACAGCTTCTTCAGATATTCTTTGCGATACTTCTGTGGATCACTTGCGGCGTCAAGCGCAACTACAGTTCTCAACAACGTATTTTCAATCTTGTCGAAGTTATCATCTAACCAATCGCCGCCGGGCGATCTGAACTCAATGTAGTCACCTTTGTTGTTGATGCTGATGTATTTGTCTGTGTTGCCACTGTGAATTGCTTTTGACGCAAACTTGTCAAGACCTGAACGCATCTTTTCCAGAACTGCTTTGGCATCTGCATCACGTGTCATTGCGTATTGCTTTACTTTGGCCAGTGCTGACTTACAGAATGTGTTTGCTTCACGCCCGAATTGTTCAAGTATGTAATCATCTCCGAGCAACAGAGCAAGTTTAACATAGTCTCTGTCGGCACCTTGAGGCACGCTGACATTGATGTGAAGACCGGTTGATTCGTTTGTGTAGCAACCGGTCTCATCTGCCCATGCTTTAACTTTCTTCAGATCAGCGATGATATCAGGGATAGACATCGGCGGACTGATGAATTCCAGACCACCATCTTCAGGTTCATTCGGTGAGTCAAGACTTCCGTCCGGTTCAAGTGAGTATGCAGTTGGAGAACGACCGGCACGATGATATCCACCGGTTATGACTTTCTTACCCATTGCTTTGCTGAACATCTCACCGACTGAATCCATGTCAAGCTCACCGGCTTCAGGCGCGGTGCGATACGGCCATGTAATAGTGTAGTTATTTTCCACATCACTCATGCGACGGAGGTTGTTATCACGTAGGAAGTCACGTTGATCAGGACATTCCCAATCATTTTCCCATTCTTCACGGGCCTTGTCATATAACCTGCCTTGAGAGTCCCATTCTTCTTCTACTTTTTCATCAAATGCTTCTTCAGCAACGGTAACGGCTCGGACCCAGTTATGATACGCCGGCGTATCAGGTAACTCTTTACTTGTCTGTATGCCTTTTGCAGAGTCTCCACCGTCTTTGGCTTCGTCTTTTTCTTCTGCGGTGAATCCAAGATCATTCATTGCTTGATCGATTGCTTCGTCGGCGTCCCAATCATTTTCTTCCATGTATGTTTTCAGCAGTTCTTTACCTTCTTGGTGCCACTGTTCAGATTGTTGCTCCATGCCCCATTCAGAGTAAGCATCTTCAAGTTCGTCACGCAGCATTGCTAAATCTCTACGATCATTGTAGCCATCGCCGCCGTTAAAGAAGCGGATGATATAGTCTATATCATTGGCCTGCTCATCCATACTATAGTCAGGCACAGATTCGTAGTCATTGTCTGGCCCACCTGCGTTCGGGACATACATCTCAAACTCCATGCCTGCCATGGCGTTGATCTTCTCGGCGTCCCTTCTCAGGGAGTTCGGATTCATTGCTATTTCGTTTAAAAACTCTAATGCTCTCATACGATTATTTAGTCAGTGGTTTATTTGTCCCAGCTAACCTGCTAATCGCACGTTTCATACCAGAATTACGATCTTTCTTACCTGTGAGTGTATCAGTCATTGCTTTGCCAAGATAACTCTTTACTGCGGGATCACTGATTTCATCCATCTCTTGATTGAACTTGCCTTCGAAGTCCTCCTGTTCATCTGGGCCAGGTGCTTCTGGTGTTGAAGGGACAAGACTATCATAGTCTTTCATTGTCAGAGTTCTGCCACGTTGGCAACCTGCTACTAGCTTTTCAGCAAGATCATGTAGAGCCATATCGTCAGCCGCATCTTCCTTGGCAAACTCAAGCAGTCTGATCAGCAATGGAACGTCAAGCTTCACCACATCAGCGGGGTTCATCGCCTGCTCTGGTTTAGATAGCAGTCCTGATTTAGGGCGACGACGGTCAGCAGATAGAACTACATCATCTTCTGTGATTTCACCTTCAGCAACGTTAGATGCTCCGGTTGCCGCCGGGTGCAGGTTATTAATGATACGTTTAAGGCCGGCTATTTCTTTCATCAGTTTGGCAATCTCTGCGTCGTGGCGCTTATCGTTCTTTTCAGTAATGTCTAGTCCTCGCTGCATCCACTTGTTCATGGCTTCATCAGGGCTTAGAGTAGCACCGTAGTGTCGCTGCGCCCACTCAGATTTGCGTCTTAATTCCGGGTCATTAGATTGTGCCACAGAAGGATTAGCACTAACATCTACGTGCTTGTTCTTATCAGGGCCCACCATGTTTATCGGGCCAGACTTCTTACCTGCTTGAGGTTGTGCTGCAACAGCCTGTCCTGCTGGTAGTGTATTTGCTTCCGCCACACCTTGCCTAGATTTAACGTGTCTATATCCAGTTTTATAATCTTCTGCATCCTGTTCGCTGTTGTGGATATTGTTATATGACTTTTTTCTGTGGGCATCTAATCTGCCTTGCTCATATGGGGTCGGGGTGCTACCAGAATGTTTTGTTTTGCGTGGTGCTGAATGGTCGTTAAATTTTGGAGATGTAGGATCCTTGTTCAACAAATCAGATATGGAGCCTTCCGCCACACCTTGCTCTTTGTCGGCTGCGCCAGTATCTTTAGTAGTATGTCTCGTAGAGAAATACTTTTCAGTTTTTCCTAACTGTTTTGGTTTAGCATTTTGTTTTTGCCATTCTTTTTTATCGTCTGCTTCCGCCACACCTTGCTGACCTTTAATGCCAACATAGGCTTTAATAGTAGAGATCCCTAATGCTTTTGCTACATTGGCTCTGTGATAGCCATCTAATATATTACCATCACTACCAACTACTATAGGGGGAGCCTTGCTAAAGTCCATCTTTTTGTATTGCTCTACTTTTGTTCTATCTAATCCTGACAATTCAGTTCTGATGGAATTTAGTGGGATATTTTTTAGCACAAACTTGCTGTTCGTATTAGTAAGATGATTTAGATAATCGGGGTGTAGATTCTCATCGTGGTGCTGTCTTAGATACGCAATCATATCTTCTGTAGACATATCATTAGAGAAGCCTTCCGCCACCTTCTTATTCTTGTTATCAAGCATACCACGCTTGTTGGCGGTTGCCCAGGCGATATTTTCTGCTTCTTTCGAGGACTTGCCAAGTTTCTTCTCGCTTGATTTGACATGACCGACCATGCGATCTACCTTGGCGCCTTCTTCGACTGACTCATACTGGTATGTACCAAACGCATTAGCATAATTGCGGCCATCTTCTGTGTCGGTATGCTCCTTATCACCGGTACCGTTGCAAGTTGGGCATATAACTTTAGTGGCACCTTTCTTATTGTCTGGGTATAGTTTGCCACCGAGTTTATACTGCACCTTGCGACCATGACAAGCAGTGCAGTTTGTATTCTGGTGTTTGATAGTTTGACCGGGCATGTGATCTACATCATGCGGGAAACCCTCGCCTTCGTGTAGGCTGTTAGCATACTTCGCTGAAGTTTTGATACCTTTGAGTAGATTGCTACCTTTAAGTTTCTTCTCCGGAGTGCGCTTTTGAACGGTTTCAAATGGTTGAGCGAATGTTGCTACAGCGCCTGCAGTTGTTGAACATTCTTCGAGGTGTTTGATTTGCATAGTATATTTCCACTTATATACTATTTATCAAAATTGGTTTAAAGAGAGTTTATTTTCGAAGCAAGGGCGGATTATGGTTATGCTATCGTCCAGCCTTTGTGTATTCGTCTTTTATTACGGACAACTGAATTTAAATTTGGCTGACATAGATCATATTTCCTAATTAGGTCGTATTGAGTTAACGTTTCTATAATCCCTGTAGTGTGGATGAAGGTGTAAATTGTATGATCGTATTTGTAACTATTTTTGCCACTCAACTTTTCTTTAACTTCGGGTCTATTTTGTACTTCTTTTTGAAGTACGCTATTCCGAGTGCGATAATCTATGGATTGGTGGGCATCTATTTGCTTTTTAATATATTCTTTATTTTTCCATAACATTTTGTGGGAATCTGAATTTTTAAGTTTTGTAGCCGGCCTATTTTGAATTTCAGTGGCTAGCGCCGAAGTCATACCTTCGCCCCCGCCGTTTTCTTTAATCCGGTTAGCCCATATTTTATTGCCGAAATCATCCTGGCCGGTTACTACCCTCCATAGGCTACTATAATACATTCCCCAATAGTACAGTTCCTGTCTGCTCTGACAGGCAATAATAATTTCAGTTGAATGTTCTTTTCCGTGACGCATGAGATGGATCAACCAATCTTTACCGGATCCGAGATATTTGTGTGGGTCTTTGCGTTTTGTCTGACAAAGATATTTTAAACCGGTAATATTATGGGTCTTAACCATAAGATAATAAATAGTCATGCTGATTGCTCCTTGGGCATTAGAGTAGTTGGGAATTCCACTTCCGCGAACTACACTACTATTTATCTTTTTGTTTTGCCATCGGCCCGGGCAAACTGAGGAATTCCTGATCTTTTTATTCCACCTAACCCTAATTTTTTAGCATTTACTTGGATCGTATCCGGCTTGATATCTACAGTTAACGCTGTTTTGTATCTTGGATCATTCTTTTGAGCGTTGCTTGGGATGTAACCTGATGCTGATTCAAACATCGCGTCTACATCTTTTGATGCGACACTTATATTACTGACTGGGACCGGAGAAGTAATCACAACTTCATATTCTGCACCAGGAGTATATTTACCTTGTAGTCCTGTCGAATCTATAGCCAGTAGTGCCAGAGTTTCATTCTCATCGAACTGATCACCTAACCAATTCATCAGCGCATCTTCGACTGATACCTTATCGGGGAAACAGAATATACCAGATTGTTCGTTGTATATTTGTGCTGATCTACTTCCTACTTTCGGTATCAACCCTTTACTCATTATGCCAGGCAGATTCTTCGCCGGAGTCACATGATACAATACTTTAGGAAGAGTAGACGTTGATTCTTCCAATTGAGAATACTGTCCCTCGATACTCAATCTTCTGGAATGAAGTTTATCTCGCAGAGCATACAGCTTAGTGATCTGGCCAGTTGTTCGTATTGCTTTGTATGCAAGATTCTCTGGTCCGAACTCGCCGCCTTGGTCAAGCCCTGCTTGTCTGTAGCGATGTATTGTTTTGATCAGATGATTTATCTTATTCAGGTCAGATGTTTTCAACGCTCTGTCTATCAACTTCGACAGTTTTTCATACTTCGCAGCCGTTGCTGTTTGATCGAAGTTTGCTCTACGCTTACTTGGGATTCTGATCCACTCATCACGCAGAATACTATACTCACCGACGCTTGTAACCTGATGATTTGAATCCTGAATGTACAACTCAACTGGAATGTGTCTGATTGTTATGTCGTGTGTGTCGTTATAGATTGTCTTTTTCGCATCAAACAACTCCAGATACATTGCGTCATTATTTAACTTCGACATATCCACAAGTAGATGTAAATCTAGATCAGAGTGTTTCGTATAACTGTATGCTGCGTTTGAACCGGAGATTGTGATATCAACCACGTTAATATCAGACAGACCCATTTCTTCAATGAAATCTTCAGCGATGATTTTCAGTTGCTTTTCAACTTCAGGATGTAGGTGACGACCTCTGAAAAGTTTAGGGTTCAGTTCCGTGTGAAAAGTCACTGCGTCTGCCAGTTTAAATGAGTCGAGTTCTTTGAGATCCATCAAGTATTTATCGGATAGATTTACAATGGTCAAAGTGGTGCCTCTTCATAACTACGCACCCGCCGGATTTGCCACAATGTGGACAAGTTATCACCTCTTGCTTTCGCCCTCTTAGTTGCGCTGATCGGTTTTCAATAACTTCAGGTCGTTGTTTTCTGCCAGTTACCGTAGCAGTTCGCTTGGCTATATGTTCAGGGGATAACTTTCTACCCTTCAATGCTGCACTGCGCTTCGCATTACGCTCAGGAGAATGTTTTTGACCGCGTTGTCTTTCGCTTTTTCTGGATATTTCTTCCGCCGCTTGTTTACTACCTATCAGTGATGCGTTGCCCCAATTTCCATTTTCTTTGCGTGTTTTATGTCGCTTTTCAATAGTATCAATTGTCTGTACCTGCCCTGATGCTCCTTCTCCGCCATCAGTCATATTTCTTAATATGCCTGTTCCGAGGTCTTTACGACCGTACTCTTTAATGAGTTGTCGTTCCTTACTAAACGCTTCCTCCTCAGTGAGCATATGCTCAACTATAACAATGCGGGTTTGATCAATTGGAGATCCTGATCGCCAAGCTCTGCGAGTCATACCTTTTCCTACATAATATGGACTCTGGTCTTCCCGAAGCCACATATATACATAGAAGCCAGTTGGTGGATTTAGTTTAGAATAAGCAATCATACTATTATTTAGTCCTATTACTGCGAGGATAGGAAAAGGCTCCGAAGAGCCTTTTATTTGATAAAGACTTTACTTAATCTCGTTTCCGTCTTGGTCTATTAGTTTGAAGCCTTTTTGTCGCTGTTGATCTAAATACATGGGTCCGATCGTATTCAACAAGTGTTCCTGATTTTCCATACAGAAAGTATAAGTGCCGGTGTGACGCAGCAGAACTCGTTTGTCCATCCAAATTTTTCCGCCGATATCTCTAAAGTTTTCACAGAAACACCAGTCTTCGCTATAGTAACGATTTTGACGAACTGCGGTGTCGAAATATGTTTTCAGATGTTTGTCATATTTCGGATCAAGACCGATATCGTTCACATATTGCTTTACTGCCGGGTGAGATTTCAACTTCTCAAATACGTGTTTCTTCATCAACAGGAAGCCTGTGCCCGCTTTGCTGACTTCTTGTAGTTGATCAGGTCCTTCTTCGGCACCATCAAATCCATTAACAACCCACTTGACTGGCATTGTCTTCATTGGATATAGTCCACCGATAACGTCAACGTCACGATTCAACAGAACTAACAGGTGCCATGGTTCCCAACCAATGTCTGCGTCAACGAAGAACAAGTGAGTGGCATCTGGCATGTCCAAAAACTTTGCTGTCAGTGTGTTTCGTGCGCGAGAGATAAGCGATTCGTTGACCATTGTTTCCAATGTCCAATCGATGCCAAGCTGTCGTGCGGTGTTTGACCACTTGATAAACGACATGAATGTAGATTCAGTCAGCATACCACCATAACATGGCATTCCAATGTGAACCCGTGTTGTTTTCAGAAAGTCTACGTTGACTTGTACTGTTCCGGGAGCAGGTTCGGATACCGGTGCTGCTGGGTTTTGTTCTACGATTTCTTGTAACTTTTCAACTGGAATAGTTGCTGCTTCTTTTTTCTTTGCCATGAGATCCTCTGTAAGATAGAAATATTTACTCTGGCCAAAGTGGCTCAAAATATTTCTATTTACCCTATAGCAGGGCGGTCAGAGGATATTGTTTAACCTGATTGAAAGGTTTGATTGGTTTGGACAACTGGATGTCCGAGCCTTCATCAACATATGGTTCAGGAAGCCTTAATTTTTTGCGTAAATGAGGTGGAATATTCTTCAACAGTTCATTCTCCTGCTTGGCATGATCCTTGTCCAAAGCCCTTCCTATACCGTCACATCTTCTTAGAACTTTTTGGTGAATCTTCTCTCTCTCATCCGGGGTAGTTCGTTTCCAATCTGCTTGCCTAATACTCTTGGTATTACGGTCACATGCCTTTCCTGCATAACTATGTAAGGTGTCCGAATGGAGTTCATTTAGGTCACCCTCGGTTGTCAGATTAGTGGTGAATTGTTCGTCAACTTCAGAAGTGTTGCCACGTTGAATTTCACTGGTATTGTATTCCCATGTATCGGGCACGATCAACCCTAATACCGTAATGGCGTGTTCCGCATCATTTGATTTTTTAAAATACGCGGCAAATTCCATGGGTCGTTGTTTATCTCCGAACGTTGCTTTTGCAAGTCTAGGATATCGGTCACCGTCTTCAAATTCTATATAATTTATTCCGGCGCTATCAGCCGATATTTTTGTTATTCTTTTTGCCTGTGTAAATCCACGACCTTCAATTTCTTTCCAGGCGAAGTTTATCTCAAAATCTAAAACTGCCAAGGAATCTCCTACTTTGATCCGACCAGGATAGTCAAAGGTTTCAACCCGATGGATAAATTGTTTAATTTCATTATGGTTGTCTGTTTCATTTATCTTTTTAATACTTGATACCATTCTCTGTGGGAATTTTTCACTTTCGTAGAGAGAATATTTCTTCTTAAAATACGAATAGATTTGACTTTCGTTGAGTGAATTTGAGTTGAATTTTAACTCAACTCCTTCATCCGGCGGTAATACTTGAATCTCAGTTCCCGGGAACACCACAACCATTTCGCTGTCAGTCTGCGTTTGAAGTGCCTGATAGCCTCGAGCCTGTAATACTTTGACACATACTGCCAAAGTTTTATAGTCACGGTCAAACAGTGCGTCAAGCACTTTAGCGTCAAACGAGTTTGGATCGTTCCAGTTATCAGAATCGGCGACATACACTTTCGTGGCGTTGACTTTTGCGGTAGTTAGCGCGTCACCGTATTCCTCTGCCCATTCTTTATGGGGACTGAAAAATACACCGTAGGGTGGAATTCTGAACTTGCTTATCTGGTGTTCACCACCGTGATACAGAACATCCGGAAGACTTGAGGATGAGGTGTCTTCTGTTACACCTTGATGACTATCAATCTCGCCTAACTTGTTACGGATAAGTTCTATTAACTTCTGGTGCGTTCCTGATAAGGCGCGATGCTTTTCAATATAGTCTAAAATCTTTTCAGTTTCTGCCCTATACTTCGCCCTCCACTCTGGAGTTTTAGCAGTAGCAATATCTTGAACATTGTCGAGTCGATCGGCAAGTTTTATCACCAGAGCATAACTGCTCATAGCAGCCATTTTCTGTGCCAGATAATCAGCTTTGCCCATTTGTTGAATCTTCTCTTTGTCGCTAGTTAGTTCTTGAACTAGTGAGGCAACTAAACCACCGAATAAATCGTGTAGGGCTTCATGAGTGGTGTCAGTATCTTCTACGGTATCATGTAATAGTGCAGCACTGATTAACGCATCGAGGTTGTGTGATTTCTTGTATTGCTTGATTGAATCTGCTACACTTATCGGATGTGAAATATAAGGAGCACCACCTGCTCTCGTTTGTCCGGCATGAGCCTGAGTAGCATACTGAAGTGCCTCCTCTTTACTCTCATCCACTTCGGGCTGGCCGCCCATGCCAAGATCCATCATCTTGACTACATTCGCAGCCAGCTGAGGATTCTGTTTCGTTGCTGGATACAGGCTCATAACCATTGCTGTCTTGCGAGTAGGATTCAATGTCGGCCAGGCATTGCGAATCTCTGTTGCGCCGGTGATGCCAGGACCAAACTCTACCGTAGGCAGATAGGCGAAGTAAGCGTGTTTACTGAACGGCTGCATACCTTTTCCTGTATATGGCTGAAAGTAAGATGGGGTGCCGTCCTTCTTCATGCCACCGGGCTTAGGTTGTTCGTTTCGGTCCTTCTCTGAACGGACGAAGATCAGCACATCCTGATCAGGGTTGTAGTGCTGAGTTATCTCTGCTGCTTTGAATGGACTTGACACCTGAACGAAATGTCCTGGAGCAACGCCGGCTATCTTAGCAAGTTTCTCTTTAATCGCAAACGGGAAAGGTCGTGCTTTTTGATCGTTTGTTGCAGCGACATACACATCAGCGCCGGGAAAGGCCTCCACTGCTGATTTATACAGAGCATAATGTCCTGCGTGAAACGGATGAAAGCCTCCTGGCATTACGACGATTGTTTTCATTTTAATAGCTAAGTTTTACGAAGTTCACGATGCCGTTGTAGAATCCTTCTACCTTTGCTCTCATGTGGACAAAGTTGCCTTCAATGTTAGAGTAAGTAGACGCATTGGCGTTTACGTTTGAAGTGTTATTTGCTTCAAGTTCGTATACTTTGAACCAGTCCAGAGCGCCGGGTGTCGTTGCTAAACTTGCTTCAATGACGATGTTACCTGTCACATTAGTCAGGCTCAGACTTACTGTTTGTAGATCACGGTTGCCAAGATAATAACCAGCGGCGTGTTGAGCATTTCCAGTGACAGTATATGCTTCATAGTTTGCGCCACCGTCGTATACCGTCTGTGGCAACAGGATCAGTGTCGTAGATTGAGACATTATGCTTTTGTCACTTCAACTACTACGCCAGCGGCGACTAACTCTTGTGCGACTTGTTCAAGTGCCAGAATTGTTTCCTCGCTGGTGATTGCGTCAGCACCTACGTCTGATTTGACTAACTTGGAAAACGTGATAACGATTGTTTCTGATTGTATCTGAGCCATGGTAATAAATACTCCTTCAAGTATTTATCACTGTGGGCGCTTTTCTAATTTATACATTGCAGAGAGCATATCACCAAACATCAGTGATATCAGCGTATATGTGCTTGGATTGTCATAATCTATATAGAAGTGTTCGTAGCAATATCGCATACGCCAAGAACTGGTAGTCTGTCTTAACCATTGAGTTAGGGCCCTGCTTGGAACAACTACAGTTTTTGTGTTCAGGTATCGCTCAAAAAACTCTTTTAAGTCTTGTCTGAATGACGGCAGTTCTTTCAGATCCATTGATCGTAAATATACGCGAAACTTGTGAGGTGGCTCTTTAGCGTAATACTTGTGCCCCTCAGGGATATTGTTATCAACTCTGGTAAAGATGATAATTAGATCAGGATCGATGTTTTGTAATGTCTGTAATAGAGCCAGATCATTACTGAACACTGCGGCAGAATTACTCTCTGAGCGAATCAGAGCAGGACCACCTTTCCCCGTGAACTTGGCGCGCCAGTTGATATAGTTCTCAATCGAATCTAACTCAACCTCTTTGATTTCTCTTTGAAGTCTACTTTGCCATTCCGATGCCCAAGGCGCGTTTGGCTTATCGCTGAGATTTTGTTCTAGTTTCTTTAAAAACTGAAGGAAAGTCTTACAGGCGTATGTGCGATTGATTCCAACTAAAGTAAACTTGGCACGGTAAGTGTATTTACCGTACCATAGTTTATTTCTGCTCTCAACTTTCAAGCTGAATCACTCCATCTTCACCGATGTGAGCATTGACTTTCTGAACTACATTGAACCCGATTGCACCGTCAACCATCACCGCCGTGACAGTTGCATTCTTCACACGCTCAAACAGAATCTTCTTACTCAGCGGAATTCTGACCAGTTCGTCAATCTTACGACCAAGGGGCCTGGCGCCCATCTTAGGATCGTAACCTTGATTTGCCAGGAACTCGACAACCGGCTCAGATAACGAGAATGTAATCTGATGTTTCTCAATAAGAGATTTTTTCAGTTCCTCAGTGAACTTGATAACGATTTTCTTGATCGCCAGGGTGTCCAGCTTGCCGAACTTACAGATCAGATCGATGCGATTCCTGAATTCAGGCTTGAAGAATTCCTTGAGTGCTTTGTCATCTTCACCGTGCTTTTCTTGTGTGCCGAAGCCGATGTTATTCTTCTCGCCATCAGCAGAACCGAGATTACTGGTCATGATGATGATAGAGTTTTTGCAACTGACTTCTTTACCATTCGAACCAGTGATGCGTCCTTCGTCAAGCATTTGAAGAAAGATGTTGAAGATATCAGGATGAGCTTTTTCAACTTCATCAAATAGCATGATGCTGTGCGGGTTCTTGCTCAGATCATTGATCAATCGGCCGCCGCCAACTTGACTGTCACCGAAGCCTACATAGCCCGGGGGCGGACCGATCAATGCTGACACGGAATGTTTCTCGCTGTATTCACTCATATCATATTTGAGCAGCGGCATATCAAGATTTTTGCTTAACAGTCGTGCCAGTTCTGTCTTACCAGTACCAGTTGGTCCAGTGAAGATAAACGATGCTGTAGGCTTGGTGTCGTTTCCGATACCTGCAAAGCTGACATAGATGCGTTCCAACACTTGACTGACAGTTTCATCTTGCCCGTACAGCTTGCCCTTGATGTTCAACTCAAGCGATGCAATACGATCATAGTTGTCACCTGACAACTTTTCAGCAGGTACACCGGTCATGCGTTCAACTTGTTCGTGAATCAACTCTTTAGTGATCACTGCTTGCTTGTTGCCAAGCACACGTTGTTTAGCGCAGGCGCCGTCAAGCACATCGATAGACTTGTCAGGATTCTTGCGGTCGTGAATGTATCGCGCTGCTGAATCAACTGCTGCGGTGATTGCTTCGTCAGTGATTTGAACATCGTGAAAGTCGCTTAGTCGTGTACTGAGACCAGACAGGATGCGAATCGTAGAATCGTGACTTGGCTCGTCAATAGACACACGATAGAATCGACGCATCAACGCCCTGTCCTTTTCAAACGATTCGTAATACTCTTCCCAAGTTGTCGAGGCGATAACTTTCAGAGTGCCTTTGGTGATAGCTGGCTTAATCATGTTCGCAAAGTCAACTGCACCTGAGGTGCTGCCGCCGGCGCCCTGCATCGTATGAGCTTCGTCAATGAACAGAATAGCTTTCTTCTTGGTGTTCAGTGCTTCCAGAACTGCTTTGACTTTTTCTTCAAAGTCACCGCGATACTTACTGCCAGCAAGCAATGATCCGATTTCAAGCGAATACATTTCGTGATCATGTAGGAACTCAGGCGCTGACTTATCAACGATCATCTGGGCAAGACCTTCTGCGATTGCTGTCTTACCTACGCCGGGGTCGCCCACCATCAACACATTTGATTTAAAGCGTTTTGCCAATACATTAGCAATGTCATCAAGCTCCTGAATACGACCAATCATCGGCTCCAGCTTGCCGTGTTTAGCAAGTAGAGTAAGATTAGTTGTGTGTTCTTCGAGGATTTCGTCAGCTTGACCATCTGACAAAGCAGTTGTGTATTCAGCGCCCTTGTAAGTCTTTTGCCAGTGTTGAACAAACTCGTTGCGAATGACACCGTACTTCAACAGGAAGTAGTGAGCATGACTATTAGCTTCTGTGGCGATGCTCAGATACAGATCAATTGTGGTGACTTGTTTGCGTCCGGTGAACAGAACCTGTGTCACTGATCGATTCATCACGCGCTCCAGTGAGTTTGTCCTGCGAGGATTAACTTCCTCTTCAGGGGCGACATTTGCAACGATAGCATGAAGACTGCCCAGATACGCACTAAGTTCATTGATTAGTGCATCAGTGTCAGCGCCGAAGCTTGTCAGACATTTCTTGAATGGCGGGTGACTTACCAACGCAAGTAAAAGATGTTCAATGGTGCAATACTGATGTTTGCGCTCTTTTGCGAAGGCAATCGCCGATTCAATGATTGCTTCTGTTTCAGGTGAGTTGGTCATGTATTTCCTTTTAAATATTTACTTTGCTTTGGCCTGCAAAATAGCGTTAGTTATCGATTCGTCTATTGTAACAGGTATGAATGGTTTAAGCAAGATTATTTGGTCACCAAACGCCGGACTATTTGGAATCGGCAATCCATGACCGGCTATCTTCATCTGGTTATATGGTTGTGTTTTGGGTGGGATAGTTACCTCAAGTGTTTTACCGGATATAGTCTGGAACTCAAATGATGTGCCCACAATCAGATCCAGAACTGATATCTGCTGATTACACACCAGGTCTTGCCCGTGTCGTGTATACTTGAGATGCTGGTGAGTTCGGAACTCTGCTATCAGAGAGGCACCTTCGATGATGTTTTCTAAACGGACCTGTCCACCATCTTGAATCCCTTTTGGCACTGCTACTTTTGCAGTCTGTGTACCAGTTGGTGTTTGTAGTTGAAGTATTTGCTCGGCGCCGCTATACACCTGTTCCAATGAGATCCAGATAGTCGTTCGATATACTTGCTGTTGTGGCTGCGAGTGCCGCTGTCTGAGAATCTGGCTCATCATATCTTCAAACGGATTGCCACCGTGACCGAAGTTGAATCCACCTGGGAAGCCGCTGCCCATTTGAGGGCGAGGGTTATCATATTCTTGTCGCTTATCTGCGTCACCAAGTATGTCGTATGCTGTCTGAATCTTCTGAAACTCACCTGTGTTGCCACCTTTATCAGGGTGGTGCTTGCTTGCTAGTTTTCGGTAAGCAGATTTGATTTCGTCTTGCGTGGCAGTCTTCGTGACGCCGAGCGTTTTATAATGGTCCATAGCGTATTATACACTATATTTGAATAAATGTCAATTGGATCCGGAAATCTTTTCTTGAGTTCTGCCATATGCTGCGATGCCAAGCACCGCGCCCATAGCGATGTGATACAGACCGGCACCTTGCAAGGTCAGTGGTTGCCATTGCATAGTTACCGATCCTTTTGTCAGTGCTTGTAATATGCTCCATAGAATCGGAAAGAGGATGAAGTCGAACAGACAAGTTGCCATATACAACCAACCCATTGCAGGGCGCCAGCGTCTGTTAATCCAGTGTTCGTCTGCTTTTACCAAAATGTCAGCACCTGATGCGGCGTTCGACGGTGCAGCACCAGTTAACACTGGGGTCGAACTATTTGATTGGTTGTTGTTATATGTAGAACCGAAAGAGGTTCCTTGATTGGAACCGTAGTTTGACGAGAATTGGGTTACTGTAGGATCTGCGACAAGTAGACTTTCAGCCTCATCGTCAGTCGCAATTGGAATCTCGTCCTGGACTTTTCTTGCCAGTATAGTTGCCATTTACAGGCCTGCTAACGCCTTGTAGTTTTTCATCTCAGTATCAGCAGCATTATAAATCTGCTTAACTGGAATGCCTGCCGCCTTGCGAACTTCATTAAGTCCTTCTTCAGTTTCGTTGTCGTTGGTTTCTTCTTCTTCACGATACTCATGCGGAGAAAGAACGATGACCTGACTTAGCACATCTTCTTCAGCGGGATATTCTTCATCGTCAACTTTGATAGTCCAGTCTTTCAATGGAATATCAGTAAGTGTTTCCATGTCTGCAAGCAACTCAATGATTCTTTCAGGAACAGTTGTGCGGCGACTTAGCTCAACGAACACAACATAACGACCGGGACGTAGTTCACCTTCGCTTACTTGAGCATCAAGCACCCAATCATATCCGCGCTCGAACCAGTCAACAAGATCGTTGCCTGCTCGTTCTGATCTGATGATGAAAGCCAGAGTCACGATATCGCAATCTTCGCCCATGTGTGCGCTATAGTCATCAACACTGACTATTTTTTCAAGCTGACCTTCGAGGTCATGCCAATCTAAACCTTCTGATAGTATTTTGTTCATATTACATCTGTGGTGGGGGTGGCATTCCGCCTGCTTGTCCCGGAGCACCTTGATCTTCAGGACCGGGCTGACCACCTGGCTCCTCGTCCTCAGTGCCGTCATCTTGATCCAGATCCTCGTCATACGAATCGTCAAGTTCCTCCAGATCAATAGTTTGATCAGCAAGATCAATAGAACCTTCTTTAACATCATCCATCAACTCTGTTGGGATCTGAATAAGAATCAACCAGATTGGTTTCATAACTGACTTCGGATATCGGCCGCCGGGTAGATAATCATCGGGTGTTTCTACTTGAACCGGGACTTTGATTTTTGTTTTCTTGAACTTGATCTTGCACCCAACAGACAGTAATCTCTTGGCGCCGCGTGGATCGGGCATCAGCTTGTGCGGCCACATGAATACGCATGACACCGTGTATTTCTTCACTCGCGGTCCGTCTACCAACTCGCCAAGTTCCCAGTTCTTAAATGCGTAAAGATTGGCTTCGTCCAAGCATCGCTCAAAGTCGAGTAGGGTTGACATAGATCCATCTGAGGTATAGATACCTTTGATAGTGTCAATGATGCTGGGGTAGTCAATGTTATCGAAAAATTCGTCGGCTGTTTTCATATTAAGTATTTATCTTTATTTGTAGTTTTGGCATAAATAAAAGTGAGAGCCACGGAGGTGAGATTCCCGCCCTCTCTAACGATCTGGAGGATCATCAGCATGACTATTTATTCACTCGCCGAGCACCTTAATACAAACGTATTCTTAAATAACAAGTACAGCGCATGGTATGTGCAACTTATTATTAACGCTCAACAAAGGGCGCGACTTAAAACAAATGTTGAACGGCACCATTTTATTCCTAAGTCAATGGGCGGTACTCACACCGTTGCACTTACCATACGAGAACATTTTATCGCCCATTGGTTACTTACTAAGATAACAACCAGTGAACATAAGGCAAGAATGTGTTATGCATTTATGACGATGTGTAGAATGAGCAGGTACAACGGGAGAGTAACATCACGCTCATACGAGCATATCAAAATAATTGCAAAAAATCATATTAAAGGTAAAAATGCGTATAATTATGACCACACCATCTATGATTTTTATCACAATGAGACTGACCGACATGTCAGAATGGTTCGGTCGGAATTTTGTAGGGAATTCGGTATGTATAAGAGCGGAGTCGGGGAACTGACTAGTGGCAAGTTACAATTCTTAAAGGGATGGAGATTGTCTGACATCCCGGCTACTAGATATTCATTCCTTCACTCAGCGACCAATACGATAGTTAATTCTACTAAGAAAGCACTGGTAATAGCATATAATTTGCACCCCGGTAATATTAATGAACTGGTTTTAGGCAATCGCAAATCAGTAAGCGGATGGAGTATGCATCTAGCTTAATATTTAGTAAACCGCATTAAGCAATAACTAGCACTATCTTAAGGATGAACACAACTTAAATACTATTGAGAAGATGGTCTTCTCATTTCACACTCCTTAAAGGATCTATACATGTCAAGAAAACGCACAAGTGCTGTACGCGATCAGGATATCCCATTTTTACAAGACAAAAGAAAGAACCAAAAATCATTTTATCTAAACGACTCCAAAACAATAGACTTTGCTCAAACTCAAAAAGCGCCAAAAGTCAACAAAAGGCCAGTCGTTCTCGTCCCCAAGTCTCTCAACCAAGAAAAATACATCATTGCTTTACTTGACCAAGACACAGATATCGTAGTCGTATCTGGACCAGCCGGTACCGGTAAAACGTATCTTGCTATTCTTGCAGCAGTCAAAGCACTACGCGCCGGTGAGTGTAAACGCATTGTGTTAACACGCCCTGCGGTTGCTGTTGAAGATGAAGATCACGGTTTCTTGCCAGGTGATCTGAACGAAAAACTTGCCCCTTGGGTTCGTCCAATGGTTGATATTCTGCATGAGTATTACACTGTCAAAGAACTTACAGAGATGATGGCCGAACAGACCATTGAGTTCTCCCCTCTTGGATTCATGCGTGGTCGCACGTTCAAAGACTCTATCATCATTCTTGATGAAGGCCAGAATGCCAAACCAGGACAGTTAAAGATGTTGATGACACGTATTGGACAGAACTCCAAGATTATCCTGACAGGTGATACCGATCAGACAGACCAGAAGAAAGCAGATAATGGTTTGTTAGATTTAGTTAACAGATTAGATAAGCGGCCGGTAGCAGGGATTACTGCGTGTGAGTTTGAAGTTAAAGATGTTCAGCGACACAGAATCATTGAACAGGTACTTAGATTGTACTCATAAACTAAACGGGGCTCATGGCCCCGTTTTTTATTTCTTTGCTTTAGTTGTGATCGGTGCTTCTTTCTCAAGCTGATCGATCAATTTAGGGTAAATCTTTTTGTAGTACCCATTCATATTTTCCCAGTCTCGCTCCAGGACCTTGCCTTCGATAACGCACTTATCGACTTTCTTCTTGCCGTAATCCATAATCACATTACAAGTTTGCAGATCAGAAGTCTTTACTCGCTTCGACACAGTGACCATTTCGTCAATCTGACCGCCCGGTTTACGGACGAATGTAATAAGTAAGTATCTCATGTTTGTTCCTAAGTAGTAAGTTCAACCAGCGAAGCTGCCAGCGATATCTCAGGGATGCCCACCAGAGGCAGCGTTGCCAGACCATTTCTGATTATGATGATGCTGGCGTCACGTTTTTCATTCGACTTGCCCCACAGATCAAGATTTTCGTACATCCACTTGTAGGTGTCCTCGATCCGGGTAGGATACAGCGCAATATACTGCATCAGTTGTTGTCGTCCTTCAAGAATCTTCCCTGCTTTGATCAAAGTCGTTGCTTCAATAAGCAGTTCATTTTCACTGGAACCTGACACCTGCGGTGGCAACAACTTACCGGTGCTGCTGTTGACTTGAAGTTGATTCAGCGTCTTACGCAGATCGGGATAAGTCACACGAATATAACTGTCAAGAGTGTCAAGGTCAAACTCGACGCCTTCTGTGACAAGAACTGTTGCTGCCCGTGCAGTAAATTCAACACGATCTGGCTTGGCGATGTGAACCTTGTGACAGCGACTTTCACGCAGCGCCGGAATGATCTTTGCCTCGTAGTTACATGTCAGAATGAACCTGACTGTATCGGCATACGCTTCCATGTCAGATCGTAACGCAGCTTGAAAGTCAGGCGTTGTGTAATCTGCTTCGTCAAGTAGAATGATCTTGAACTTACCGAAAGGCATAGTTTGAGCGAAACCATTGATCTTCGTCTTAACAATATCAATACCGCGCTCTCTGGACGCATTGATTTCCATCACATCATAGTCAGACACACCCAGTTCATTGATCAGAACTTTTGCCAGTGTAGTCTTACCTGTGCCAGGATCACCTGACAATAGTAAGTGAGGGATGCTACCTGCTTTAACCCAACCCTCTACTTGTTGTTTCAGTCGTTCATCGACAAAAACATAATCAGCAATGACCTTCGGTCGGTAACGCTCTACCCAAAGTTGTGAAATCATACTCATCGTTTCAACATTTCAAGAGTTATTGCGTGACCGATCACTTCGCCCATGTTTTGATCGACAGTGATAAGATGCAGGCTGTTAGCGTGTCTGTCTGTTTTGGGATCGTAATATTGATACTCCAGTACATGCCCGCCGTTTGCCTGATACACCGTGAACTGCATTCCGATTGCCCTGGGGGAACCGCTGATAGTATTCTTTAGTCCTCCACCGATTGTTGACATCTTCATACTGTTGTATGCCTCTGCCTCAACATCACGTGCCGGCTTATTCGCCTCGTCCCATGCTTGTTTAACTTTTTTGCTGATCCACTTGTCTAACCATTGCATTTCATTTTCCTTAAAAGTTAGTTTATTTTAACAGAAACAATATCATATGTCAACATCATTTGGTGGGATATCTAATATCTTCCACCCTTTATATTTTTTGTTATTGATCAATGCTCCTAACCGATTGTTAGGCATATTTGTATAATTTTTAAATTCAGACCGCGTCATCCTTATTATCTCTCCATTAATAGTATTATGGAAACAATAGATGGTAGGATTATATTGATAGTTATTTTTACCGGATATCTTGGATTTAACTTCACCTGCATTTGGTTGTTTTGTCCAGTGTGACGCTGACATTTTACTCTTAGTAGCCCGACTTACCTCAATAGGAATATACCCCGACCGACTTTTGTAATGATTTTGACCTGATATCTTGTCTATTGTAGTTTGGCTGCAACTATAATCCGGTTTTCGTTGGTAATTGTTGTCACCTTGTATTTTTGCGCGAATCGTTGGGTCACGCATCGGGTGATGTTCACCTTCACCCCAGCCCTGACCATCCTCAGGTTTTAGATTTGCCCACTCATCGCTATCAACTATATTCCACAATTCACTATAATATAATCCATATTCTTTTATTTCTTCAATTGAACTACATTCCTTGAGGATTAGGGTTGTGATTGCTTTACCATGGATGGCAAGATGCCGTCCCCAATGTAAACCTGAGCCCAAATATTTTAATGGATCTTTTCGTTTGGTTTGACATAGGTATTTTAACCCAGTGATATTATGGGTCTTAACCATGAGGTAATAAATAGTCATGCTGATGCTCCTCTAAAGCGTTAGAGTAGTTGGGGATTCCACTCCCGCGAACTACACTACTATTTATCATTGGTTAGACTTTATCACTCATTGTGTAATCGGCTACTGGCTCATCACTCACCAGGAGGATGTCGTTGTTGTCAACTTTTCTAACGGTCAATTTTCCCGTTCCATCATTGATCTTAACACCGCGGGTCCAACGTCCGTGAGCGATACAGATGTATTGACCCACTTTAACATCAGTCTGATCTGGTCCGACAGCATACACTCGTCCCCAACGAGGACGAATGCCCGAACTTTTCATATCATCGTTGATAAGAACGATGCCGGTTGAGGTGACACGCTCATCAAACGACATTTCTGTTACCAGAATAGTGTCGCGTAGAGGGTGAAGTGCTTTGATATCAGTTGGTGCGTATGCTGCTGCCATGTTATTTCTTACTTTTCTTTTCTGCTGCTTTGATCTGTTCCACTTCCAGTTCTTCCTCAAGATTGTTCTCAAGTTCAAGTTCAATCTCGTTGAGTTGGAATGGGTCTGCTGCCGGTGTCGCTACAATAGGAGCTACTGTTACCGGTGCAGTCGGTGTTGGGCGCGCGGCATCTACTTGGGGTGCTGCTGGTTTTACCTGAGCAGATCGATTACCTACAGTCTTTGCGTATGCGCTGTTCACTTTTTCAGTGACTGGGCGTGTTACTCGACCCATTGAATCGATAGAGTCTCCGCGGGCATTAACCTTCATGTTACCTACTGCGCGTACTGTTTCATTTTTAGCGGCAAGTGTAGCCATGTCTACTGACTTGCCCATTGCTGATCGATGTGTTGCCATAATATTTCCTTTATTTTAAAAACTCATTTATATCGAGGTCGTAATAGAGTGAGTTGATGTGATGAACACCGATTAGGTATAACACAAAACTCGCAACACTACTTCCCCGACCCACGCCCCATACAATTTTATGCTGACGCATGGTGTCTACAAGATATTTAAGATATTGTAGCAGCACCAGCATTTTTCTGTCATTGTATTTCAGGAGCTCGTCCCCTGCTCGTTGAAGTTCATTCTCATCTTTACACTGATCCAGAACCCATTTAGCAATATCTAGCTGTCGATACTCTTCGGGCATGAACCAATCAGATTGTTTTTGTTGATCAAATTCGTCTACGGTTAGTTTCGGATCTTGATACAACTTCAACTTAGGCACATTTTCTAGTTCAAGCGAGTCAAACGAGATTTTGGACTCAACCAGAGCATCTTTTATCATACGATCTGGGTCTTGCATGAAGAACCCACACAAATCTACTTCGTTGTAAATTTGTTGGCCGTAAATATCAGTTTTCATTGTGCTATTATAGCACAGAGAGGCGTTGATTACAACTGTTCTGGTAATTTATCGAAGGAAATTTCGGGCTTTTCCACAACGAGAGTAATCTCTTTTTCTTTCCAGCCCAAACCAAACTCTGTCCAGTCTGTGTTATGTGTGCGGAACAATTGGACGATCTTGTCTTTCTTGTTTTGCTTATTGGGTGCTGACATTGACGCATCGCTTTTGTCCCACCAGCCTGTTTCGGCGAACGGGCCAATTGGGCTGTCGATTTCACACATATAACTGACACCTGCACTTATGCTTGAAGTCACTGACAGATCAGTGATCACAAATCTCCCTTCGGCAATAGCGTTCAGTTTCAGCATCAACATCACAGCAATCATTTGCTCATGCGGTTCTTCAGGTAGCGTACAAACTTTAAGGCCTGCAGCGGTGTACAGATCAATCATCTTCTTGTTAGTTTCTTTGATGAAGATCGCATCTTCCAGATATTCTGACATGAAGTAACTGAGGCGTTCCATAGCGATGTTTTGCTCACGGATCGAATCCGTTTCAACATCAATGTATAGACAGGTTTCATACATACACATTGAGAAAAGTTCGTCACAGTAGACTCCTGAGAGAAAAGAGAAGTCGCGTTGGATTCGGGTGGTCATTCGCCGTCTTTCTGTATTGAGATTTTTGGATGAATCTTTTGCTTTTTAAATATGTCGTCCATTTTGCGACTGTACGCCTGACGATAGCTATCCAGAGCCATATTCAGTTGATTAATCAATGGTCCGTGCCCATGACGATACGCATAGTTAAGCTTATTGGTCAGCGCAGATATGGTCGTTTGCAGATCGTCCATTGACTTATCTGCCAACTCAGTTGGGTTAATGAAAGGATGTTCGATGATAGTCTCCTATCATTACTTATCACCAAGAAGTGAGTGCGATTCTTTTCCAGATGTCCGTACCGTTATAACTTGTAGCAGTCATTGTGCCTGATGCGGTGTCCAGAGCAAATACTGTTCCTGCTGTTCCTGCGGTGCGAGTATCACTGACCGTAATATTGGGAGTAGCAATCGACTTAATGTAATAAACAGTGTCAGCAACTATATTTCCGAATGTCGTGCCCGAAAATATAATAGGAGCATTAACAACAAGACTGGTAACGTTGGGAAGAGTGACAAGATTGGTGCCTGTTGTAGTGGCAGCTACTCCTAACTTAATCACTGTATTTGCGCCGCCCGAATCAAATGTTCCGGTGCAGACATACGCATAGTTAGCATCAACTGACACTGTTCCTGCTATATCACCTAGTAATCCAGTTGGAGCAGGCGCTCGCCTGCGAATCTGTGTGGACCGTCTCGGGCGATTGAATGGTTCGATTGTAATGTTAGCACCGCAATCAACTGAACTCAATGTATAATCTAGCTGGCATACGCCAGAAGGGATGCTCACTGCGTTGTTTGCGCTGTCATAGTTTTCCAGAGTAGTAACACCCAGACACTGATCACTTGAGATAGCTGACGGGAACGACAGAAACGCTGAAGCGTTTGATACAGCAAGTTCTAAGTCTACGCTATTTCGTCCGTCCGTAGTCCAACCAGTGAATGTCAATGACGTATTACCTGCAATGGTGCCGTACTGGACATCACCGAGAGACACATCAACAAGAACAGTTCCGGAGAGAGCATTGCCCAAATTATAAGTAGAAGCGCGGAACCCTCTGGTCAGCGTGTTGCTGATCATCGTTCCGGCCATGTCATTGTTTACTGCGGTGTTAGCCAAAGCAGACTTAACAACTACTTTATTCTGAAGATCGGTTATCTCCACACCTGCTGTGGTAATGTTTGTTTTGATCGAGGCAAAGTTGTCACGAAACCCCTGACTGTTGTTGTTAACGCCTGGGGTAGGATAATTTACGTTGATTCCATTGGTGTTTATATTGCTCATATATCTATTTAGTATTGAGTTTGATCGGGTAAAATAGTTTTACGCGGGAAAAGTATGGTAAAGTCCTTGCTGTTCAGTGGATCGGGCACCGGTGTTGCGCTTGGCAATCCTGTCCACGCAGCCGGATTCACGTTCTTATTGTAATTATAGGTAGAACTTTTATCAACCGTGAATCTATCAAGGCTGAAATTGATTTCGTTCAGCGTATGCGGCCATAATGACTGTATATTATTCTTTATTGTGTTGGCTTTACCCGGCAGAGTGTAACATATCACCCACGCTTGAGTGTATCCTAGTGTGCTGCCATTTGCTTGCTGACTAGTCATCCAGAGCGGAAGCAATCTGCTGTCGAATTCTTGACCCAATGATGCGGCTACTTTGTTACGCATATTGATCAGACTATTTGGATATAATATTCGGGCGAATCCTGAAGTCAAACTGGTGTAATAAGTTCCGGAGAAATCATAACTGGTATAAATGTCAGTCACACTTGTATACCATGGTCCCAAACCCAAGTCAATTGGTCGAGGCCAATATATGCTACTACTTATACTTGTTCCAGAAGGATTAACAAGATTGTCAATGACTTCACTATACACTACTTCATACACAACCTCTCCGGCGTCGTTCTTTGCCTCGGCAGTTTTTAATTCGCCGAGAGTGATACTTCTCCAGTAATGATTAGTAGTGACCGAAGCAATGTACTCGCTGATATCACTTGCGTATATCCCATACGCATGTGCATAAATCACGCTTGTTGCTTTACCAAAATAGCCGTCGTCCGGTCTGTACAAATCTGTTGTTGGTATCAATGTTTCGTTTGTCAATAATGAATCGATGGTTTGACGATCATTTACGCTCGGAGCAGCTTTGATATATAAAATATCTGTAGGTTGACTATATTCCTGCAGAACATTTATGCTGAATGTTTTGCTAGAGTGGATAATAGAATATTGCAGAGAGTATGCCTGTACCGTAACGGTAAATATAGTGCTGTTACCTTTAAGGAGAAAATCTTCGGTAGGTTGATCGGATACATAACCTGTTATTTCACCATTTTCCAATAAAGTTAGATTCGGTGGTAGACTACCACCTACTACGCGATACATCAGAGAAACACCCGATGCTGCCTCTACGCTCAACGTGCTAATAGTACCGTTGAATATTGTTCCTAGATCCGCAGGAGTGGTCCATGTTATAGTATCATTAACACCGTTACTCACTTTCAGACCGAAGTTAAAATATACACTGCTGATGCCTGGGTTTAATTTTTTACTGACGGCTGCACTAAAGTTATAATTACTTATGCCCGACGATATAATCGGTGTTCCAGTGATCCAGCCTGTTACAGGATCACCAACTAGCCCAAGAGGTAACCCCGAGTATGAATATACAAGTTCATTGTTGTCGAAGTCATCACCATGTATCTTGAAGGCAAAATAATCACCACTTTGAATAGTTCCTATATTCGCTGGTTGGGACGGCGCTATCGGCGGTAAAACATAATACCCGTAATACGGATCAGCATCAGTGATGTTAAATGTTAGTGGCCGAGTATTGAGAATAGTGGGGACTCTTGTATTAGCTGTCTTGCCCGGACCACCTTCGCTGACAGGAGTATTTTGATTAATTACTGTAATAGAATATGCAGCAGTATCACCACCTAGACCACTTATTAACTTTAACGTAAAGGAATACGTTCGTATTGCTGGAGCGCCCACAGATGTTGCTGGTAACGTAACTGTCATTGAGCCAGTATCACTGCCCAGGGGGAATACATCACCGCCGGGAGTGGTGGATATAGTAAACGTTGTTGTGTTATTCACTGTTTTGATATAATATGTTCTGCCGGCCGTTATCCCACCAAACACAATTGTTCCCGTAAATACAACTGGTCGACCTGTGCTAAAATGTGTAGTTGTTGCACATGTAATCAAGTTAGTTCCTGAGGTAGTAATTGTGGCATTGGTCGCGGTGGCATTCAATGTATTATTAACTATAGGCGGATTAGGATAACCACGAATAACCCCTGCCGCATTAATTTCTAGTCCCGGTGGCAAAACCCCTTCCTTCAACTCTATGATCACTTCATTAGCAGTATATGGATTAGAATACATTAACGGAAGTTCAGTCCAGATACTGTCCTGAGTGCTTAATAAACTTCCTTCCGGAGTTGTAAACTGCGGAAGAACTGCACCGGATACTTTCATTGAGAATGTTCTGTCTCGGATACTATTTAGATTATCTGTTACACGAACAGTAAAGGTGTTTGTTGTATCTGTAATAACTAGTGCCGGTAATCCATAAATCAATCCATCAACAGTCAGTGATAACCCTGTCGGCAATGTTCCACTCAACAAAGAGTATTGTATGCTAGTAGCCGGTAGCTGTGCCGATGCTGATAATTGAACATCAAGTAATATCAGAGCCGGAAAGGATCCCAGTGATCCTGCAGTCGTGTTCCAAATAGGTTGTGTCATAGTGTATTTAGCAGGGCGATAGCCAGGTCATAATAGTGCCGACGGTCTTCAAGCCCGTTGGTGCCACCGTTAATGCGTTTAGTAAGAGTGATAAAGTCACCTGAATCACAATAGTCATTTAATTGATTAGTGTCCCAAAACCATCCCGCTGATGAACATGCTCCTTCTGGTGTCTCCATATAGTTGACACAATTTTCCAGGCTCATATCAAGTGCTTCGGCAAGTTTAGTGTAGTTCTCTCTGCCTGTTATCTGAATCAGGCCGCGGCCACAGAAACGATACCCGTCACCTGATGCTTCATCTCCGTTATGCATCCTGTTAGCATACACGCGACTAGCAATCTTCTCAGGTTGTCTGGCATACTGGGTAGCAAGTTCTATTGTTGGAAAGTATTTACCGAATGTTTTTCGGAGACCATCTGCGCTGTAGTTCAGATTTTCTTTCACCAAGTTAAATCCACCGCTTTCGTGGATGACCTGAGCAAGAAATCCTGCTATTCTATGCTGACTACCTATTTCATAGTAGTCCATTACTTCATTGAGTGCCGGAGCATACTGGCCCAGAACAGTTATTTTAGTACCGGGGCAGAGCGATTGCAACATTGGTAGATTTACCATGTTAAGTTCTTCCGACCATGATTTCTATCACGCCTGAAACACCAGTGAAGTCTGTTAATGCTTTGCCCAACACTGTTCCCATAGCAGGTGAAGCACATGCCATGGCGAGACCGTTACCAGCGCTGACCATCATGTCACCTCGTTTGACAGGGCCTATTACCTTCGCCGGAACGCGTCCTTGCAAGGCTATCGCAACAGGGAATAGACAATCCATTCCGGCGTTCATCAGATATGCTGGATCGGTTGTAACTATACCTGCAACCAATGTACTCATCAGTGAATTACATACTTGAACTTCGTGATCACCGCCTAATTCCACAACAGTACCAGCTTCAATCTGGTGTGACGCTGCATAGTATTCAGCCAAGTCAGCATAAGTTGCATTCAGTTTAGAACCTGCTCCCAATGACCAGTTACCAATAATAGTACCTGCTGTTGCTGTTGCGCCAGTTGTAATCGTTGTTGTAGTTACTGATCCGCCTGTTGTCACTGTAGTTGTTGACCCTGCCGTCGTTGCACTACCTGCACTACCTGCCGACACTGCGTATGTTGCATTAGCAACTGTTCCGCTGACATTTCCACCTGCTACAGCATTTGCCGTAGTTGCGAATGAGACTGCACCCGTAACATTAGCGCCCGTAAGTGATGTAAGACTGGATCCATTACCTGAAAATACTCCGGTGTTAGCAGTAAACGCAACTGCCGTTACCGTACCATTAACTCCTAATGTTGTCAGAGTACCCACTGAGGTGATATTGGCTTGCGCGGCTGTAGTTACAGTACCTGCTGTTGTTGCTGTTCCTGCACTGCCTGCACTTACGGCGTATGTTGCATTTGCAACAGTACCCGAGACATTCGCACCGGGTATTGCTGTCAATCCAGTTGCCGCTCCATAGTATGTACCGTTGAAATTTGCAGCATTTGCGTTGCCTGTTATTAACAATGAAGCCAATGTACCAACTGATGTGATGTTTGGTTGAGCGGCAGTGTAAACAGTTCCTGCTACCAGAGCATTAGCGACTTGTCCACTGACGTTGCCACCTGCTACTGCGTTTGCTGTAGTTGCGTATGTTGCAAGTCCTACTGCACCGCTGACATTTGCCCCGGCTATTGCATTTGCTGTAGTTGCGTATGTTGCAAGTCCTACTGCACCGGATACATTAGCTCCGGCCACTGCGTTTGCTGTTGTTGCAAATGCTACTGCACCGGATACATTAGCTCCGGCCACTGCGTTTGCTGTTGTTGCAAATGCTACCGCACCGGATACATTAGCTCCGGCCACTGCGTTCGCGCTTGCTGCTATTGTTGCGCTTGAAGCAAGTCCACTTAAAGCACCGACGAAAGTAGTTGCAGCAAAAGATCCGTTAGCAGCGTTAGCAACATAAACAGAGTTTGCAAGAGTAGCAAGATTGCCTGAGGTAGCATTTACAAACTGAGGGTAAAGTGTGCCTGCTGAAACAGAAGATATACTGGTGTAGAATGTTACGTTAGCATTTGCTACTTGTCCCGAGACATTAGCACCTGCTACTGCATTTGCAGTTCCTGCTGTTACTGCATAGGTTGCATTTGCAACTACACCGCTGACATTAGCACCTGCTACTGCATTTGCAGTTCCTGCTGTTACTGCATAGGTTGCATTTGCAACTACTCCGGTTACGTTTCCACCAGGAATAGAAGTTAAACCAGTTGCCGCGCCATAATGCGTTCCTGTTACGTTAGCACCTGATAGATTACCTGTTGCAGATATTGTCGTTGCCGACATTGTTGTCGAAGTTATTACATTAGCACCGGTTATGTTGCCTCCAGAACCCGCTGTGACAAGATTACCAACTGTGACATTACCTGTTACGATAAGCGCAGCAAGAGTGCCGGTGCTTGTAATGTTAGGTTGAGCAGCAGTTGTGACTGTGCCCGCTGTAGTAGCTGAGCCCGCTGTAGTAGCTGAACCCGCTGTAGTAGCTGAACCCGCTGTAGTAGCTGATCCTGCACTGACTGCGTATGTTGCATTGGCAACTGTACCGGTTACATTCGCTCCGGCTACTGAAGTAAGACCGGTACCTGAACCAAAGAAGTTAGAGTTAACGTTACCTGCACCGATATTACCCGTAACGGTCAATGTAGTCAATGTACCTGTGCTTGTAATGTTAGGTTGAGCATTTGTTGTTACTGTGCCTGCGGTAGTAGCACTGCCTGCTGAAATCGCGTAAGTTGCATTAGCAACAGTACCAGTGACATTCGCGCCCACTATAGCGGTCAGACCAGTTGCTGCTCCGTAGAACGTTCCGTTGAAGTTTGCTGCATTAGCATTGCCGGTTATCAACAGAGAAGATAATGTGCCAACTGATGTAATATTCGGTTGTGCTGCTGTGGTGACAGTACCTGCTGTGGTTGCTGCGCCGGATAATGCGCCAGTGAATGTAGTTGCACTTACGTTACCTGCACTTATGTTTCCTGTGACATTTGCATTTCCACCTATATAAGCATTTCCACCGATACCAACGCCGCCTGCAACACGCAATGCACCGGTCGAAGTGCTTGTTGACACGGTTGATGTTTTAACATAGAACTGACCGGTTGCATGAATGAAGCGCATCTTCTCGTTAGCAACCAAGAATCCACCTGTTGCCCAGATCAAGTCTTTCGTAGAGCCGAACTGTCCTGTTGCAAAGACTAAATTGCCGCCCTTTACATTCGCTGTATCGCCTTGAGCAAATACATATCCGTCGTTTGTTCCTGTTATCGTGTATAAAGGGTCAGTGAAGTTGCTACCAGTGAAGCCCAGATCGCTCCAACCCTGATCGTTTGTACCATTATCACCGTATACTAATACGTCTGCTGATCCAGTATCGGCTGTGTTTACCAATGCTAACTGAATAAAATCTGAACCAGTATCGCTGGCGATTATAACAGGATTAGTGAATGTTGTTGCTGCTGCGCCGGTGCCGACATATAATTCGTTTCCGATGACTACGTTACCGGCAATTGCCATACCACCTGCTGTCTTAATAGAACCTGTTATTAAGCTGGTAGATTCCGTAGTCGCTGTGACATTTACTACTGTGCTGGCGTTCAGCGTTCCAGTATTAACTGTTGTGAAGTTACCTGTAGTGCCGATTACATTCAGTGCGCCGATGTTACCAACGTTCGCATTGCCTGTTACTGACAATACACCAGTAGTTGTAAGATTTGCGCCCGATACATTACCGGTTGCGGCAACTGTCAGCGATGCAGTAACAGATGTGAAGTTACCTGTATTAGCAGTAAGCGTTCCTACTGCACCATTATGCGGACCGAATGTCGGAGCATTTACGTTGCCTGCACCTATATTACCGGATACAGTTAGATTACCGAGTGTTCCTACGCTTGTCAGACTTGATGTTACTACCGTTGCGTTCAGTGTGGCACCGGATAACGTTCCTGCCGGAGCTATCACCGCAGAAGTTGATGCAGCAGTGAGTTGACCTTGCTGATTAACAGTGAATGATGGTATTGCGGTAGAACCTCCGTATGAAGCTGCCGTTACTGTTGTGCTGCTGATGCTGAATATCGTTCCGTCAAGTTGTAATCCAGTACCTGCTGCATATGTACCTGCACCAGAGAACTGTGTGAATGAAATAGCATCTATACCCGGTCTGATCGCGCCACCAGGACCACCGCCAGTAGCAGATTCTACCCAACCAGTTGACCCTTGTACCCCGTATGTAATGAACGTGAATGCACCTGAAGTTATTTCGCTGGGTGGCACACCATCAAAGTCTGTCGCTCTGGTTAGTATCCAAGGAGAAACTCCTACTACACCGAGACTTGAGACAACATATATACCGTTTTGAATAGGATCCGCTTGATTTTTAACAAGTACACGATTAGTAACAACTAACCCAGTGTATCCGTCTATTGTCGGCAGAACTACGTTTGTTGTTGCAGTAAGAGTAGCACCAAATCCACTGGCACCGTTGTTATAGGTCGCAGTAAGAGTTACAGTGGTTGCAGCAACAACAGACGCCAGAACCTTCAATGATGAAGTAGTTGCATCAACATATGCTTTGGTCGCCGCGTCAGTCGCATTAAACGGGTCATTCAATGATGATATGCGTTTTCCACCCACATCAACTGTGCCGTTGCCAGTTGGCACCAGAGATATATTTTGATCTGAACCAACTGCGGTGATAGTAACACCTGATGTTCTGCCAAGAATACTATTTGTTATGACGTTTGCGTTCGATGTAATGTTGCCGGTGCCGACTACCAATCCAACTGTTCCTAGATTACCAACGTTGGCATTTCCGGTGACTGACATAGAGCCGGATGTTATAAAGTTGCCGGCGCTGATATTGCCTGTGGCCACGATCAACCCTAGGGTGCCTATGTTTCCAACATTTGCGTTGCCGGTGACCGATAGAACTCCGCCTGTTATTAGATTGCCACCTGTTATGTTCGCAGTGGCTACTACATTGCCGGCTGTCGTTATGTTGCCACCGGACACATTGCCTGTGGATATGATAAGACCCGATGCTCCTAGGTTAGCAACGTTTGCGTTACCTGATATAGTCAATGAGTTACCGGTAAATATATTAGAACCTATGTTGCCTACGTTTGCGTTACCAGTAACTGTTAACATTCCAGCAGTTGTAAGATTTCCACCGGAGACGTTGCCTGTTGCTACAAGTAGTCCGGCAGTTCCCAGATTACCGACATTAGCATTACCAGTTACGTTCAGTGTGTTGTTAGCAATTAATCTTTCTGCTTGAATATTACCAGTAACGAATAATAATCCCAGTGTTCCTAATGATGTAATGTTACCCTGCGCCGGCGTAGTAAGCGTACCTGTGATGAAGTTCGCTGATGCCAGATTACCTAGGTTAGCATTACCAGATGATATGTTGCCTGTCACAGCAAGCGCAGATAGAGTGCCAACAGAAGTAATATTGGGTTGTGCAGCGGTAGTCATGGTACCACCTACATAGTTAGCAGCAACTACGTTAGATCCCTGAATATTACCTGTTACAATAAGTGAAGTAAGTGTTCCGACTGATGTGATGTTCGGTTGAGCAGCAGTTGTGACAGTTCCTGCAGTTGTTGCACTGCCAGATGACACTGCATAAGTTGCATTAGCAACGGTACCGGTTACATTTGCTCCCGGAATTGCTGTCAGCCCAGTTGCTGCTCCGTAATGGGCTCCGTTAAAGTTTGCTGCATTTGCGTTGCCGGTTACATTCAATGAACTTAATGAGCCCACTGATGTAATATTAGGTTGCGCTGCTGTAATTAATGTACCTTGAATATAGTTAGCGGATACAAGATTGCCACCTGCAGTGTTGCCCGCATTGATGTTACCGTTTACAATCAGCGCAGTTAATGTTCCCACTGATGTAATATTAGGTTGCGCGTTTGTAGTTATTGTGCCGGTGAAGAAGTTTGCCGAGACAACATTTCCACCTAACACGTTTGTCGACTGAACGTTACCAATAATAGTCAACAGATTACCATTGAAGGTAAGATTTGCGCTGCCACCGAAGTTTCCGTTGTCGTTGAACTGAACTTGGGTATTCGTTCCGCCACACGGGCTGAACGCACCTGATGTCCATGAAAGATTACCGTTACCATCAGTGGTCATATAATAGTTTAGACTACCACCGAAGATACGAACATTGCTGACTACACTTAGGTTAGATACACCGGACACATTCAATGCTGTCATAGTGCCCAGTGTTGTTACGTTAGGTTGTGCAGCGATTGTTAATGCACCTGCTAATAATCCTGTAAAACGAGCAGCAGCAACATTGCCTGACACTTTAAGATAACCATTTACATTTGCGCCAGTATCTGTTACCACAAAGATGTTCGCATTGCCTCCTGACGAAATAAGCACATTGCCGTTAAGATCAATACTAACATTGCTGTTACCATTGACAATAACATTACCGACTGATACCGTGAGATTGCTGATTAGATACCCGTCACCTTGGAAGAAGTTTGCCTTAGCAAGATTGCCTAGATTAGCGTTTCCTGATGATAGATTGCCAGTAATAGTTAACGCACCTAGCGAGCCAACTGATGTAATATTCGGTTGAGCAGCAGTTGTGACGGTTCCTGCTGTCGTAGCAGAACCTGCACTTACTGCATATGTTGCATTAGCAACTGTGCCGGTTACATTCGCCCCTGTAAGTGCCGTAAGACTTGATCCGTTACCAGTGAATACGCCGGTATTCGCAGTGATATTTGCGGCCGTGATACCATCATTTACGTTCAACCCGGTCAACAACCCCACTGATGTGATGTTAGGTTGGGCAGCAGTTGTTAATGTTCCTTGCACGTAGTTTGCCGAGACAATGTTGCCTGCCGCTGTATTACCTGCATTGATATTACCGTTGACGATCAATCCAGTAAGTGATCCGAGTGAAGTGATATTCGGCTGTGCATTAGTGGTTACCGTACCAGCGGTACCTGATGATCCAGCTGAAATAGCGTATGTGGCATTCGCAACTGTTCCTGTTACATTTGCTCCTGGAATTGCGGTCAATCCAGTTGCTGCTCCGTAATGAGTTCCTGTTAAGTTCGCGCCCGAGATATTACCTGTTACTGCCAGAACAGACAACGTACCAACTGAAGTTACGTTTGGTTGTGCTGCTGTTGTGACAGTACCTGCCGTGCCTGAAGTCAGTGCGTAGGTTGCATTAGCAACTGTACCTGTTACATTAGCACCTGTCAATGCTGTCAGATTTGCCCCATTGCCACTAAAGTAGTTAGCGATGGCCGAGTTCGCAGTCCAAGTAGCTGCGGCTGTTCCTGTTTCCATGTTCAGGAGTGCAGGTGCTGTGAGAACTAACATCTGTCCGACACCAGGTCCGCCTTGAACCATTATAGTTCCCATGCGTTGGACAACATTTGATCCTGAAGGACGAGTTGCGGTGAAAGCTCCTGCTGTTGTAGGTGACACCCATACTTGGGCGCTCGGTGCATATGCTGATGTATCGAATACCAAGATACCAGATACCATTACTTGACCGAAGTTACCAGTAAGAATATCGTCCATAGCAACACCAATCGCAGGCATTGTTGCGACTCCTGATGCTAATGCTTTCGCAATCTGCGGTGAGTTAGACACTGTTCCGCTTGTATAGACTGCTTGACCCTTGTTGATAGTCGCGCCGGTGTCATTGCGACAGATGATAGCGGTGTCTCGTCCGTATACTAAATTAGTCGGAGCTTCATTATCTTGTTCAATTCGTGTGAATCCATTAATCGTTCTAGCATGGATCAGCAAGTTACCAGCAGTCGGATTAGGCGGATTGAGTGATTGACCGGGGATAGTTATGAATCCAGCGCCGCCCGTTCCAGTTATTAACAAGTTAGAAGTGTTAATGGTTGCAGTTACAGCAAGCGAGGAAAGAGTGCCTACTGAGGTGATGTTCGGTTGAGCATTAGTAGTAACTGTACCGGCGGTTGTTGCAGAGCCGGCGGTTGTTGCAGAGCCGGCGCTGCCTGCTGTAGCAGCACTACCTGCTGATACTGCATAAGTTGCATTAGCAACAGTACCTGTTACATTTGCTCCCGGGATAGCAGTAAGACCTGTGCCTGCTCCGTAGAAGGTTCCGTTGAAGTTTGCTGCATTTACATTGCCGGTTACTGCCAATGAACTTAATGTACCAACTGATGTGATATTCGGTTGTGCGTTCGTAGACACGGTTCCAGCAGTACCTGCTGTACCAGATGACACTGCATACGTTGCATTAGCAACAGTACCGGTTACATTCGCACCTGGAATAGAGGTCAACCCAGTTGCTGCGCCGTAATGAGTTCCTGTTAAGTTCGCACCAGAGATGTTACCTGTTGCTATGATAAGTCCAGCAGTACCTAAGTTACCAACGTTGGCGTTACTGGTTACACTTAGCGTTCCTGTAAGAACACCTGATGTGGCACCAATGTTGCCTACATTCGCATTACCAGTTACGCTCAATGCTCCGCCAGTTACTAAATTGCCACCAGTTATGTTACCTGTTGCTACTACTAAACCAGCAGTACCGAGATTACCAACATTAGCATTGCCTGTTACATTTAACGTGGTGCCGATGTTCGCATTAGCAGTTATGTTGATAGCAGTACCTACATAATTCGTTGCTCCGATGTTGCCTACATTCGCATTACCAGTTACGCTCAATGCTCCGCCAGTTACTAAATTGCCACCAGTTATGTTGCCAGTTGCTACTACTAACCCAGCGGTGCCGAGATTACCAACATTAGCATTGCCCGTTGCACTTAATGCGCCGACGGTAGTGAGATTTCCACCTGATACATTTCCAGTTGCTGCAACTGTCAGAGATGCCGTAACTGTTGTGAAGTTACCTGTGTTCGCAGTAGTTGCTCCAACCGTGCCGTTATGTGCTCCGAATGTAGGAGCATTGACGTTGCCGGCGCCTATATTGCCATTAACAGTTAACGCAGTCAATGTACCTGTGCTGGTTATGTTAGGCTGATCATTAGTTGTCAGCGTACCAGTAAAGTAGTTAGCAGATACATAATTAGCACCCGAGATGTTTCCAGTGAATACACCATTAGTTGAGCCGATGTTGCCGACGTTTGCGTTACCAGATACTGTTACTGCGGTTAAAGTACCGACTGAGGTTATGTTTGGTTGAGCGGCAGTGTAAACAGTTCCTGCTACCAGAGCATTAGCGACTTGTCCACTGACGTTGCCACCCGCCACAGCGTTTGCCGTTGCTGCGTAATTTACTTGGTCGCTGACATTAGCACCTGCTACTGCATTTGCCGTTGCTGCGTAATTTACTTGGCCGCTGACATTTCCGCCGGCTACTGCATTTGCTGTTGTAGCGAATGTAGCAAGGCCTACTGCACCGCTGACATTTCCGCCTGCTACTGCGTTTGCAGCATCAGCGATGTTAGCGTGGGTTGCATTAGGTGCATAGCCGGTTACATTGGCGCCAGCTAGCTGGGTAAGTCCTGATCCGTTGCCAGAGAACACACCGGTATTAGCAGTGATGTTTACTGCGGTGACTGTTCCATTAACACCTAGACCAGTTAATGTACCAGTTGAAGTAATGTTTGGTTGGGCAGCGGTTGTTAGAACTGCTGTCGAATAGTTTGCAGTCAACATGTTGCCTGCATTTATATTACCTGCCCCAATATTGCCCGTTACTGTCAATGCAGATAACGTGCCAGTCGATGTGATATTTGGCTGTGCCGCTGTAGTGACTGTGCCTGCGGTTCCCGCAGTACCAGATGAAACTGCGTATGTCGCATTAGCAACGGTACCTGTTACATTAGCACCTGTTAGCGTAGTTAAACTTGAACCGTTACCCGCGAATACACCGGTGTTAGCAGTGATATTAACTGCGGTTACTGTACCATTTACTCCCAGTCCAGTCAATGTACCTGTAGAAGTGATGTTTGGTTGGGCTGCTGTGGTGACTGTACCTGCTGTGCTGGCCGTTCCTGAACCGCCGGCGCTCACTGCATACGTTGCATTAGCAACAGTACCGGTCACATTAGCACCCGGGATAGCAGTGAGTCCTGTACCTGCTCCGTAGAATGTTCCGTTGAAGTTTGCTGCATTAGCATTGCCGGTTATCAACAGAGAAGATAATGTGCCAACTGAGGTGATATTTGGTTGTGCATTAGTAGTGACTGTTCCTGCAGTAGTAGCTGATCCTGCAGTACCAGATGAGACGGCATATGTCGCATTAGCAACAGTACCGGTTACATTAGCACCAGTGAGATTATTAAGAGCAGAACCATTGCCAGTAAATACTCCGGTGTTAGCAGTGATGTTTACTGCGGTGACTGTTCCATTAACACCTAGACCAGTTAATGTACCAGTTGACGTAATGTTCGGTTGTGCTGCTGTTGTCAGTGTACCTTGCACGTAGTTAGCTGTCAGTAGATTTCCAGCATTAACATTACCGCCGGCTATATTACCTGTTACAGTAAGCGCAGATAGTGCACCGACTGAAGTGACATTCGGTTGCGCCGCAGTAGTCAACGTGCCTTGTAGATAATTCGCGGTTATTAGATTAGCTCCGCCCACGTTACCAGCAGTGATATTGCCAGTGAATACACCATTAGTTGAGCCGATGTTGCCGACGTTTGCGTTACCGGATACATTCGCAGTGGTTCCGTACAACCCGAGATTGGCGGTGACATTTGAACCTATAATATTACCAGATGCAGCAACTTTGCCGCTAGTAGTCAGATTTCCACCGATGACGTTGCCGATAACGTTGGCGATGCCAGTGGTGTTTAGGTTACTACCAGTGACATTACCTGATGCAACGACCTGTCCAATGGTATTGATATTTCCACCGATAACATTACCTGTTACATTCGCCCAGCCTGATGCAGTGAAGTTATTGGTGGTGATGCTATTTGGAAGATCGACAAAAACTGTTCTACCGGGCCCGGTAATGATAACTCCGTTAGCTCCCGGGAGACCGTTCTCCAGACGTAATCTCAATGTACTTGTGTCCATCGGGATAGTGGCGATGTTAGCACTGACAACTACGTTGCCTGTAGGTGAGTTAACTTGTATACCTATACCCGGGGTTCTATTAACAGAGTTAACCGCCGCACCTGCAGTTACGTCAAACAACTCATCAAAGTTTGTCTGTACCTTCTGAAAGGCTGTTCGTATCGCATCCGCATCAGGATCATCTGGGAACGTACCGAAGTCTATGTTTTGCTGCATGGGATAACCTTATCTTTCTATTTGTTTACAATTGTCCATATGATATCTTTTCATATTTGCGCTACCGCCTGATTTATCACAGTGCGGGCATACGAGTTTATATTGTGATTTATATTTCATTCCGCGTTTGGGTAGTCCACTAGCAATACAATGTTCAATCGTATGTGTCCCGGTATTTTTACCTAGCATCGATAGCCTTCGTTTTTCATTTGATTCCGGACGATGTTTCTTTCCTGTCATACCCATTGATTTTCCTCTAGAGGACTCCACTCGTCGGGCAATAACTTCCGGTGATTGTTTTATTCCGCCCGGGCCTTCACCACCGTCCGTTTTATTACGAAGTATTCCGGTGTTATTATCTTTACGTCCATACTGGCCAATCATCTGTTTCTCTAATGTGAAGGCATCAACTTCCGCTAATCCTTGTTCTAAAATAACGATTCTTGTTTTGTCAACGGGTTTACTTATCTCGCCCTTACTTTTAGTGTAGGCTCGATTTCCTTTACCCTTGCCTATATAATACGGACTTCCGTCATCTCTCAAGTAGGCATATACATAATATTCGCTCATCAAGTATTTATCGTTTGTCTCTAAACACTGTATCCAAAAAAATAGCTCGGCGAACCGAGCTATTTTATGTTCTATCTTCTTAGAAGCCTGCTAACTTTTTCCAGTCAGACAGTAAATCAGTCGATTCTTTCATCGGAGTCGATGCGATTGTCACGGGGTTGCCAACTGATTGTGTGCGCTTTCTGCCGTTAACACCACCAGAGATGACGTTCTGCATGAAGTCGATGTCAGATTCAAAAGTATCTTCAGCACCATTTGCGTATGCTTCGTCTAGATCCTCTTCCTCTTCTTCAGCGGATTCTTCTTCAGCGGATTCTTCATCTTCTTCTTCAGCGGATTCTTCTTCCTCGGCTGATTCTTCACCTTCGTCTTCAGAAGATTCTTCACCGTCGTCAGAATCTGCCTGACTCCATACATCATGTACTTTTTCTAGTTTGTCAGTAGCTTGTTGAACTTCTTCCTCTGATGATCCTTCTTGATCAGGCTCGACTTCACCGAATGTAGGAGTGTTTTCTGCAGCCATTTCTTCATCCTGATATCCTTGTGCTTCGCCAGGATTCATTCCTTGTTCTTCGTCTACTTCGACTTCCATAGCACCGGGTTGTTGACCTGCATTACCTTGACCCGTCATCTTACGAATGAGTCCGAGCATATCATCGTGATCATCAACTACACCAATCTCTGCATCAGGGTTGTTCTGTGGTTGAATAGACATTTGAGGTGAACCTTCATCTCCTACTTGATCATCATTGGCGAACATACCTAAACCAGCAGACTTAACGATTGCCAGAAGTTTCAAAGCATCTTCGTCAGTTGCCGAGATAGTAACTGAATCAGGACCGTCGCCTAATCCAGTGTTAGCAACAACATTCATGCCTTCGCTTAACAGATTGTCAAGACTCTTTGCCCAACTTTCGAACTGAACATCACCTGTCCCTGCCTTAGGTCTGTTGAATACGTCATACACTCTGTCTGTAGCAGCAGCGATAGGATCTCTGCTCCATGGAGTCTGAGCAGGTTTAGCTGGTACTTGAGCAGCTTGACGCACTGGACTTGGCTTATTAGCAGTGAAGTAATCTTGTGAATACGCACCTTCATCAACTGGAACATCATGGTCTTGAACATCAGTATCAAAGCGTTGTGTAACCCATTCATATGGATCACCATCACGTGCCTTCATAGTGCCGTAAGGCATTTCGCCTTGATCACAATAGTAATCATACAGTGCGTCATACAGATCCTCATCCAAGTCACCGCCGGCTACGAACTTCTTGACTTCGTGCTTGAACTTGTTGATGATGTGTTTCATCGTGTCGTGTGATTCACGTAGGATACTCTCTTTAATCTTGCTTGCTGGCTTCTTAGCGTCAGCGGGTTTCAAACTCTTTTGCATATCGGCCTTCGACTTTCCATATTTCTTTTTGAACTCTGCGTCCTTCATTGTACGGTCTTCAAGATCCATAGAGAGTTCTTTTACTTTGCCTTCTTCTAGCTTACCTTGTTTAGCAAGCTTTGCTTTGACAGCACCGGCGACTCTTTCGCCTGCTGCTTTTGAACCGTATTTTTCACCAGCTGACTTAGCGATCTTAGCAAAATTCTTACCTGGTTTGCCTTCATCTTTACCTTCACCTAATGGAACTTTAACTTCAACCATGTCCTTACCGTTATTCAACCCACCTTTGGTTACCTTGACGTTTGCTTTGCCATACTTCGCAGTTGCAGCGTCTGGGCTCATGCTGGTCTGTTTCCATCTCAATGACTTAGGATCTTCGGTTTTTCCGTTGACGGTGGAAGATTCTTCTACTTTCTTAGCTGCATCTTTGACAGCTTTCTTGAACGGCTCTGTCTTATTCTTGTCTTTATCTACATCAAGGAAGTCTGGCTTAGCTTTCTTAGCTTCTTCAACTTGTTTAGCTTTCTTAGCAGCGGCTACTTTACCAGACAGACCTTTATACTCTGCTGTTTCATCTTCGACTTTACCATCTTGGTCGTAATCTTTCTTAGCTTTTGCTTCATTCATTCCAGCTGGTACCGGACGAGATTTGTGTGCGTCACCGTATACTGAACCGACTACGCCGTCCCATTCGCCGACTGCCTGACCACTGGCGTCGTGCCCTTCGTCAATGTCTTTGTCACCAACAAACTCTACGGCACCTGCTTTACGGCAAGCAACGCGCCACTTGTAGTAGCCATGATATTCTGTTTCACCCATGTGATTTTTACCGACTTCTTTCAGTGCCTTATTAGGATCTGTAAGATCAACATCACCCTTGTTAATCATAGTAGTCATAGCAGCAGTAGCCTGAGGGGTTGTTGCTGTTGCTACTTGTTGACCTTGTGGGTTCTTGATAGCAGTCGCGCCTGGTAGCGGCGACGAAGTGTATTGACCATCTTCGTTAAGTGCTGTGTCAAGATTTTCTATCCAGTCTTTGAGCGAGTGCTTCTTAGTTGCTTTCTTGTCCCACTTAGGTAGCTTGACATCCTTCTTGGCACCGAATGCAGACCAGTCAGGCTTAGTGACATTACCTGCATTATCAGCGCCCTTCTTAGGACGGCCACGACCACGCTTTTCGTCAGCAGCAGGAGCAGCTTTCTTTTTCTTCTTGCCATTGTCATCTAGTTCTTCATCATCAGGATCACCTTGGTATTCCATACCATACTTGCCCTTGTGAACAAAGCTCTTTGCTTTTTCTTTTTCAGGGGTAGTCTTTGTTTTCAGATCAAAAGCATTTCCTTCAGAAGGCTTCTTTGCTTCAGTAAGTGGTTGTGACAGCGCCGTCAACTTATTCATCATGTCTAAAATGTTCATGTTATTTCCTTATTTATTTTCGAGCGCCTGTCGCAGGCTTAGCGGGACGAGTAATCTTACTCATAGGGCTTTCAGTGCCCTTCTTATCAATGACTGGTTGCTTGAACGGATCAAACGAATCCGGGGTCTTTTTACCTTCATACGGAATGTCGATCTTCGATCCTTCTGATTGTTTCTTGATAGAACTCAGATATGATTCACCATATTCTTTTGCAGCTTCTTTGCCGTTGTCTTCCAACTCACCGTGAAGTAGCAACGGATTGTGATCAGCTTGATTAGCAAACTGGTCATTCTCTGCGTTGATGCTGTCATTGAAGTCAGTAGTCGTTGCTCTGACCATGTTGATGTTGTGACCAAGTAGCATAGCAATCTGTTGAATCATCGGCTCAGTTGCTGGGTATCTAAACTCAGCTTTGATGATCGTTACTGGCTGGTTAGATAATCCCGGGAAACCGTACGGGTCCTTTTGAACTGGCGTAGTGGTCGGGTCACTGATCTTGATCGGGTCGAACTTATTAAGGTTGTACTTGAACAAATCGATAAAGTTTTTATCGACCTCTCCGGCGATCTTAATCGTATAGTTATACGATCTGACGCTTTCTGCGATGTATGTTTTTAAGCTAATCATGGAATATTCCTGTATTATATATTTATCATTGTTGAGTTGTTTTGCCGGTCAACGCCTTTAGCATCTCATTACGATCAAGTAATCTGGCTTCACCGACTGGTGTTGCTTCGATTTCTTCATTGTTTGATGCTGTTTTTTGATCCAGACTCAACTTTTTAAGCTGTAAATCTATCATCTTCAGTTTCTTGTTGATCTTCGCAGTCTTAGCAGTGATAGCATGTCCCAGGAATGTGCTGGCCGAGTTGAAGATTTCAGCAGAGAATCGTGCTTCCACTTGTAGGCCCAGATCCATTAGATCCTTGTAGCTTTCTTGAGCAAGTAGCGCAAGGTCGTCCATCTCGTTGTCAGCAGAATCAAGCCCTCTGACCTGGGGCAGTGCTGCTTCAATCTTCTCAAGATTTGAATAGGCTGCTGTTGTTATTTCCTGTGCTCGTTCTGGAACGATAGTTTCTTCATCGTCAATTGGCAACTGGAAAAGTTCTGATAGTTTTTTAGTCATATGATATTTATCGTTTGGGTCTGCCGTTACTAAAAATATCATGCTCCGTGATTATTCTGAAGGCAAAGCCGTGCTGATTACAGTATGCTTTTGCTGCTTGCCATTTAGCCGTGTTGATAACGACTTGCTGCTGATCGCCTTTACTCTTGGCTTCAGACATTATAGTTTGTGATCTTGGTTTGACTTCGATAACTTCAGCGTATTGCTTACCAGTGTTGTTCACATACACAACAAAGAAGTCAGGTATATAGTTGGTGGGTCGTCCGGTGTATGGGTGAATATATTGAATAGCGATTGACTCGCTGGCCCACTTCAATATGTTTTTGTTGTTATCGAAGAAGGTCATAATGGCCATCTCCCACGAACTACGATACTTCGGTGCCTTCTTTCCTATATACTTCTCAGGAAATTTAGGAGTGAAGATACCTTGGGCATACTTAGCCATGTTACTGAACGATGTTTCGTGACGCCGGCTGATTTGCCAGCGGGACCACACTTACTCCGTATAGAGAAGTCTTTGATTTGAAGCTGTTAAGATAGTAGCAGATGACCTGATTCATCTCCAGCTTAGTTGTTCCCTTGATGTATCCGAGCAAGTCTAACACAGGAATGTGAGTCTCTTGCGCGATTCTGAATAGCACCGCAGTCATGTTGTCAGCGATGTTGAAACTACCACAGACTGATCTGAAGTAGCCTCTGACAACATCAAACTCATCGCCGTTAACTACCGCATCGAAGGCGTAAAAGGAATCAAAGATTCTGATTGTTTTATCAAGTGCTGTGCGAGTGTCTAATATTCGTGCCATAATATTATTTATCAGGTGGAATAGCGGGTGGCTTATTTATAAGGTTCGCTGCTGCTGCACCTATATCAGAACCAGATGGAATCTTGAATGGATTGTTCGCATTAGGTGTACTATTCATCGCGCCAAGTATCTGTGAAGTCACATCACTCTTTAGAACCTGACCTAGGTTTGCGTTCTTAAATGTATTGTATGATTGTCCTGCGATGCCAAGGGCACCTAGATAGTTGCCTTCTGATATTGCCTGAGAGAACCCTTCTACACCTTCTACTAACCCGCCGGGGCCTAATATAGTAGAATTTGATCCAGGGCGAGATATAGGGCTCAGGGTTTTGTCATAGTTAGCAACATCACCGAAGCCCGGAACCATGTTACCTGGGTTAGCACCTGATATTGCACCAGAGTCATACACTACTGTTTCGTAATCAAGCGTCATGGTGTTCTCCATGGTGCCGTTGCCTTCAGCATAGTTATATGTGTCGTGACCAAAGCGTGTAATCATCGGATTAACAAGAACGTATGTGACGTAGTTATGCTGATTGAATCCGAATATACGGATTGATTTAAAGAACGGAACTTTAACTAATCCGGGCATTGACGGAGATGCTTCTCCCGAATATCCCCAGTTTTCATCGCCGGTGATTGACTTGTCATATTGCGTTCTGTTGTTGTACCCCGAGCCCTTAGAACTATCGCTGTTGACTGCTTTAGACGCTATCATTATCTTAGGGTTCTTTGAATCTGAATAGTAATACTGATAGTAAAGCTTCCATAGATTTCTGATCATTCCGCCGTTCTGGGCAGTACCAGCATCATCATGGAACGTGATATCCACTGGATCATATTTGATCTTTGACTGAACGATTCGCTTACGATTGTACTGGTTCATCTCATGAGTAGTCATAGTGAACGATGGTAGCTTAATCGACTTCACCGCCAGCCCCCAGTTAGCACTAGGACAGTTAGGAAGAGCTTCGGTGTTGACTTCAAAGTTCACATGGAACAGAAATTTTAGCTTCGGCGCATTCTCAAAGTTGTTTACTCGGAATGTTTTAGAGGCGTGGGTGTAATCCCGTAAAACAGGGCCGCCGAAGAATCCTCCGGCGACACCCTGTAGAAAGTCTGATACTGGACCTGACATATTTCAGTCTAACTGAAATTACTTGCCGTTGCCAGTTGCTGTTGTCGATGCTGTTCTTACTGCTGCGCCGACTGAACCGCTTAGTGTAGCTGAACTTGATGGGCCTGCATATTGCTCTGCGTTGTCGAAACGAATAGTCAATGCGATAGTAACCACATCATTTGTTGCGTAGTTCAACGTATTGTAGTTTGCTACTTGTACAAAACAACCAGCAAGACTCCAAGTTTCAAGAACTGTCGGCTCTGTTCCGCCATTGCCACCGTCTAGCATTTCAATAACTGTTTCAAACTTGTAATCGATACCAGCTGTTGCACTTGCTTGTTCAGCGAAGTCTAACTGTTTCTGAAGTTGTGAACCAACTGCCGCAGAGATTTTGCCGCTGGCGTCATCTCTAAGGTTGAGTGTCATTGGTTGCCACTGATGTTTTCCAGATAGATACATTGTCGAGTTGTAAATCGGCATTGTAATTTCTTGGAAAGTGACGTTGGGTCTTGAACAATCAATGACCTGTCTTGTTAATGTACCTACATCGCCTGAGCCGAATCCGTTGAAACGAACTCTGAAGCGGAACTGTAGCTTAGGCATTAATAGTGTTTCACCAGCGCCGCCATTTGGTACTGTCATGTTTGCGATTGATGCTGATCCTGTTGCCATATAAATCTCCTGTTAATATTATTTATCATAATGCCCCGAAGGGCATTTCTTATGCGCTCAATTCACCCGTGTTCAGAATACGAACCGGGATGTAAATGAATTCAGCAGCTTTCACGGGTTCAACCGCAACATCAATCCAAAGTTCATTTCTGTCAATTCTAGCAGGTGTGTTGTTTGATTCATCACACACAACCAGATAGTCATATAGACCACGTTTTGCAACCAAGTCAGCCATCAATGTCTGAACAACACCGCCAATTTGATTACGTGTCACTGCATCGTTCGGTTCGAACACAAACGGACGAGCCGCTAATGTCAACTGACGACGAATGTACGCAACTAAACGAGCAACGTTAGTTCTGTCAAGGGCACTAGACGAGTTGAAACTTGTCTTGTTACCGTAGTTCAACAGACCAACTCCGGTGAAGAACACCATTGGGTTGATGAAGTTTGTATACAGCACATCACGAAGACCAAGACTTGTTTTAATAGTCTGGAACTCGCCTGTTGCAGCATCAAGATAACCAATGTTAGAAGCATTGTCGATGATACCACGACGAGTACCAGCAGCAGCTAACCAAGGATAAGCGATACTGTCGTTACGCAAGAATGTACGGAGCATCATGTGTGACGATGGCACTGCAACCAAGTTACCTGACAAGTCAGATGTAATACCACTTGGATAGAACAGACCTAAGTAAGTGTCGCGTGTTACGCAACCTGCTTCGCCTGTTCCAGTAGCACCAGCTGCATTAGTAGCCCAAGCTTGAATGTCAGTTGCGCTTGCTGCTAATCTTAGCGGTGTGTCACCGATGATGTAGCCAGTCATACCACGATCATTGTTCAGCGTAACCATACCAGGTTGTAGTTCTGGGTAGTTAGGTGCTGCCATCAGATTGAAGAAGTTATCGTCATCACGGATGTCTGTGTTAGTAGACACTATTGCGTTCATTGCTTCAACAACCATAGCACGTTGTGCCTTGCGACCCATGTACGGTGAACCATTTGATTGATTACCGCTTACTGTAACCCATGCTGCCTTCTCTGTAGGAAGTGTTTCTCCTGGGAAGTCAGTCATGTTGAAGTATGCTGAACGATATTGCTTGACGTTGTAACCTGAGCGGCGTGTGTTGAATAATAACATGCCTTGTGGATACAGAGTTGCCTGAGGAGCATCCAGATCAAGATATCTGCTTTGTAGCAATGCTGGGATAGTTGCCATCGGATCCTGAGTAGGACTTACTGTATCAGCCGTTGCCCAACGAGCATCTGCAAATAGAACACCAGTTGAACTAGTCTGGTCAGAGTTATCTAACAGAACCCATTGATCAACTTGACTACCAACATCACCTACTGCTTCCCAACGAGAGATAACTGGATAGTTTTCAAGATCACTTGTATCGATCCAAAGATCACCATAAACTAATACTGATCCATCATTCTGAACAGTCGGGGAAGATGCAGAAATGATCGGGCCCATCGGGTCAGTTGCGTTAACACCTGTCGTCGGGAAACCCGAACTATCGTAGTTAGTCTGGCCATAACCAACCCATGCGCCGCCCTTTTGAACCATGATATCAACTTCGTCAGTGACGCTGTAGAACCAGTTCTTGTTGTTAACAGGGTCAGCGACAGGCGGGCCCTCGTTCGAGATATAGTCAAAATCAACCCAATTACTCAATTGAGTAGTATACATTGCAGAAGGTGCACCTGACACATATGCCAATGCTGTGATATTAGTCGATCCGCCGACTGCGGCAACCTCAACTACTAGATCGTTTACTCCAGTAATTCCGCCTAGCGAAGAACCTAGCACAGTAAGCACATCTCCCACTGTGTAACCGGTGCCCGCATTTCCACCGACACCAGCACCGTTTAAAATATATGATCCTGTGACTGAGGTGACACTTGCTTCACCATTTGTACCGGGGCCGCCGACTAACGGTGCATTACTGAAGACAGCGGTAACACTAGGCCCATATTTGCATCCAGTAGTAGAATTAACTACAAATCCTGCTGCAGCGATTATTCCGTTACTAACCCCGCCGATCGAGTCATCTAGAACAATTGCTCCGCCTTCAGTGTGAGTTAGTTGAATTGCGCCGTCTGTAGTAACGCTTGCTGTCGTATAAAGAATATTAGCAGCGGACCATGCTGTAACGAAGCCGACAGCGCCTTGTGCGCCTAGCGGTGCTGTAATAGTTACTGTTTGCGCGGTTGTTAAGTTAGGGCCGCTAGGGGTGCTAACTTGTACTGTAATAGTGCCTGCACTGAACGTTGTAGGAATTGTTGTTCCTGTAACTACTGTCGGGCCGGTCGCCAATCTTTCGTATAGATAAACTGGTCCTAAAGGGTATTGAAGATCAAAGTTGTATTGAGCATACACCGTACCAGCAGCAATGCCGGCACCGCCTGATCCATCTAATTCTGCATTAGCAGCCCAGTCTGATGTGTATAAAGAAACATTCTTGTTCACCCATAGTTGAGTGGTAGAATTAAATTTAGATACGACTGGTTGCAGTCCGTTACCCGCTGCCCCGACTTTAATCCATACAGACCCGGTTGGTCTTGGGTACGTCTGACTGCTCGACCACAGCGGCATTTCCGCAGAAGTGCCGTAAATTAGACTAGGTTGATATAAATTTGTGTTTGCAGCAATTCCGATATCAGCCAGTACTGAACCAGAACTGGAACTAAAATTTAAATATACGGGCGCGCCTGTTTTTGGCTGTTTTGAAAATACACATAATTTACCGCTTCGAACTGAAGCAGTTAAAGTTGACCAACCCAGAGTCTGGATAACACCGGCCACGCTCCCCACTGAACCGAAGCCGCCGCCATCATCTGGCACAGTAATTGTTGCAGTATATAGACCATTGCAATGGATATTGAATGACTGACCGGCGACTAAAGTATTGGAAGGTACCGCATTGTTCCCGATAACCGTAGGAATGTCGCCGCGCCATAATCCGCCACCCAGTGTTGTCCAAATATTTTGAGTAGTTTTGTAAAAATACTGTCTTGATGTAGGGTCACTAGGATAAGACGAAGTGTGCAGTGTATTTACTGCATAGTCACCAATATTACCGATGCTGTTCAGAGGAACACCGCCAGTTAAATCATCGGGATTAGTGATAACGATCGGGCTTTGAAGTGTGAACTTGCCTGTACCCGCATTGAACTGATAGATGCCCCAAGTAGAATCAGTTGTGTCTAACCAGTATGTTCCGTTATCAACAAAACCAGTAGGACGACCTGTTTGACCAACTAAGCTGGCCAGATCAATGTCTGCACGTAAAACGTAGCAACGATTAGTAACTCCGAGTAACGAGTAAGCAGCAAGTAGACCGTATTCGTTCAACTCGTAACCCTGAATAGGAGTACCATTCGTTGTAGAATAGAAGAACGGTGAACCGTACAAGTTGACCAGGTCGCGTTGACTTGTAACTTGGAACAGCTTGCCTGCGTTTGTTGCAGTTGTTGCAGCAGCAACAGCAGTACCAGAAGCATCAGACTTATTTTGCGCTGTTGCCAAAATAACAAGAGGAACTGAACCGCCCGGTGCTGGTAGATATTGGCTTTGGTCAATGATTGTGACTTCTACGCCTGGTGATGTTAATGCCATTTTATTGTTTCCTTTAAGTAAAATTTTGAGGCTTACGGCCTGTTTGCATGATACTAATATTTATCTTTTTGCTGAAAAAAGTTCGGTTATTGTCGATAACCGTGCCTTTAATGTTTAATTGTTAATTGTTTCCAGAATGATAAATAAAGACATGAATTATTCTGAAGCATCTGTCTATTGGTTACACCTTATTGAACACACTGATCCATTGAATGAAGGTTACATTGGTGTTTCTAAGAATCCAGAATCCAGGATGGCTACTCATATTCGCAGAGCATCTGAAAATAGACATCATAATATTAATCTTATCGAAGCCATCCGGGACTATGGAAAAAATGCTATCATCAAAGATATAATTATGACAGGACAAGAGGTATTTTGTTATGAGGTTGAGAATGACATGAGGCCTGGTCCGAACATAGGATGGAACATCGCTGAAGGCGGACGTATGGGTGCAGGAGGAAGATTTGGGGTACCAAAAAATAAAAAACTACTTGAGCGGCGAAAGATTGAAAAAGAAAGAATAAACAAGGAGCGAAATGACAGAATAGCAAATGGAATACCCACAGAATTGGATCGTAACTATCTACAAAAAGAGAAAGAAAAAGCAATACATAACAAAAAATATCAATTACATATGTCAGCAAACGAACCACTGACAGATTGTGCTTTGTATTTGAGACCCATCTGCCCTACATGTAATAAGAACTTCTGTGCGGTGAACTATATCCGTGCAGGAGTCACACACTATCGAAGTAGATGTGATGAGTGTGGCCGAAAGAAGGCCAATCTCCGGCCTCGTAAGGCGAACTGGCAACGAAGCAAGTATAAAAAGAAAGTAGTGTGTGACCTATGCGGTTTTCGCGCCATTTATCCAAGTCAACTTCTAGTTTATCACACTGATGGGAATCTGGAGAATATCGAACTGTCAAACCTGAGAACAATTTGTCTGTGCTGTGTCGAGGTTGTCAAGCGCAAAGAGGTGACTTGGCGCCGGGGTGATCTTATAGTCGATTAAGAATGTGATCTACATTCTTGTAGAGTTCAACCAGAGTGTCATTGTTGTCAAGATGGAAGTCGTATCGTAACCCAACACTGCTATACTCACTGGCATGAACATGATGGCGATCAAGCACCGCTTTCCCTGTTGCCCAACCGGTATTACCATCAGGCCCTTTGTTGTAAGCTACTGCATCATCATACCAATGAGGTTCTGCGCCGCGATGAACCCTGATCGTTGTGCCGTTGACATTCTTGATTGAAGTGAGTTCATTCTTGAATCGGGAATCGGTGATCACGATGTTTTGATCAGAGGTTCGCAGCTTGTTTTCTACGCTTGTTACCCATATGTCCATATGAAAGTGCAGGCGACATACCTCTGTGCCCCATTGTTGAAGAACCCAGCGTGGTGTGAGTTTTGGGATAGAAAGACGTTCTGCCCACCATGGGTCAATTTGATCACGCCACTCACGACTTTCAGCAGTAAGACCGTCGAGTAAAGTTCTGTCCCAACTAAAGATTGATGCAACTGCGTCTTTGAGACTTCCTGCAAAGCTTACTTTTTTGAAGCCATGTTTGGCGATTAGATAGTCGGCAACAGAATCTTTCCCGCTGCCAATGAAACCGCTTACTGAGATTATTTTATTCATGCTACTCCTGTAGAGAGTTGATTATACAACCTTCTTACAGAAAAAGCAAGTGTTTTATTAACCGATTACCCAGGTTAGGGGTTGTGAATAGTCAACGAAGCGTTTCAGGTCTTCTAAAAGAGTTTCTTTCATTTTCTCTCCGTCTGCTTTCATTGCTGCACCGTTGAGAGTGGTGCCGCCGCCTGGACCTGCGATTGTGCTGAACTTTTCACGCGCACTACCAATGATGATCTTCAGTTCAGCAAGAGTCCAGTCACCGATCCATGGACCTGAACCCAAGTCTTGTAGCAGTGTTTCTTCTGTTTTCAGAACGTCGGCCCAGATAAGAATCTTCTCACCAGTCGATTTAGGGTCACGCACGATACGCAGCACTTTGCTGACTGGGTTGAAGGTATAAATAACATATCCACCGAACATTCTTGCCGCTAACTCAACGTAGCCTGCATAGAAGTCATACGTTGCCAGACCACCTGCGGCGTTGTAGTTCAACAAATATGTGTTAAGAATAGCACTGCTGAAAGGATCGAATGAGGATGATGAAGGGCCAGTATCAAGACCAACCGTGCGTCTGAATAACGATCTGACGTTGATGAACTGCTCCGGAAGCGTGTATGTATCAACGTTGATTTCAGTGGTGAACAGAGTATACGTTTCTTCCGTGGCGTTCTGCGCCCGTTGACGATACACCTGAACGGCGTAATTGAATGCCGTCTCATAGTGAGCAGGATCGATTTCCAAATCGATAATCCCAGCACCAAGTCTGTTGCTGAGGTTATCGAATAGTTGTTGCTTGCGTTCTTCTAAAGTAAGTCCTGTTGCCATAGTATTTCCCTGATATTCTATTTATCAGTTCTTATGTGTGTCAGTATCAAGTCTGCAATAGCTGCATGCGAGAGAGGACCGGGGTGGATACCGTCTAGACCCTGATCTAGATTAACTGATGCGTCGAGGTATCTGATAGAACCGGTTAGTGGCAGTGGTAGGGCGGCGCCGGCAATAAAATTATGTAAATTTTCATCATTATAAAAATTATATACGGTTACGTTTTTATTTTCCAAATAGTTAGTTGAATGACCAATGTCCAGTAGAGTTCTCACGCTTAAATCATATTCGGAATGGGCCATATAAAATTCTTTGCACAGATGCATCTGATTTTTTTCATTAGGGCCGAGGCGAATAATTTCCCCCACATCGTCAAATAGAATACTAAGATCAGAAATATTCCATAAAATAATAACAAGATCAGCAGTGCAGGTATCCGCGCTTAATACGTTTAATAAAATCTTTAAGTTCGGTGCGCCGCACTCGGCCCGATTATCACATTCTATATTCATAGCATCAGCTACTAAAGCCGGCCATGACAACCTACTAGGAGTCTGGCCTGAGCCAGCGGTGTCGAAGTTATAGCAATCGATTAAACCGTGTCCGAATGTTACGGATGCCCCGAACGCTATTAATCGCTTATAAGTGTTGTTTGATGATGTCATATATTATGTGATTACCTATAGCGGAGTAGTGGTTGAAATATCCTGGGTTATCCCGGTGCACCTCAGCAAAATTCAGCATATCTTTAAACTGGTAAAGGTTACTCCATTCTGAATTAACCACGTGAATAATTTTCGGATAGATCACATTGGTTATTGAACATATCTTTTCACACAATAAGGTGTGCATAAACACAGCAGATTCCATGTCGAAATAATTCTCGAAATAATCAACGATAGGAAGTAGATTTTTGAATTTTTTGCTATGTTCTTTTATATCAGCATATATTAGGTCGCTGCTATGATGAAGCGAATCTGTCTTATGCACCGGATGTTCCCTCACCACCAATCGAAGGGGGCTTGTGTGTGATATTATCACATGGGAGAAGGCGGTAATATCAACTGACGTAATTTGTTTAAAGATTTTATACTCGCTGCACCCAGCTTGCGCTAGATTGGTAACGCTAAAATCTTTCGCTAACAAATTGGGCCAGCCGATGCCTGCTCTCTTTACTGTCCAGTCCGCAGCAAAACTATCTCCGCATATTAATATGTTATGTGCCATAACATATTTATTACGAAAAAAGGTCCAGTTAAATAACACCTTTTAAAGTGAGTCCTGTTGCCATAGTATTTTCCTTGATTTTTCATCCCGGATCTATTCATTTATTCACGCATCTTAACACAGACCCTACGGGTCTTTAACCCTTCGCTTTTTCGCTCGGGTCTTTTTAATGATATCTTAAACGGGGACTTCACATCTATTCTTAGGCATGGCGAGTAGATATAAATCCACTACGCCATAGGTCTATTCTTGAGGCCCGAAGGTGCGACGATGAATTCAAATATTATAGTGGAGGATTGTCTATGTCTCACTAACCATTTCTGGGATTTGCTGTATTCGCTGTTATGTTGAACCGTGGTTCATCGAGGAGATTCAACCAGCCCACGCCCTCTACCGCAATTACTCTGGCGTGACAAACTTTTCGTAGATTACTCTATCACAACCGTTAAGGTATAGGAAACGTGAACTGCTGTGAGCAGGCGTTTAGGCATCCCGAAGGGTAGTCCTATAAATTTAGCGTTGGCGCGCTTCTACCGTCACACCATGGGTTGAGGACGAGGTTGTAGGACACTTCGAGGTGTGCCGACCTATTGCCAAGTTATTACTGCTATTGCACTAACTTAAAGATCAGGAACAGATCCTTGAGGGGATGATTCCATGGATCCTTCACACCGAAAGCGATATGACCACCGCGAGTATCCATGTCGATAACATCCTTACCCTTAATAACGGTCGACTTGTCAATGCAGGTCAATTCAGTTCCGTCGGGGAGTTTGTTGTATTCTTCCTCATTGAAGAGGACAAGATCGTCATCCCATTTAATCATTAGATGTCGCCTTCTTTGCGAGTCTCGCTGGCAGCAGCGGAGAATGTTCCGCCCGGGTAGCGTGATTGTAGTTTTGAAACATTGAGAGCGATCACATCGTTAGGGTTAACGCCGAGTGCCCGACAAGTGTTGGTCCAGTACCAGATTACATCACCCAATTCTTTGACCAGATGAGCATGGACCTCTTCATTCAGTTCTTTGCCATGAAATAAAACCTTCTTGACAATCTCACTGAATTCACCGGCTTCGCCACACAAACCCATAGCACCAGTAATCAGCAAAGGCACATTCACATCGGGACCATACTTATCTTGATTGGCATCATAATTCGCATCAACCCTGGATATTGAGTTGGTGAATGATGTTAGATCATTGCTTGCTTGGCTTGTAATAGCCTCGACAAATTCGGTATACTTATTCAGATCGATCATATTATTCCTAAAACTTGATTATACATAATCTTTTACAGGAAATCAATCAAAACGGAATAAATAAAAGTGAGAGTCGCGGCTGGCAGGCCCACCCTCTCTAACGCCGTGAAAGGGCATCAGCATGTGTATTTATTGTGGAACAACTAAGTATCGTAAAATATACGAGAACCATATCGGTCCGATCCCAAAAGATGTAACCGGACGCACATATGACATTCATCATTTAGATGGTGATCGTACTAACAATGGCCCATCTAATTTAGCAGCCCTAAGTATCCAGGAGCATTATGATATTCATTATAGGCAATCAGACTTCGGAGCATGTCTGCTTATAGGGCGCAAAATGACAATGCCTGCAGAAATATTATCTGAACTCAACCGGGCTAGAAATTTACAACAAGTGATTAATGGTACACATCCATGGCAGACAAGACCGGATGGAACAAATGTACAAACTGATCGTGTAACGAAAGGAACACATCCATGGCAAACTAGACCGGACGGTAGTAATCATAATATTGATCGTGTACTGAATAAAACACACAATCTCCTTAAGAGGGAAGATGGTTCTAGTGTTAGTAAAACCAAAACATTAATACCGGGATATGTCAATCCTTTTTCACGCAAACCGGATGGCACATCCCCTTTTGCTGGGCGAAGGCACCACAGTTATGATCACACAATATATGGTTTTAGGCATAAAGATACAGGAGAGGAAGTTTTTACAACTCGTCACGATTTTTATACCAGTCATAAATTGGAATCGCGCAACGTCAATAAGATGGTGCGCGGTGCCGTAAGGACAGTGAAGGGTTGGCAGTTGATTACGACGCCTTCAAAATAATAGTCCGGTCGCTTGTTCGACCTTTGGGAATAGTTGCTACTGCCCGAATAGCCTCGAAAAACTTTCGTCCGGCCGGTTTGCCCAACTTCAGAAATTCCTTTAGTTGTTCTGCCGGTTTACGCAGTGTCTTTGTCTGGCTTTTTGCTGTGTCGAAGCCCAAAATAGTTGTGCCTTTGACAGTCATAGTTTTGCTATATTCATCGGCTACTAGGTATGTTAACTTCCGTAGTTGGGTATCATACAGATACACTTCTTCGGCGTTATGTACCTTAATAGGACTGATACTGATCAAATCTACTTTTGTTGCCGGGTCATTGAACGCCTTCATATATTTCATTTTTGAGACCGTTTTTTCCACCGGGCTCGCCTTACGAGCGCGCGGTGCTTTCGTTGTCTTTTTGAGACTGACATAACTATTGAGGTCATTGATGATTAACTCAATGAATTTGATCGTATTCTTGACTTGTTGCTTGCTGTAATGACTGTACGCTTGAACCAATTGAGCGTCCTTGCCTTCGAGCAGTTCATTCATTTCAGCAAGTTTCTTGTTCCAGACTTCACGGAGCATGGATATGTGTTGAACCATGACATTCTTCTTAGCCACTTCATCCATTGGACGCAGCGAATGTTTTGTGGGTTGTCCTGCTGTGAGGTAGTCATCAAACAGTCCCTCCAATTCACCTGCAGCCTCACGCGCCTTTTCACGCATTGTCTCCTGGATGTTTGTCTTAGCAGTTGCAGCCTGTTCAGGAGTCTTTGCCGCAGTTGTGAATTTGCTTGTCACCTTAACTTCGGGCTTGTTGATAGTCAACAGCAGCCTGGAGATTTCGTTTTCCAATGACAGCATTTCATGCTCTGTCAGTTCAAGACCACGTAGGACCATGCGAGACAGCCATGCGAATGTGGGCAGTCGGAACTCGCCCTCATCGACTTTACGCATGACTTTGGCATCTGCTGTCCGTTCATGAATGTCAAGATAAGTTGCCAGCATATCGCGGGCATCTTTGCGAGTGTAGAAACGATGATACCATGCGAGACCGCGGGCAATCGCTGAGTTGCGATTCTCGGCTGCAGGTTGTTCGGCGAACAGAGGTTCGTCGCCGAGATATTTTTGATCAACATCACGCGGGTTCAGCGCCTTGACTTGACTGTGGTCTTCTGTCTTTTTGTGTTTACGAGTTGCCATTAGTTTTCCTTTGTGATATTGTAGCACTATTTAGATGAAGTGTCAACCGAACAAGATCAACAGCATTGCAACGATAAATGCTAGTCCTGGATTACCTGTAAGAACTAGGATGATTACAGCAATCCACGCCATTATGCCACCTTGCGAAAGTAAGAGTAGGGGAGACCGTGAGTGTAGCAGAGATATTCCCAATCACCGTCACAGGTGCTTGCTTCCATGATCCAGCGCAGGGCAACTTCGCGGGTCTTGGCACCTGAGTTGATCGTCTTGGTGACGAGCACCTCGAACGCCACGATAGCGTCTTGTTCCCGGCGGGCATCTTCTGCCATGGTGTTATCCAGAATCTTGAGCATATAGTCCCACTCATGTTGCTTGCCTTCGTCGGAAGCATGAGTCCAACCGTACCACCAAGACTGACTCGGGCGGAAGCCGAAAGCGTCTTTGTGAAGATCAGAAACGATGTTTTCGTCAAAAGTGTAAGCCATTTGTTTCTCCGTTTTCAGTGTATGAGTGTATTATATACCCAAACTGATTTATTGTCAACCTACGCCACTTTGCGATACTCTGCCCTGAAATAGCACTCTGAGTCGCCGCCGAAGTATTCCTCGCAGAACTTTTTGGCCTCTTCCTCGTTGTCAAAAAATTTCTCACCCATCGGGCGCTGACCATAACCACGTTCGTGTTCAGTCATCGTCACTTTGAACAGGGGACCGTTTAGTTTAACTTCAGACATTTCCTACTCCTTCTTTCTACACTTTCAGTGTAACAGATTACGGGTTTATTGTCAAGTGATAAATACTCTATGCACATATTTGGCCGACAACACACCAAAGAAGGATTTTATGTATACGCCTATTTGCGAGAATCCGGCACGCCATACTATATCGGAAAGGGCATTGGCAAACGAGCAACCGAAAAGCACAGCATTCCGCTGCCAGCCGATAGAAACAGGATAATAGTCATCGCAACCGGACTAACTGAGTTATGGGCATATGCTCTGGAGCGAAGATTGATAAGATGGTATGGTAGAAAAGATAATCTCACTGGGATTCTGCACAATAGAACTGATGGTGGAGAAGGTAAAGCAGGGTGTCCTTGGGATACAACCTTATATACATTTTTTCACTCTGATGGAAGAGTTGAGCATTGTACGAGATATGACATGGTCAAAAAACATTCATTGAATATTTCTGGTGTTACGGGATTGGTTACTAATAAAGCAAAGACACATCGCGGATGGAGACTAACTCCAGAAAAACAAAAATGGAATATTACCAGGTTTGGCGGGAACAATCCCAATTTCGATCTAACTATCTATTCTTTCGTTCACCAAAATGGTGAAAAGGAAAGTTGCACCCAATCCGAACTCACTAAAAAATATAACCTCAACATTACAAGTATGAGCAGTGTCGTCAACCATAAACAACTTCGCGTCGGAGGATGGTGTTTACTAACAAATACATAAATATATGCCACGATTGAGTCTGTACCATCCCACCAAAAGCAATGATTATCGATACTTTGATCGGGCCGTTGCCGAACAATTGACCGCAGGCGGAACTGATCTGTATATTCATAAATATCTCGGACCGACAAATCAGGGTACATCGATTGATGCTACTCAACCACAATATGATTCACTGAATCCAATGAATATCCAGGACCTGTTATTTCAGGAAAACCGCGATAGGACATACGAACCGGACATCATCAGGCTGCGCGGTCAATATGGAGTACAGAATCTGGACTTCGACCTAAGTCAATTCGGTCTGTTCCTAAACAACGATATTTTATTCATCACCATTCATTATAACACGATGATTGAATTGGTCGGTCGGAAGCTGATGGTCGGTGATGTACTGGAACTTCCTCATTTACTTGACTACAACCCGCTGAACGAAGTGATCCCGGTGTCGCTAAGACGATTCTATCAAGTCACTGACGGAAACTATGCCAGCGAAGGTTTCTCTCCTACTTGGTATCCGCATCTGTGGCGTGTCAAGTGCGAACCGTTAGTTAACAGTCAAGAGTTCAGTCAAATTCTTGCTCAACCCGCAAACACTGACAACTATGTTGGTCAGTGGAATGCTACACAAACATATCCGGCAGGTTATGTCGTCACATTTGGCGACACTAACTACACCTCAACTCAAGAAGTTCCAGCTGGCACCATGCCACCTAACGCTACTTACTGGGCGCTGGATACACAACAGAATCTTAAAGATATTCTGTCAACGTACAATAAGAACATCGCCATCAATGATGCTGTATTAGCTGAGGCAGCGCGACAACTACCTAAATCGGGATATGATAACACCAAGTTATACATCGTTCCTAAATACGGTCCAGAGTCCGACAAAGTTGGACAACCTGCTCCGCCTTATGACTTGACGATAACAAGTAGTGGACCACCTATTGTAGTCGGCACTGTGGTGCTGATGAAGTCACCTAAATACAGAAACGCCAGCCCAGCTATTCGTCTGCCGAAGAACACGGATATCACTGCATTCCTGCAGATGATCTTACAGTCAGTGACGCTACCTGCCAAGAAGATAGGCAGCGGATCGGGTCCGGTCACGGGTGAGAAAGTTCTGTCAGTATACTCATTGGGTTCCGGAGTCGGTCCTTACGGCACAGTAGATTCAATCGATGTGACTGCTGACTCTGACCTCATGTCACCAGGGTTTGACGGAACAATCACAGGAGCGATGGACTTCACGGCTGACGCAGACCCTGCATTCACTTACATTGCCAGATACAGTCCGCTGTCGTTTAGCTACACAGCAGGATATCTGTCAGGATCAAGTGAAGCACCAAATGGTTTCCCAACTGGCGCTGGTATCACCTTCCCACTGGCACCTCAGCTTGGTGACTACTTTCTTCGCACTGACTATCTGCCGCAGATGCTATTCAGATGGGACGGCCAATTGTGGGTCAGAATCTCAACTGATGTGCGAACATATACTGGCTTCACCCCAGCTGATACTTCATTGCTATCTGGATACATCAATAACTCAAATGAGACAGAACTTACAGATGGGACATTCGTTCCGCAGAAGCAAGCACTGTCAACTATTTTAAAACTGGCACCCGATCCGTTGCCACCTATACTTTAAAGGATTTATTTTGGCCGCATTCTTCTACGATAATCAGATTCGCCGTTTTCTACTACAGTTTGCGAAGATATTTTCTAACTGGCAAGTCACCAGGGGCAAAGACCCTGCAGGCAATGATATCATGGTCAGAGTACCGGTGATGTATGGTGACAGCAGCAGACAAGCAGCAAACATCATCTCTAACAACACCGCAAGCAACCTGCCAAGTGCTCCGATGATTTCATATTACATCAGCGGGCTTGAGTATGATCAGAAACGAACTCAGGATCCTACATATACTGACAGAATCAGCATCAGACAACGTGCATACAATAGTGACACTCAGACTTATGAAACTACACAGGGGCAAGCATTTACAGTTGAACGACTAATGCCAGTGCCGTATACACTTAAAATAACAGTAGACTTCTGGACAACAAACTACAATCAAAAGCTTGAATTAGTTGAGCAGCTGGGTACCCTGTTTAACCCTGCGCTTGAAATACAATCAACTGATAACTTCATTGACTGGACTTCATTGAGCGTTGTCTATCAAGAGTCACTGAACTGGTCATCACGAACTATTCCACAAGGTTCAGGCAATCCTATCGATGTGCTGACTTGGAAGTTCTACATGCCTATATGGTTGAGCACCGCAGCGAAACTTAAAAAGTACGGCGTCATTGAGAAAATCATTGCGTCTATCTTCAAAGGTCATGCGCTTACTGACATTCAAGATGATGATCTGTTGTTAGGGACCAGACAAAAGATTACGCCTTACGGTTATAAGTTATTGTTGATCAGCAATGCTCTGCAAATACTTCCTGCTAATCGGGACTTCTATCCTGAGAACGATGATCTGAACTTGCCACCTAACCCAGACACCTCAGTCTATTGGGCCAGTGTGCTGAATGTATACGGCACGATTCGTCCAGGCATCTCGCAAATCTGGTTACAGAATCCCTATATGACAACAGAGATTGTTGGCACGATTGTTCCTGATCCAAATGATGATCGTCTGTTGATTTACAGTATCGACCCTGATACTCTGCCGCAGAATACACTTGCTCCTGTTGACAGTGTAATCAATCCGCTAGTCTCTGGTCCTAACGCCGGACTACCTGCACCAGTCAATGGCAGACGCTATCTGATCGTTGAGAGTATCGGTCATGTGGGCGACACAACAATCGGCTGGGGTGATCTAATCGCTCAAGCTAATGATATTATTGAATACAGCAGCGCACTGGGCAAATGGTTCGTCAGTTTTGACAGTTCATTGCTTGCTGATGTTCAGTATGTCACTAATCTCACCACTGCGGTTCAGTATCGCTTCACTGATGATACTTGGATGAAGTCTTGGGAAGGCTTTTATGCGGCCGGGGACTATTCTATTGTTATTTGATAAATAAAAGTGTAGTTCGCGGGCGTCCACTCCCCAACTACTCTATGATTGAAAGGAATCACAGCATGACTATTTATTATGTTTATGCATATTTGCGTAAAACCAACAACACCGTGTATTATATAGGCAAGGGAAAAGGCAGTAGAGCATATGACTCTATTAACCACCGTATTAAAGTACCTGAAAAATCTAGAATTATTATAATAGAACGGAACTTAACCGAGATAGGTGCTTTCGCACTAGAACGACAACTAATTAAGTGGTACGGTAGAAAAGATTTAGGGACCGGGGTACTTCGTAACCTAACAGATGGTGGAGAAGGCACTAGTGGTTATAAACAATCTAAATCACATACTGATAAAATTAGAAAAGCTAACTTGGGCAAAAAAGTAACTGAATGTGTTAAAGAAAAGATTAGACAAAAATTAGTTGGTGGAAAACACACTGCTGACCAGAATACCGCAAAGAGTGAAAGACAGCGCGGAAAGAAACAGCCCTGGGTGAGCGCCACCCTTACTGGTCGAAAGAATCCTAAAATCAGCGAGGCGTTATCCGGTATACCTAAACCGATTGTAGAATGTCCTCATTGCGGCACATCAGGGGGCGCAAGTGCCATGGGTAGATGGCACTTTGATAAATGTAGGGCACATCATGGCATAGTCTAAATAGTATATGAATCAATCTGCCGGCGTGTTCTTTTACGCCACGAAAACTAAACGCTATCTATATCTACTTCGCACAGACGCCAAGAACCCTGGCAACTGGGGCATACCCGGCGGCAAGGTTGAGAAGGGCGAAACTCTATTAGAGGGTGTTGTGCGTGAGTGTCAAGAAGAAATAAGTCACTTCCCTAAAGATGCGAAGCTGATTCCTATTCAGAAGTTTATCAATCGCTCGTTCACCTATCATACTTTCTTCTGCCAGATTGAAGATGAGTTTACCCCGGTGTTGAACGATGAGCATTGCGGATATGCTTGGGTAGGCGATAATCAATACCCTAAACCATTACATCCGGGACTGTTCAACACCGTCAACTTTGATGTTGTGATCGACAAGCTTAAAGCACTAACCAGTAAATGAAAAAGAGCACCGAAGTGCTCTTTTTATTTCTTTGACGAGTCCGATATATGAGTTTGAATAGTTCTTTCTATTACATCAATCCTGCCCTTCATTTCAGCCCCTTGTAATACCTCAGTATTAATTGTTGCTGAAAGTTGAGTCATCTCACTTCGTTGTGTGACCCAAGCACCAGTTGCTAATATTTGTGCGAATCCAATAACCCATGCTACTATCTTCCAGGCACCGCGCCCTTGATTCATCATTTTCTCTCCTTCAGCAGTATGTTCGTTAAATGCTTCGAGGTGAATTTCTAACTTATCACTAATTTCCCTTACGGTACTTGTATTTGCTTCCAGAGCTTGGTTAATGCTATGGAGAACAATAAGGAATGCCCGTTGTTTGGGATCATCCTCATTCGCAATCATCTGCGAAATGTCGAGAGTGCCGGGCCCGTCACGCCCACGCCAGCCCATGCTCCCCATTTGTGTATCTGAAAAACCAGTTGCCATACATCATCCTTAAGAGTTATTAACAGTAATCACTCCGTACGGTTGACTTGGCGTTGCATTTGCTGCAATCGCTGCGTTAAACGATGCGTAGTATGCTGTAGCAGTATCAGTGTTACCAAATCCTCTGGCTGTATGATCAGCTAATCTTTCTAATAATACAGTTGCCGGTGCCGCTGTTGTTGCAGAGACTCGCATTGTGCCGGGCACAAGTGCTGCTGCTGCTAAATCTGCTGTGTAGCAAACACCAGTTAGACCTGAAGTCAGACCAGTTACAAGGAACTTGCTACGACCTTTTTGTCTGACGATGAAACCAGATTCGTTATCAGCATATGTCCAAGCAGACAGTGCATAATGTTGCGGAGTGATAGCGCCCATCACGACATAATCTTGATGACCAGTCACAACTGCTGAATCATCAGCAAGCGTTACTAAAGAACCGTTGCGCTGCATACTGACAGTAAAATCTGTCACACTCAGAATATCACGAACCCAATACACTGTGCCGGCTGTTAAATTACCGATATCAGCATTGAACACGATTGGTTGAAGAGCGTTCATTGCTGCTGTGCTAACTGCAACAACAATACTACCGACTGCTTCTGTATCTGTAACTGCGACTACGATGTAGCCAGGAATCACTGCGACATGACCTGCTATAGTGCCGTCTGCCAGTTCAACTGACGATCCAACTGACAACGTGTTAGCAAAGTCTGTACCAGCGCCCCACATTTCTTTACCAGCCGTACCGTTCAATGTTACTGTTCCGGCGCCCACGCGACCGATAGCAACATCAGCAAGAACTTGCTTGCCATAGCTTCCGGTGTTGCCACCGACAACGCTGTATGTGTTAGCTGCACCATTTGGATTGTTGAAACCATAGTCAACTAAATTGACAGTGAAACCAACAGTGACCGGGCCGACTGTGCCAAGTGCAAGCGGTGTCCTATTGATATTAGCATCTAACGGGGTCGAGCTTAACGTCATAGACGATGTGCTTGGCATAGTTAGTACCCAATATGTTGTTCCGGCGATGATGTTACTGACGGTAGTTGATACAACGACAGGCATGCCTACAGTGAAGTTAACAGTAGCAGTTATAGCAGGGATGAAAGTAACGATGTTTGTACCGGTTGTTGTTCCGGTGATTGTGCCAACGAATTGTGATTTGGCGATTTTAAGAGGGCGTCCCATTTGTTTTTCCTTTAGGTTGTGTGGAGTTCTAGTCCTACGCTGTGGGTTACAGCATAAACTCTCAGAATGAGAGTGTATGAGTTTATTTATCGCTTTGGGCGAAAAATGATGGGTTACGTACCAGTGACCAGATGCGGGGCGCCTAGTTCAGTTACACTGAATGGTGCTGCTGTACCATCAGCAAGAATATAAGCAATATAGTTACCTTGGAGCACCAAGATGCTACGTTCTACTGTGCTAGCTGGAATGATTTCGCATGCGGTTGTATTAGCTGTTACTGCTGAGTTACCGATGTTGAACGCAATCGCGCATGAGGTAGTTGCGATTCGAACTTTGTCTGTTGCAATCGGTCCAATCCTTAGACTACCGGCTGCTGGAGTTTGTATATATGATGCCATGTTTCTTCCTTTGATATTTTATAATCTGCCCACTGCTACTTCGATGACACCTGATGTGCCAGCGAAGTCTTCCAGAGACTTACCGATTACTGTTCCCATTAACGGTGTTGCTGAAGGTCGTGCGAAGCCATCGCCACCGCTTACCATCATATCACCTTTTCGTACCACACCTCTGACCTTACACGGCGCACGGCCCTGTAAAGCAAGTTGCACGATGTATTCGCCTTCGCACTGAGAGTTCATCACATACGCAGGGTTAGTTGATACAACACCTGCTACTCTGTTTGTTGAGTCTGATGCCAGAGTGACTTCATTCAATCCACCGAACTCCAGGACTGTCCCTGCTTCGTAATAAGCATCAGCTTTATAGCACTCAGCTAAGTCAGCGTATGTAGCTCTTAACTGTGAGCCTGCAGCTAATGACCAGTTACCTGTGATAGTGCCTGCTGTTGCTGTTGCGCCAGTAGTAAGAGTTGTAGTAGTTACTGATCCACCAATTGTAACAGTAGTAGTTGATCCTGCTGTCACTGCATAAGTCGCATTTGCAACAGTGCCCGAGACATTTCCACCTGCTACTGCATTTGCTGTTGCTGCAAAAGAAACTTGACCACTGACATTTCCACCTGCAACTGCATTTGCTGTTGTGGCATAAGTAGCAAGTCCTACTGCACCACTGACATTTCCACCTGCAACTGCATTTGCTGT